TTCAAGATGGTTATATAAGTTGAAAAATTAAGTTAAATTTAGTATATATAAAAAAAAATAGGAGGTAGTGTTATGTCTTCAAAATATAATTCTGGGTTAACCCCAAATGAACCGGCATGCCCAAGCAATATCAAATTTCACAATGACCGAAAAGAAATATTTGACGATATATATAACATGCTAGATGTGGATAATGCCGATAATAATAGGATTTTAAAAACACTGCAAAAGAAATGGGGAATAAGTAAAAAGCATGCCAGGGTGCTACTTAATGATGCCATGTCGGAGTCTGGGTACCACCAGTATTTTGGATCTGATGCCACAATTATTCTAAATGCTTTTAAAGAGGTAGTTAAACAAACAGGTTGTAGTATGGAAACCGCCTGGTCTTTTTATACCAGTCTTAAACATACAACAATAAAAGATTATACAATTGGTAGACAGCAAATACCTGTTCCCTTACAAAATAACTTCTATGATTATATGAATATCAAACTTACCGATGGTCAATTGGTGCAGAAAAATCTTATACCTTCTAAACCATATGAACCGTGTGAGAATTGTATACATAAAGGTACAGGAAATTGTGCCATATGTCTAGTAACCCAATATAAGTTAAAACAAAAATTGAATATGTGTAGAACCACATTAAATCCCAATGATAACCAAAATGATAAACAGGTAGATAATATTAAGAATTACGCTGAGTTTGATGCCTTAGTGACTGAAAATTTATATCTTAGACAAAAATTAGAAGAGGCAGTAGAACATAGTAAATCTAAAAAAGTTACTGTGGGTTATCTACCTAAGTTTGTGGGCATACCCATTAATGGGAACAGTTATAGGGTAATACAAAAACAGGGTATTAGACAATTTATAACGGATAGCATAAAAATTGAATATCGACCAGTGGTTAAATCAGATAGGGATTGTATGGGAAGAACAGTTTTTGAAACATTTAAGGAAGCCGAAGAAACTCTAGAACGGTATCGTAATACTGGTAAGTGGAAATTGAGGTAATCACATGAGAGTTTTTCTTGGGGGTACTTGTACTGGTCATAATTGGCGGGAACAAATAATACCAAAATTGCATTGCGATTATTTTAATCCACTAGTCGAAAATTGGACGGAAGAATGTAGGTTAATAGAAGAAAAAGAGAAAAAAATATGTGATTATCACCTTTATGTTATTAACGGGTTTATGACTGGTGTTTATAGTATTGCAGAAATTGTAGATGATGCACATACCATGGATAAAAGTAAACTTGTTGTGGTATTTTATTATGATTCGTTCGTTTCAAAAAAGAAGAGACATACGAATAAGAAACTTGTTCATTCATTAATGGCAACCGAAAAACTTCTAAATAAACTTGGTGTACATGTTTATCACCAGGTATCTGATGCCATATGTTATATTAATTCTAAAGTTTAAATACTGGACATTCCTTAAAATATATGCTATAATATTACTGAAGAAAAGGAAAGGTAGTACAAAAGAATGTCAAAGAGGTATACACTTAATAAGAAAAAGTTTTTCAGAGCCATATTTACTATTATATTAGCACTTTTCCTTTTGTATTTGTTAATATGTTATGTGGATATAGCTGTAAGTAACCTTTCTGGGGGTAGCAAGGCAGAATGGAATCTGTTGCTTCATTTTATTTTAACTTTTTGTAAAGTAAATTGAAATTAATATATGGTTAATAAATCAGCTAAGAGGTGCAAAAAAATGAAAAATAGTAAACTGGTCATGGAACAGGCAGAAACAGCAAACCCATCATATGTTAAGAACATGGATAACCGGAAAATTGAGTTAGAACAAGCAATCGGAGAGTTTAAAAAGATGTTTGGAAATTCAGAACCCCAACCACATCTTTTCATTGCTTTCCAAAGTATGGTTAAAGAACTAAAACAAATTGAAAATTTCGGTACCGATGTGCCAAATGTATAATTCGGTAAAATAATATGGCAGAAGCTATAAATGAAGCATTCGTATGTGGGTTTAAATATGCCTTACAATTACAGAAGGTTTGCGATATTAATAAAGCAAAAATATTATATCCTACCATAGCAAATGATGAAGAAGTTGTATGTTTAAATGCCATTGTACTAATGAATTCACGAGGGGATCTTAGTTATTATAATAAGGACCACCTTCCAATAATTTATCCAAACCAAAATGGGTTACCTTTTGAGGATAATAAAACATAGCAACATATGAAATTTATGGAATTGTAACAACGTAGTATAAGATTTTCTAATGTAAAGTTTAGAAAATCTTTTTTAATATCTATTGTATTGTTATAAACATATACTATAATATTTATAATAAGAGAGGGGGATTATAAATTGAGTAGCAAAATTAAGTGGAAACCCATTAAGTATCTGACGGAAAAACAGATTGTTCAATTTTTGAATAAGGTGCACGGCTCAAACGTGGAATTGCATATACAGGACATTGAATACAATGAAATTTTAGATAGGGTTGAAGTAAGGGTTTGTTATCTGTGTGATACTACGAATTATGATGGGTCTATAATAAAATCTAGATTTGAGGAGTGTTTGTTCTTTACATCAGATGAAGTTAAAGGTAGTGATGGACTTAATTTTACAAAGGAATGGCAAGATTTTTCCATTCAAAATTATTTCCACCCAATTTATAAAAATAAACATATGATTTCTTTGATTGAAAAAATTGATCAGAGAGCGTTTATAAGGGGTTACGTGGATGGTTATAAAGAGGGGATGTTTGGATTCAAGGTATAAGTACCATTGACAATCGTTATTGTCATTCTTATATGCTATAGACTGGATTATTAGATGGTGCCATCCTATAATATACATATAAATAAATATGTTATTAGGGGGTTGTTACAAATGCCGATAAAACTAATTGAAAATATGTGTACAAAAGAAACAAAAAAGACCACAAATACGCAAAAACCCAAGAAATTAAAAGAATCATACGATTATAGGGATTTTGACATTAGACAGGCAGATGAAGTGCTTGAGGGCATGATGGGTAATGCTTCAGATGAATATATAGATAAAACAATTAAGATATTTAATTTTATTAGACACCAATTTAAGGTTCCAAGAATTGATGATTTATTTTATGTTCGTGTATCAGATGAACTGAGTTGGTATCTTGAGGATCTTTCTGAAGTAAAGAACCAGAAATCTTTTAACGGTAGTGACTGGGTTCAAATTTTTGATTTGGAAACCGGAGATTTTGGAACTATAACATTTGCAAGAGAAAGGTCCGGGGATGGTTATATCGAACCCTTTTATTTTAAATCTGCGCAGGATGTTGAGAACGCTGTAAAGTGGGTAAATAAACAACAAGAAAGATACGAGAACAATTAATCAATTTTCTTTACAAATTGCCCATGAATTGGGCAATTTTTTTTTGATTTCATATTGTAATTTCAATAAACATATGCTATAATAATATCATAAAGTTTAAGGGGAATTGAAATATGAAGTTTATTAAAAAATTGCTATGTGATTTCTATAAAATATTTATCTTAAAGGATGATAGATACATTGGATATACACCCGGTAATTTTCTATGTGATAGGTTTATACATTCTTTTATGTTAAGATACCCACGAAAACACTTATCTGAAGAGACAATTCAACGGGTTGACGATGTTGGGACCGTTATGGGTTTTAATGATGACCATCTTGTAAAATACCTTTGTTTAAATATTATTGATAGGGGGGCATATTTATTTGTAATTGAGGATGTTTATGAAAAGGTTCATAAGGCCTTCGGATATGAATGTTCTTCTTTTACATTATACTTTAAAAGCAAAAGTTATATTAAATGGGCACTATGTAAAAAAGACAGCACCAAATGCTGGATGTCTAAATATGTGAAAATACTTTCACCTATGGGAACTCTTGATACATGCCCATACGATATACCAAATGACCTTAAAAGGGGTATAATTAATACTGGGGTATTACAATCTCTTTATAACGATATCAATATTTCCTTTGATGAACTTATAAAGACAATTATAATTAATAAGGAGCTGATATTAATCAGACCGGAACCAATTACAATAACTCAATGTCCCCTTAAAAATATTGATTTAAATAAACTCTTTGAGGAATTGAGGTAAATTCGATGCCATATATTTATAAAGAAATTATCTTAAAAGAACAGGAATTATTATCTTTACAAAAATATTCATTTTTAGGATTTGTAGGCGATTTTGCTCTATACCTCATGGAACATGCCGAGGATAAAAATCTTGATGATATATCTCATTTCCCGGTTAATGTGTGTTTAACAGGGCAACGAATGTCCGGACAAGATGTTCTTCAGCAGGTTTTAGCCCGTGGATATAAACAAATTGTCCCTCTTATAAAATCCCAACATAATAACCATGACGATATTGAGGATAAAGAAGAAATTAGTATTGTGGTTTATCGGGATTATGAATGTCATGGTATGATGGGTAGACTGTTTTATTCTATTGTTGTCGGGGTTACCAATACATTTGTTGATGGTAAAACTTTAACAAAAAGGGATTTGGAATCACAGGTTATTGATAAATACCCGTCCCTTGAGACATATAAAGACAATCCTATGGCTTTATTAAACCCATACATATATGTACAAGCTGTTAGTAGTGGCTTTAAACGATTGAATTTTTGGGTGCCATATAAGGAGTTGAATATCAGGAAGTTTAACAAATTTCCATATGAAGGACCAAATCAAACTAAAATTCAATTAGGTAACCCAGTTATGGGGGTTAGCGAACAATTATTTGACGATTTGGTAAAATTTCAATATGAAAGAAATTAACTTGTATTTTCAAGTAACATATGCTATAATATTAAGGAAGGAAAAAGAAAGAGGTGTATGTTATGAGTGAACAGATTACAAAATTTAGGGGTGTAAATAGCTTTCTTTCAAACTTCTATTATAGTCCAGTTTACTATAATGGTATTAGATTTTCAACAGTGGAACATGCTTTTCAAGCTGCAAAATCAAATGATGTAAAAACTCAAAAACTTTTTGCAATTATACCAACACCTGAGGAAGCAAAAAAGTTTGGTAAAACAGTTCAGTTGAGGGAAGATTGGGAAACTGTTAAAGTTCCAATTATGAAAGATTTGTTGAAGCAGAAATTTTCTAAATCACCTTTGAAAGAGATGCTTATGAACACCAATGGCATTGAGCTGATTGAGGGTAATACCCATGGTGATGTATATTGGGGGGTTGTAAATGGAAAGGGAAAAAATACCCTTGGTAAACTTCTAATGGAAGTAAGGAGTGAATTAAAATGATTTTAATTGAATCAAAGCAAGTAGGAAATCTCTCATATTACGTTTCAAATATTAATACTCTTGTTCAAATTATTGAACAGGGTGAAATTTGGACAAGCAAAAGCAAAGAATATAACAGTAGATTAAAAAAGAAAATGAATTTCGTATCCACAAGTAGGGATATGTTTGCTGCCCCTAAAAGAAATAATAATAGATGGAAATACGGTATTATAATTGATGGGGATTCTCTTTCGAATAGGTATAGTATAGAACCATTCAGCTTTGCAGGAAATGCCTTACAATATTCTACTTCCTCCTTTAGAGTTAAAGAATTGAGGGCATATGATAATGGGGTTTATAAACTTTCAATGGTAAATTGGCCCACGATACAAATTTCAAAAAATGTATTTGATAATATAAGAAATGCAATTGAGAATATGCCTGAAGAGATGAAACAGAAAAAGAAGTTGCAAGTAATAGATGGTGGCAAAAGGGTTGTTGGTGGTACCAAATTGCTAAAAAAGTACCTATTTAATGTACCGTCAGGTGGAATTATGTTGACCCCAGATATATTAAAGGGCATTAGTTCCGAATTTACAAAGAGTTCAAATATAAATGAAATGGAAGAACGAATATGGTCCGATACCGATTCGATTAATATAAATGGTTGTATTTTAGGGGTATCAATACCTAAACAAGATGTGATTTTGATGCATGATGGATCTAAAGAACTTACTGAGGATCTAAAACTTCTAAGGGATACGATATATAATAATAAATTGAAAATTTTTACATATTAACTTGTATTTTCACATAACATATGCTATAATATTAAGGAAGAAAAGGAAAGGATATTTGGGGTACATGGAAAAAATCTACAGGGTAGTAAAAGGAAACGAATTCATTGATTGTAATGAACTGATTTTCTTTGATGACAAGGGAAATGTCGTTACATCCAGGGGAAATAAAAAACCGGTTGATCCTTGTTTCAAGGGGTTGGAAATAGAAGAAGTCCAGGGGTACCAAATTGAAAGGAACTCAAATAGTACCAGAATTATTCTTGCCCCACAAGGTCCTGGAAGGATATTAAAAGACAATCTTAACATTCTTCCAAGATTTCGTTTCAAAAGATTGATTCTCCATGATGATGTTGCCGGACAAGATTTCGATGTTCGCACCCATGACCATTACCTTATCTTTTTCAATCAAGTTGGGGCATGTGCCTTAGAATTTATTGGGGAAGATTATAAATGGGATGGGGATCGGTTAGCATTTAGGTTTTATCCCACAGAAGAATATGAAAAGACCTGGAGTCTTTTGGCAGTGGATTAAGAGAAGGTTCTTGAATTAACTGTGATATGCCCATATAATGGATTTAAACAATACAAAAGATGGTTGGGGGAACATATGGAAAGTCTTACTTATGGTAAAGTTACCATAGAAGATATTAGACATATCATTGAATCCAGACTTCAAAGTACATATTATGATTCCGTCGAAATTACCGTAGGAACAGATAGCCAATCGTTTTCAGACCATACAAAGATAGTGGATGTGATTGCTGTAAGACTTGGTAATAACGGCGGATTTTTCTTCTATGAGACAGAATGTGTAAATCTTATAAAAAATCTACATCAAAAAATTTCATGGGAAACATCCAAAAGCATTAATCTGGCGACAACATTATTTGAAGAATTACAAAAATCAAACTCCGAAATTATAAGGAACACCCCAATCAAGGTTCACATTGATATCGGGGTGAATGGCCCAACAAATAAATTAATAAATGAAATAGTTGGATGGGTTAGTTCTGCCGGATTTAGTTATGAAATAAAACCTCACTCATTTGCTGCCAGCACTATTGCAAATAGAATAAGTAAATAAATAGGAGTTACATGATATGGAACAAAGGATAATGGATAAAGAATATTTTGTAAAAAAGGTGCTGGAGGATAGACACGAAGCGAAAAAACAAAAAATTAGCAAACAAAAAAGATTAGATAGTGAGTATTTAAGTTACGTGAGTGAACGAAAAACAAAGAGAATAAAAAGACAAAGGAGCGGTCATTAAACATAATGAAGGATGTTATTACTCTTGATGGTGTTGTGATTAAAACATTTGCTGGTGCAAAATTTTTGGTGCAATTCCAAAATGGTCATGAATGTATATGTACGGCGAGTGGAAAAATGAGAAAAAATATGATTAAGATTATAAATGGGGACAAGGTACAAGTCGAATTTAGTCCATACGACTTGTGTAATGGTAGAATTATTTGGAGAGAGCATAATTCCGAAATGCAAATAAACACTATTTAAGTATGTTTTTTACTAATAATTTGGTATATATACATATAAGATATTGGGGGTATTCAATAAGCCATGACATTGAAAGATGAAGTACACGCTTATACAAAAACATCACTTGGAAAAAAGGAAACAAATGAATTTTTGAATGGCTGTGTGTCTGAGATAAAGGAATTTTTAACTGCTGATAAGGTATTAGGTTTATACTATACTTCATTCGGTAAGGGAACTCCATTCTATAATGTAATTAGAAATACGCTAAAAACTGGATTCAATGTAGAATCTTATTTTAAAACATTGGGTTATAACTGTAGTTCTTATGGGGATGATAAGGACATAATTATATATCATAAGGAACCCCCAAAATGTGATTTTAATAATGAAGAATATCTTCGATATATATATTCACATAAGGTCTTGGACAGAATTTATGCCAGTGCCTATGATGGAAAAACTAAGTGCAAAATTACTTATTATGACCCAGAAATACCAATTAGAAATAATAAGATGAGGGAATATATACAAATGCAGCTTATTGAAGATGGATTTGATATAGTATTTGAGAATCATCAATCATCAATAAAAAATCACAAATTAATCATTTCTTGGTAATAAATCCAGAAAAATTAAACAGAAAGGAGATAAAATAATGCAGAATAATAAAATGGGTGTATTCTTTGTACGGGCTAATGGTACCAATATGGGTTCTATTATCCTTGCTGAGGACAGAAATGATGCACGAAAATTCTACTCTAAACATAAGGGTTGTACAGTAAAGTATTTTGATACAAGATGTATGAAATTGTTTGATGCAGAATTTGGTCCTGAATTCGCTTCTGATTCCCCAAAAGTTCTAAAAGACCATGTGAGCATGGTATAACCAAATTGAGAAAAAATAATGTTCCCAAATATTCTAATCATATGGGAACATTATTTTCAGAAAGGAAAAAAGAGGATGGCAAATACAAAAATTTCCCGGTGTGAGCAGGAAACAATAATTTGTTTTAATCAAGCGGATAAGACAGCATGTATAAGTACATTTAAAAGTAATTGGATTACTAAGCTAAAAACTTTTGCAGAGGATTATCCGGATCTTGTAACCCTGAACAGAGAAGACCCCTATGGATGTTATACCTTTACGGTACCTAAAAAGTGTATATCATTACGTAGCCCAAAGAAACGCGAAATTTCGGAAGAACAAAAACAAGCTATGTCTGAAAGGGCAAAAACAATGTTTTCTAAAAATTCTTCAATTGATAACTGTGAAGAATATGAAGAAGACCTTGAAGATGAACTTGAAGATGAAGAAGATTCTGAAGATATAGAGGATTAAAGGTACTCAATGTCCAAAATTATTAGTGTAGATTTTTTAAATAAACGGGTTATTGGGGAAATCCCGATTACTGATAATATTGATATAAAAAATGAACCCCTAAAATGTGAGGGACCAGAATGTAAAACAAGGGATACAGATAGTAAAAATTTTTTGGATACCCAAATTATACGAAATTTCCCGGAAGATTATTTCAGTTTAAAAAACTATATGGATTTAGACGAGGATTTGGATGATGATTTTGATCTTTCCTATAGTCATAATAAGTATGGTAAATATTATCTAACAAGGGGAATTGAAACCGATAAGGATGGACGATTAGTTCTGGGTGGAATTACATACCCAACTGAATTTAGCACCCGAGAAGAATTCATTGAAATACAAGAAAAATCAAAGTATATATCAACATGTTTAAAGGATGCTTCTTCTTTAGGATATATACTAAATGCGCCAGATGTAATAATTCTTATTTATTGTATGTTGACCCCAGTTTTAGGGTTAGTTATGAATAAAACCAACCATAATATTGAAACATTATATGGTATGGTTGGCGCCCAAACACAAATACTACATATGGCGGGTTTGATACCTACAGACCCCCAAAAAGAGAAAAACCCTGAAAAAGATGATGGGAATGGTAAGGAATAATAAAGTTCCTTGATTTTTAGTATTATATTATTTAGAATTATAAGTAGAGGGATGGTGGTCCTTCTACTTATTTCATAATTGCCACCATTACGGGGCATGGTGGGCCTCCTCATTCATATAGGGCACCAGCATGAAATGGTTGGTGCCCACAGTTTTATAATAAATCGGAGGATAAGTATATGCCATTTTTTCTTGGGGAAAGAAAAATATTAGGTTTAAACATAGACCAGAACAATTACATTGTTAAAGAAACCAGGTATAAGAATCCTGACCAATTATTAAGGGATTTCCCAGAAGGTAATGAATTCGCTTATATGGTTGGTGAGGAAGGTTCATATTCCGTTTTTGTTTGGAGTAATGAACAACATCTTTGGATGGATGTGGGTAATTATGGACCAATTGGGGATTCATTGGTAGGACCCAGAGGATTCAAAGGTGTCGGTATAGATTTTAGAACCAGTACAGATTCAGATGGCAATATCTGTCTTGAATGGAAACCAACAGATGCCGATCCCGATGAACCTTATAATTTAATTGCAAACATTATGGAGGGGGACCGCCAAAGTAATGAAACAGAGCGTATTAACAACGAAAATGCAAGAATAGAACAAGAGCTTATACGACAACAGAATGAATCGACTAGAAATAATGAAGAAACCCAGCGCCAATTAAATGAGCAGCAAAGAATTGAGGCAGAAAACAACAGGTTAAATAAAGAGACCGAAAGGGAAATAGCAGAACAATCTAGAATTTCAAATGAGGACCTTAGGGTTCAAACTGCTAACGACTTTCAGAGCTTTATTGTAAATAGAGAATTTGTTTATGGGGAAGAAGGCCCTATAACTACCAGAGATTATAATAAATATAATATCGTATGGAACTTACAGACAAATAGGATATATGAATGTATTAAAGCCAATCCACCAATTGGTACCTCTTTGTTAGACACTACTTATTTTAGATTTATATTAGAATCTGGTAGCGCCGTAGAGTCCTTAGTAACTGTGAGTTTTTCTAATAGGGATTCTTACAATTCATTAATTCAATCTGATAACTCTACTAGAAACGGTTTATATTTAGTATATGAAAATTAAGGAGTTATTATAATAATGTCAACACCAAGATTTTTTGTTAAAATGATAGATCCCGACGATTTCACAAAAGAAAAAGTAGTGTGGGGAAATCCATGTACTGGTAAAGAACCCACAGATGAAACTGAAGCAGAATGTAAATTATGGGATGGATTAATTTACAGGTCAGACGAAGATGAGGAGTGGGGAGATTGTGGTGGTAAACAAAATATATATTTGAGTGAGAAGTCTGTAAAACTGGGTTTGGATGTCTGTGATGTTGGGGAATCTGATAAGGTAAAAACACGGGTGGCTTATTCCTCAAACAGAGGTAAATTATTGGAAGACCAGGTAATAGCCTTAGCTAATATTGTGGCAACTTTAACTACAACGGTATCTTTTAACACCGGGTATGTTAGTGGTGCCACATCAGCTGCGGCGAAGGCAGTGGCTGCCGCGGTGGAAGCCTTACAATAAACTATATTAGTCATATACATTTAAAATAAATAAGGAGAAAAATTTATTCATGTCTAGTATTTCTTATTTTACTGGATTACACGTACTAACCTCAGAGGACTTTAATAAAATAGCACATAAAGATCCTCAGGGATTATATATTATAGTGGATGCCCCAATTGCCCCACACAATTGGACACACTATAAAGACGGTAGAGACCCATTAACTGCCTCAGATATTGGGGCATTACCAGATGAGAGCCCGGTAGTTTTAAACTGTGAAAATTCACCGTTCGTTTTTCAAATGGATACAGAAAATACAATATTCGGTGAAAATGTTGAAGCTATTGCGTTTTACGATGGGGTAAATAGTAAATATGAAAACAGTAATAACCCAGTATTATTATTAGGTGGTAGCCAAGTTAACGCTAAAACGGTATCCCCAATAGTAAATGGTGTTTCAGGTTTACGCAATATAATTGTGGGTAACGTGGCACCAACTTCTACAATTGGAAATATTGGTGATGTATATATATTTAGTGGTAATTCTGTGTACGTAAAAAATAACGATAATACCTGGGTAAGGTGTGCAACAAATGTTTTAGATGGTACCTATATGCCTATAGCAGGTGGTACATTTACCGGTCCCGTAACTTATGCCGGAAGCGGTGGTTCCTTTAATGTAACGACTACAACAAAAAACCCAGGATATTTCTATGCAGGCACTGTGGCGCCCACAGCCACAAATAGATTAAATTATGATGGATACTTCTATGCCACCAGGGTATATAACGCTTATATGGCTGACTATGCCGAGGTTTATTCTATAGAATCCGGTTTTGAACCAGGTATGGTAGTGGTTATTGATCCATTGGATACAAATGAAGTATCTCTTTGTTATATGGAATGTGATGATAATGCCTTTGGTGTTATTTCAGATAATTATGCTTTCTGTATTGGAGGAGATCCAGATGATACGCACGCCCCAATAGCATTAGCCGGAAAAGTCCCGGTGTTGATTGATGGGGAATGTAAAAAGGGTGATTACCTTGTTACTTCTTCAAAAAAGGGACATGCCAAGGCTGTGAAACATTTAGATAACATTCCGAGAGGTTGTGTTATTGGTAGGGCATTAGAGAATAAAAAATCTGATAGGGATTCCGTATTATGCGCCATTTTCAGAATGTAAGGGGGGTTTATAATGCCTGACAGAAAAGTTATTGCCCAAGAGTTTGTTAATTTAAAAAATAGGGTTCGTAATGAAATGAAACGAAGAAATGGATATGGGTCAATGACTGCCTATGCTGGTTCTGAATATGAGTTTACAAATTCAGCAGTGGCAGATACCTTATTGAGATCAGAATATATGACTCAAAATCACATTCCTTTAAAAGCGGTATCTACTGCCCAATTACCAGAAAATATAAAAAACATTATAACGGAATCAGATATGGTTGCCATGGAGGCAAAAATTACTGCATATGAGGCACAACCTCGAAGTGCCCGCACTAATAATGATTGTGACGCATATTGTAGTGGAATGTGTGTAAGCCAATGTACCACCACTTGTTCTGGAGGTTGTCGTAGTGGATGTACCGGATGTTCCGGTGGATGTTCAGGTGGATGTTCTGGATGTGGTAGTGGGTGCTCCGGAGGGTGTAGTGCTGGTTGCGGAGGGTGCGATGGTAAAGGTTGTGGTGTAGCGTGTGCTTTTTGTACATGTAACCCTTCATGTAGTTCAACTTGTGGTACAGGTTGTGCTGATGGATGTCACCATAGTGTTAGCCGGGGTCCTAAACATACATACACGGGTCCAAAAACTTAGGGGGTGTAAAAAATGTTAATAACCGATGTAATTAAAACAGAAATTGACCTTTTTAACTTATTAATAGAGACACCTGATTCTTCTAAAGAATTTTTGATTTCTTATATAAAGCAACATTTTAAATCCTTTTTAAATGATACCGATCCTAACATAAGGGATTTAAATAGGGCAATAATATTTGGAATACTATTAAAAGGGCTTAGAATTAAGGTTATAGAATCAGATGATAGTGAAGAAGAATTAAATTATATATATAATAATATATTTGAACCAGATTATTTGCCATTTGAAATTTTCTATACCTTTCACCTTTTAGATTGTAAAAAAATGAGCATAATAGATTTCAATAAAGTATTATTAAAATACATAAAAACACTTGATAATACAGATAAAAATATGCTATCTAATACATGGGTTATATATACCTGTGTTAAAATAAACTACAACAGGTTAGAAAATACTGATGAAAAAAATGAGCTGGATTCACTAAGACAAATGTCTTTATTTATTAAAGAATTAGATAAAAATTCAGAATATGTAAATATATTAGATACATATATTTTAGAGGGAAAAGTGCCTAAGTACGTTATATAAAGGGGGTATAGACATTTTATGGATGTTGGATATAAACAAAATAAATTTAAAAATCTAATATCAGACCCACATAATTTACAATTACAACTAGAATTTATCAATCTACTATATAATATTAAATCACCGGATTCTAATTGTATAAGTTCATTCAATTCTGAATTACAAAAAACAGGTGAAATATTAGATTATGATATGTTCAATGGTATAATGGACCTATTAGATTCATCCATATTACAATATTATTCAGAATGTGCAGATAAGGGTTGTTTTAAAAACCAATTAAATAATATGTATATACAATTATTTGCTGGTTACCAAGAAATTCTCCCTTGGATAGTTTATTGGGATATAATAAACATAAGGTACCATGTAAAAAATGGATTAATAAATAATACAAATTTTAGGACATTATTAGATTCCATTTTATCTGATTATAATAAATATATAAATAACCTTGCCCCTATATATAAGCATTGTTTTTCTAAGTTTATATTGGAATTATATTTACTAATATATACGGATTATTTTAAAATTTATCAGGATTGGATAAACAGTGTCAAAATTAGTACAATAAGTGAGACCACAAAAGAATTTTTATCTTATAGTGCATACGAAATAAAATTTTTAAGGTTAGAAAGGAACTTATCAGATGGATTTTAATTGTAACCAAGGTATATCAGAGTATAAGATAGTGGATCTACAAGGGGACCCCACTTTATATTATCTACAAAGTGTTACTTGGGAAATAAAGGGTCTACAATTCTTAATAAATAGGTTTTTAGAGAAGCCAGAAACTGTTCAAAATAATACTAAATTAGAAGAATGGAAAGATGAGTTACAATTTAAAATTAAAGAGGAACAAATGATAATGCAGGAAATACTACGTGGTTCTTTAACTGAAGATGAGTATAATTCCAATAAACATTATCAAATACACGTAGATTATATTCTAGAAAGGGCAACCATATATGAGTGTAACATTTGTTTCTGATATAGATATTGAGAAATATTTTAAAGGTTTAGATATAAGATTTAATTCTAATGCGGATTTTGCAAGCTATTACGAGAAAATGTTTTTTAAAGGTTGTAAAAATATTACCTTTATTGTAACAAGAGATTGTAACTTAAGATGTACATATTGCTATGAAAAACATAAGGAAAATTATTCAATGAGTTTCGAAATTGCAAAAAAAGCAGTAGATTTTTTATTTGAGGAGGATGAACATCAATCAATAATTATAAATAATAAAGATGCCGATTGTGTAATTTTGGAATTTATCGGTGGGGAACCATTAATTGAAATAAAACTTATTGATAAAATTTTAGATTATTTTTTAGATAAGGCAATTAGTTTAAATCACCGCTGGGCAAGAAAATTTATGATATCCATGTCCTCAAATGGTGTATTATATTTTTCAAAGGATGTTCAGGATTTTCTTCATAAATATGAGGGAAAAGTTAGTCTGAATATTTCTATTGATGGAAATAAACAACTGCATGATAAATGTAGATTATTTCCAGATGGCAGACCTTCATATGACATTGCAATAGCTGCCGCGAAAGATTTAAAAGAAAGATTTGACCAAAAAGGTACTAAAATAACAATTTCCCCAGAAAATATAGACTACTTAAGTGATGCCTGTATTAGCTTAATTCAAGAATTAGAATGTGGTGTGTTACACGCCAACCCAGTATATGAAGAAGGATGGAAACCATATCATGCTAAAATATATTATGATCAGTTAAAGAAATTTGCTGATTATCTTATTTCAAATAAATTATGGAAAAAATTGTATACATCATTGTTTAAAATAGAATCTGTTTTTAAACATAACCCAAATAGAAATTCTAATTGGTGTGGTGGAAATGGAAAAATGTTAGCATTTGATGTTGATGGTAGAATTTATCCATGTTTAAGGTTTTCACCAGTATCCATGCCAAAACATTTAAGTGAAAATTGTGTTTTGGGTGATGTATGGCATGGTATTCATGGTAATGAAGAATTTTTTAATTCATTAAGAGAAATTACATGGGATTCCCAAAATCCAGAAAAATGTAAAAAATGTGGGGTTAGTAATGGGTGTGCTTGGTGTACAGCATATAATTATGAGAAGTTTGGAACCCCAAATAAAAGGGCAACATTTATTTGTGATTTGCAAAAGGCAGATTCCTTAGCTACCGTTTATTATTATAATACTATTTTAAAACAATTAAATTCTAATTATAGATTACCATTATTATTAGAATATGATGAATGTAAAGAATACATAAGTGAATCAGAATACCAAACTTTACAAGAATTGTTAACGTAAATCTAACTATTTAAATTACATAAGGATACACTATAATATACTAGAAAGGGGAATAACAATGGTAACAACCGAACAATTATTAAAACAAATAGACACATACTCACAAGATGTTCGTGAAATGTTAAGGGATAATCTTTATATAACCTGTTTTGAAGATAATGAAATAACAATAGTTTATGTAGACCTTCCGGGGTGTGATTATGATAAGCAAGTGGATATGGCATATCCTAAAATAATACAATTTATTAAATCTAATAAAGATGTCGTACAAAACATGATAAAGAAGAAACATCCGGAGCTACAGACATTGGATAATGTTGATGTTGATACACTTTGTGATATTGTATATGAAATAACAGAAAGTGATGAATTTGAAAAATTTATGCTAGATTTCTTTGAATATGATGAGGCTGTGGCCGAGTACGCACAAGAAGAATTGGATTACGATATTTACATACATGAGTATAGGCATACAACAGATTTTTATGATGTTAATGGAGAACCCTATATAAGACTTAATTCAAGATATGTGGATGAATATGATGAGGATTATTAATAAGGGGGTTTTATACCATGCTTAAATTAAAGATAATTGAGAATCATTGTAAAAATGGTAATAGAACATTATTAGAGGCTCCGATGGGAAATATGGAGGAAATTACACAATTCCAATATAATTTAGAAAAACTTGGTTATGTTGTATCTAAATTGGATGCCAATGAATTAATAATTGAACCAAAAGATCCGAAAAATGTGTTTACTATTATGGGGGAACCAAATAGTGAATATTTTATACGTGTAATAGGTTGTGATATTTCCCCGAAGTATTGGGATAAATTTGCAAAGTTGGCCCAAAATGCAAAAACCGCTTGTGAACTTGTAAATGATTTTATAAGTGATTTTAGAAAATAGTGAGGTATATTATGAAAATTAAAGATAAGAAAGATATTACAACCCCAAAGGGTGAAAAAGCGACCCGTATTTCCTTTACAGATGACAGTAATGGTAAATATTCTTGTTATGTATATGAAACTGGAAAAATACAGGTAACCACACTACACCCATATGATGATGCAGACTACCATTGGGCTTTAAGCAATAACGGGAAAGATTTTAAAATTATTCTTAATACGAAGGTTGTTGGTAATATTTCTGTTACAGGTGATATTGATAATAAACTCAATTTAGTTTCAAAGGAACTTGCGAAGAGAAATAAAGATATTAAACCAAGGATGATGTATGAAAGTGAATGTCTAAATGAAGACTGGAGAGATGGTAATTTTTCCGAGGCAGATATGAAACGGTATCTGGAAGGGATCAAACAAGATTTTGGTAGAATTATGTTTAGTCTTGAAAATATGATTCAAAAATATCCCCAGTATACCCCACAATTTAGAAATACCCTAAATGGATTTAGGGATTATATTGAATCTTTTATTGATGTGAAGTGAGGATAAATATTATGAATAAGACTTTTAAATATAAGGGTTTTGTATGTTACTGGAATAAGGAAGAAGAAAGGTATGAGCTGTACAGCAAGGAGGAGTGGGGTTATGGTAAAGGTTATAGAACCCCTGAATGGGATGCCGGTACCGTTGAAGAGTGTAAGGAATGGATTGATGGTTACTGGGAAGATGAGGACACCGAAATAAATGAGGCAGTAGCCTTTAAGCATGACCCTAATTGGAAGGGCAATGCAGAAGACTTTGACGAGGAGTTTGAAAATAAATATTTCCCCAAAATTGAACCTAAAAAAGTCTGGCAATACAATAATAAATATTTCTGCTTTGATGATGGAACTTTGTATATGATATATAAGAACGAAGATGAAATTAAAGCAGTGGGTGGTGTTAGAAAAGCTCCCTGGAGGGTTATGGACAGTATAGGTCTTTCAAAAGAAGATTGGGAGGAGAGTCCAGAATATTGGATGCAGCAATATGCAGATCAGATGGATGAGGAATCCGCTGCTTTGGTGGATAATTTTCTAAAATATGAGTTTAAAGAATCCCGTCAATTAAAAATAAATAGGTTGACAGAAAATGATGTCCCAATGGTAGGGGTTGAATGTCCCCCAACTGACGGTAAGGAAGATGTTTTAGATTCTATACTACGTCTTATTCAAGATGAAAGGGAAGCAATTAAAGGTTATCTATTGGCAGTAGATAGTGCCATGCCAATATTTAGTTATGAGAATGTACAAATTATAAATGAAATTATTGCCGATGAACAACAACATATAAAACTTCTATCAAAAATGTATGATAATTTAGCTCAGGAGAGATATAAAAATTTGGAACATGAAGATGTAGCTGATTTATTATATAAACCAGAAGATAGTGGGAAGTTGGAAATAATTGAGATGTAATTAAATTTAATACAAACAGTCCCAATTGATTAATATGCAATTGGGGCTGTTTTTGTGATATCATTGAAAATTTTCTTAATTCTAAATATAATGGAAGTATAGATAATACGAATTGGGGTGTTTATATATGTCCATAATATGGGAAGAGCAATTATTAATTGAAAATGAAAGTAATCAAAAATCTTTAATAAATAAAATTTTGAATAAACTTGATTTAGAAAGTTTTAAAAAGTTTGCTCTACCTACTTATGAATCAGAAACATTTTCAGACATACAACTTAAAGTGAAACAATTTGTACCAATCGAAGAATATATGGACATGTTCTGTGATTGGGCATATGGTGTTCTCTTCGAGGATTTACCCCAGGAATTAAAACATCAGCTTAATAAAGGGGAAGATGTAATCCAACAGTTATTTAATTATTATATCCAAACGGAAGAGCATAAAGATTATCTACAGGATTTAATGAAGGACCCATCGGTAATGGATCAGATTTCTGAAATGTCAAAAGATGCAGAACAGGAATATAATGAGGAGAATAATAAATATGAAAAATAATATAATTGTAAATGATAGATTATTAGACCCCGAAAAAAATAAGAAATTAACAGAACAGGCGAATAGCATTCGTAGATTTAGAGGGGGTAATGTGAATGACAAAAAAGAAAAGGAAGAAAGAGACCAGCAAAATATTATTAACTAGTACCTTAGTGGTGTGTTTTCTTTTTTTATTGGCAATTGTTATTGCTTGGATAATTTGTGATAAGTCGGAAGCGGCTGCATTAGCAGCAATTTTTGCAATGCCAATAACGGCGGCAATCATATGGTATTATAATAAGGCAAAAGCCGAAAATCTACTAAAAATTAGAAAGTCATTACTTGAGGATCCTCTTATTAGTAAGGAGGATAAGAAACAAATCGTTACCGAATCCAATAAAGATTTTATTTCTTATATTGATCAAAGAGTAGTTAATCTACATAATAACACTGATACAAACAATATTGAATAATAGGGGGTAATAATATTATGGAAATTAATATTAACTGGACTGAGGTGATTTGTAATTTATTATGGGTAATAATTGTTATGGTATTAATACCCATTACAAAGAAGGGTTTAAATTATATACTTCCAATAATTGTTAATTTTATAAAGAATAAAATATCTTCTAATAATTGGAATGTTATAGTTAGCATGCTTCAGGATCTTATTACAAGTGCAGAAATTAACATTATTGGAGACAAGGTTGGACCACAAAGAAAAGAATATATTTTAAACCTATTAACTGAAAAGGGTTTAGTTAACGAGGATAATAAAGAGATTGTTTCAAATTTAATTGATGGTCTATGCGTACAACTTACAGAACAAGGTTTAATTAACACAGAACAGTGGAAACAGTGGTTAGAGGATCAAAAGGAGAAGTAATTATGAATTATCCAGGCACAGTGTTAAAAAAGGGTATTACAAATTTTGGGGATGAATGTCTGTATATTAAACAATGTTTATATTCCTTGGGTTACCTTTCCAGTAAACCTAAAAAGAAAAATTTTGGGTCAGATACCGAAAGAGCTGTAAAAAAATTCCAAAAGGACCACGAGGATAATAATGGTAGACCCCTCGACGTGGATGGCAAAATTGGGGAATTGACATGGGGGGCAATTATTCGTGAATATGAGAAATTGAATAATGCCACACAAACCCCAAGTAATAATTCAATATTAAAACCATCCGATTTTCCTTATGTAACTATGTCAAATCTTACCGCTATCGAACATGATTTAAAGGGTTTGGATGCTAAAAGAGTGGAATTTGTGAAATTTATTTTAAAATATGCCAGGGATATTGATTATAATAAGGATGTAAAACCATCTGCCCTTTATATTTTTGGTGCAAACTTAGTAGATTCGAGATTAAATATTCAGCTGGCAAGTGAAGATGGATTCCTTGAAGCAAAATATAATAGAAACCCACAATATTTTAACGGCGGAAGATATGAGTGGATGAAATCCTGGATAAAAAAAGATCCAAAACTCGTAGCATCTGACTGTTCCGGTATGGTGGTCGGATTCTTAAGATTATATGGTTATACAAAATCAACATTTGATACCACGGCGAATGGTTTATGTGGTTCTGGGTATTCTTACGCCACAACAAGATCTAAATTAGTGCCGGGTGATTTTGTTGGTTTTAGTGGTCATATAGGTGTTTATGTTGGTGGCGGATTCGTTGTTGAATTTGCTGGTGGAGCATATGGTTGCCAGCTTACTAGACTAACCAACAGAAAATTAAGGAATTTAATGAATAATACTATTGCGTCAGGTAAACCCTGGACAAAATTTAGAACACCAAAATGGTTTAAATAATTTAATTCGTTGTTATAAGGCCGGTATTTTTATGCTGGCCTTATACCCGGAAAGATGTAGGGACTGAAATAATGTTGGATGATATCACAAAAGTTTATATGGAGGCTGGTTTAACTGGGTTACTGATCTGTCTAGCCCTGACAGGTTTAGTTTTATTTATAAAATATCTTATTAAAAAATCTAAAGCGGATGCACAAGGAAAAGAAAATGCGATTAGAGACAAATATAAAAAAGAATTACAGGCGAAAGATGATGAAATAATAAGATTAAATCACAAAATTGAGAAACAAAAGGTGCAGATTGAAACAATAAATTCCTTGATGCAAAATAATTTTGAGAAATTAATGACATTAAGTGTAGATGGTGTTAGGGAATTAATTAAGGCATCATTTGAGGAAATGGACAATAAACATGCAGCGGAAAGACAATTATTAGGTGATCAATTTAAAAATAATCAAGTGCATAAAATTCTTAACACCTTATTAATAAATATAGATGCTGATAGGGTTTCTGTATTTGAATACCACAATGGTGGTTTAAATATGAAGGGAACAAATTTTCAAAAATTAAGTTGCACCAATCAGGTTGTGAAAAACGGTATATCCCCAACCCAAACAAATTTCCAAAATTTATTCCAATCCACATTTCAATTTATAGTAACCGAATTACAACAAAAGAAAGAATGTTTTATACCTAATATAGAGGATATCAAAAGTGAACATTACTATACATATAGACAGTTATGTTCAACTGGAATTAAATCAGCATATTACGTATGCTTGAAAGATCATGATATTATTATTGGATTTTTAGAAGTTTGTTATATTACAGCATTTAAATATTATGATGATACCGAAATTAGAGAAATATTAAAAAATTATGAGAATCAACTTGAGGAGTTAATGTAAAATGGGGACACCCTACTATACAAATATTAACGGAATTATATATAAAGATTATTCTTCTATTGATATGGGGTTACAAAAGGATAATGATTATAATGCTGAACATTATTTAGTTTTTGATTCAGAAGAATTTATAAATAGTTTAGAATTTAGTGAATACGTTAAAAATATAATAAAAAAATTTTATATAGATAGGGATTGTCCATCATTTAAGATCCAATCACATATGACTGAAAATTCATTCGATATTTTTAGGTTTGAATTTGGAAATATCTTGTTAACCTTGAAAATACCACCGAAATCGGATATACTTAATATAAGTAGAGAAAGGTTATTTTACTCTATATCTATTAATAATAGACCATTTGATGTTGAACAATGCTTGACAAACTTTGAACAGTTACGGTCTACATTAAGAGGAATAATATAATGGAAACATTGAATATTGATGAATTATTGGATGCAGTAAATGATAAAATAACACAGATACATCCAGAATTTAACGCAATAAAAATAAATGATACTACAATACGTATTTATTTAAATAAAAAATCAATACTTACACTTGATTTTGTACCATCTGAAAAGGATGATTATTTTGTTATTAGTACTGATTATATGGGTTTAAAAGATGTGATTGATTTTGATCCAGATGATAATACATTATTGTTATCAAAAATTACTGATTCGTTAATGAGTCTTAATTTAACTGAAAAGGAGATTATAGTTATATGAAACTCAAACAATTAAAGGAAGATGCTTTCTCTGATGAACTTTTACTTGATATAGATTTTAGTGAATTTGATAAAGTGATTGGGTTCCAAGCATCCAAAGATGAGGATGAAAAAGAAATTAATGATACTGATTCTGGCGTAGTTGTTGACTTTGAAGATATTGACGATGATCCAATGTATGATGACATCGAAGATATTCAGGAAGAGAACACTCAGGAAGAAGAAACACAAAACAAAGAACCTGAAGAGAATACACATATGAATGAGGACACCCCAGAAGAGTCTGAAGTTGAAACAGAGGATATTACTAATGAATCCGCTGAATGTGCAAAAAAGAATGATGGAAAATATAAATCTCTTGCAGAAGTTTATGAGATTAGGAAGAATTTTAAAACAAACAAATTAGTTGAATCCATTCTTTGTGATTCCGTAGTTGATTGTGTATATGATGCCCTTATTAGTACTTTAAGTTCACACGGCATTACAAAAGCAAATGCAATTGTAATTCTTGGACTTATGCTGGATAGAATGTTAAAAGCAGATGATTCAGAAGTAGCCAGACCTGATTTCCTAAAAGAGGTTCTTGGGGATTTGATTGATGGAGATAAAGAAATAACAGATATAGTTCATGATGCAGTTCAAAACGCTTTGACAGCAGAACCACCAGCAAAACAAATTTGCACTGATCCAGAACTTGTTAAGATCCAATCAAATGGGGAAGAAAATGTTATTGAAGTAAAGAATGAGGAAGAGGAGTAATTAAATGAGTTCTTCAGATAATGGTTCTATTACCACAATAGATACTATTCTACAAGTTAATAGTAAATCTTCAGCCGGTAGGGGAACACCTTATTCCCCTACCCCAAATTTTATAAAGACCATTACAAATAGATATCGTAGTGAATCTAATATTATTAATGTAGTTGAAGATTTTGGTTATGGTTCTATTTCTGATGTTTTCGATATTGAGGGAAATGATTCTATTCTAAATTCAAGAATAAATGAATTTAGAACCATGTCCAGAGATAGATACAGCTTTTATTCACAATTGGAAGAAATGTCTCAGGACCCAATTATATCCTCTGTACTTGATTTATATGCAGAGGACAGCACCCAAAGGGATACCAGTGGTACAATCGCATGGATTCAAGGGGAAGATACAAAAGAACAAAGTATTATTCAATCCATATTTGACAAATTAGACATTGAATCTAAGTTATGGCAGATAAGTAGACTCTTAGCCTTATATGGGGATGTTTATATTGAACTATTCTATGATGATACTATAGATAATCCAGAAGTTACGTTACTTGAAAATAAATTAAATAAAAAAGTTGATTACACAACAAACTTATTGGAGGTTGAAAAACTTGTTCATAAAAAATCCGATGGGTTTGTTCTAGATAGATTTGAAATTGTAAGGGATATTGAACATATGTTTGATTTAACGGTTCAAGGTAAAACGGTGGCATATGCCCGGGTAATTGAACCGGATACTCAAAATAGAATTTGTGGTTACACCCCTGGTGGAAATGGTAAAACTGGTTATTATACTGTTAAAAATTCAAATGATGTCAGGTACTACCCACCAGATAAATTTGTTCATTTTTACATTGAAAATTCAACAAGTAGAAATTGTGAAATGTATGTAGTAGATCTTGGAAATGGTAAACAATTTAGATTTAACATTAAACAAGGAAGATCCATGATACAGGATGTCTTTTCTACTAATAAAGATTTACAGTTACTTGAATACTCAATAATGTTGAATCGTGTTTCACGTTCATCAGTATTAAGGGTGGCACAAGTTGAAGTTGGTAGTATGCCAAAATCAAATGTTCAGATGGCTTTAAGGAAGATAAAACAAATTATAGAAAATAAAGTTACCATGAACATTTCGGATGGAACATATAAACCTTATTTAAGTCCGGGACCGGTGGAGAATTTTATATATGTGCCGACACGTGAGGGTAAGGGTGCCATTAACTTCAGTACCGTTGGTGGAGATGTAAATATAAGGGATATTGCAGATCTTGAATATTATCAGAATAAACAATTTGCGGGATTAAAAGTTCCGAAATCTTTCCTTAATTATAATGAAGGATTAGCCAGTTTTGGTGGCGGAGGGGGACTTACAAAACAGGATGCCCGTTATGCCAGAACCGTAAAAAGATTACAAGGTTTTATAATTAATGGACTCCATGATTTTATGAACATTGTTTTGGACTCTAGGGGTTTATCCAGATTAACTGATAGATTTGAAGTAAAAATGGTAGTTCCTTCTTCTGTAGAAGATGAAGAAAGAGACGCAATATTTTCAAATAGAATGGAACTTTGTAAATCTTTCTTAGAGATTATGAATTCTGTTGCCGAAGCCGAAGGGGTTACCCTTGATATGGATCTGGCCCTTGATTATTTATGTGAAAATATATTTGATGATCCGACTATAAAAGATCTATTTATTATAGAACATGAGAATGTAAGTGGAGAAGGATTTGGGGATGTTTCTGGGGGACCAGTAGATGTAGATGAACCTATGGGTACATCTAATTTTGGTGGGGACACAGATTTTAACCCCAAGACAGATTCAATACCATCTAACAGTGGGTCTTCCGAAACCCAAGCTAATTCAAACATAAGTGGTGAATTTGGTGGGGAGTGGAAAGATATTGAAATATAAGATGAAAGGTGACTAACCAATATGATGACGCGTTCCCAATGTTATGATATCTTATTCCGATTAAAAAAAGAGAGGAATTTAGATGTTGATAATGCTATTCAATTATTAGCAGAAAGTGAAAATGTACCAGATTCGGTTATAAAATTTATTGAAGATAATAGTACAAGAACATTTAGGGATTTTATTCTTATAATTAGCAAGAGTAAACCTTTCTATAATAATATAGTTTTTAATTATTCTGATAATGTTGAAAAATATATCAAAGCAATGCTTTCTTTTTTAACACATATTAGAATTACATTAACAAAAAATCCTAATTTGAGAAATGATTTTAATAAATTATTCAATATACCAGAAATTACACAGGTGATTACAAATAATATAGTTAATGGTGATAACGATATGGAAGTAATTGAATGTGCAAATAAAATTAAAGAAGCATACCTTACTTGGGAAGAGGAGGAAATGTAAATGGAAGCGGTACTTAAAAATAAAAATGTTTTATGTGATATACATCCTAATAAATCTGGATTAAGACTTCTTACTGAATCCACCGAAATAGAAAAATACAAGGGAAATACAAATGCAATTGGAATATTGTGTGGACCATGTGCAGACTTTACAGTACAAACAGAAAATGGTCATTTTTACAGTGAAAGACTTTGGCAGTTAGTGGTTGATTCAGATTACGTAAAAGAAGCAATAGAAACCAAAACATTATTTGGTGAAATTGACCATCCAGAAGAAAGACTGGATCTTAAAGCAGAGTATGCCGCTATTAATTGTACAAAACTTTGGATTGATAAAGAAAATCAGTGTTTAATGGGTTGTTTTGATATACTCCCAACTGAAAAGGGAAGATTATTAAAATCTTTATGTGATTATGGTTCTATACTTGGTGTATCCAGTAGAGGTATAGGGGATTTAACATATGATGAACAAAAGGGCAACATAGTTAATGAGGATACTTATTTATTCGTTTGTTTTGATGTGGTTGTTCAACCTGCGAGTAAAAATGCCAGACAATCATATAAGTCATTAACTGAACAAAAGAAAAATGGTGTAGAAACAGTATTTGATGTTTTATCTGAAAGTATTAAGAGCAGCACGTGAAGCCGAACTGTCAAATACTACGTCTTTAATTGAAAAATTTAATCTTGGTTGTGATGAATTAACATCCCTTATTGAAGATAAAAGAAATAGATTGAAAAATAACACTAATAATTCTATAATAAAGATAAATAAGAAATTAAAAGAAGATTTGGAACAGGCATATGATAGAATTCGTAGCCTTGAAACCCAAAATGATTCTAATAACTTACTTGCTGAGATAAGTTTTTTACGCTCACAATTAGCGTTAATAAAAGAAAATATTACTTCTCAAGCTAAAGATAAAGATTCCTTATTAAAAGAAGTTAAAAAACTTAATAAACTTCTAAAAGAAAAAGAAAATTCATTAGTAGAACAAAATACACTGTTAACCGATGCTAATGAAACTTTAAAACAGAAAATAGTTCAATTAGAATCACAAAAATCAGATTTAATTTCTAAAAATAAAAGCTTACAAGAAACAGTAGACTATGCCGTTTCATTCGTGAATAAATGCAAGAAATCTTATAAGGCTTTAACTGAATCATTTACTTTATCTAAGAATAAGAATTCTAATCTAGCGACTAAGCTACAGGAAGTCCAAAATAAATTAAATGAATCTACAAAGAATCTTGCGAATGCTAGATCACAATCTGAGGAAACTCAAAGACTTAACAAAGCACTCCGGGAAGAGTACTTAAGACAACAAGAGGATATTTATGGAAAAAATCTTTCGATGACTAGGAGAAAGATGAATGAAGCGAAATCGTTAAAAGATATTGACTTACTTATATCCCAGGAAACCTCTTTTGCTAATAGTGCACGTCCAAGTATAAAAAATGCTATAACAGAATCTGAAAACATTTATGGTAATAGTTCACAAAATCCCGGGGAAATCTCAGTAATTCGTGAAGCATTAAGAGCAAATAGAAAATTGTAACTTAAAATAGAAGGAGATTAATATTATGCCAAACATTAATTTACAAGAGGCCACAAGTAGATATTTAATGGAAGGTTCACCCCTGGTAAAGAAATGGGGTACCAAACTTACAGAGGTTAATTCAATTCTCAAAGAAGAGGGTCAGCGCCCAATGAATCTTGAGAAGCAGGTTGCACTTGCTAAGGTTCTTGAGAATACCCAAAATAGAATTAATTATGAACTTCGTGAGTCCACACAGAATACCATGGTGGGTCCTTACAAGAGATACGCCCTTGATATTATTTCAAGTATGATTCCTAATCTTATAGCTTTTGATCTTGTTAATGTTCAACCTATTGAAAATAAGATGGGAATTATCAATTATGTTAAATATACCGCCGGATCTAACAAGAATCCTCAGCAGGTTGGTAGTGAGTTAGCCAGCACCTTTAATTTTACTGGTGCAGATGTTGCCGGTAAGGAATATTACACTGCCCAAACAGTCCAGGATGAACCCATTGTATTCACCACTGAAGGTAATGTAATTACATTCTCTCTTCCCTGGCATCCTATTATTGCTGGTAATGTTAAACTCAGCATTGGTTCTGTTTCTGACATTATGGATAATCCTGGTGAAAAAGATCCTCACACCAATATGGTTGTTGAAGGAACTCTTACCGGTACTGGTGTGACAGGTACCATTAATTACATGAGTGGTGTTGGTACCCTTACTCTTCCTGGTGCACCCGCCCCAGAGGATATGCTTATTGGTTCTTGGGTATTCAATAATGAGTATGCCCCAGTTGATGTTCCTGAGCTGAATCTGTCCATTGAAAGCATACCTGTTATTGCTAGAAGTCGTAAGCTCAAAGCCCTTTGGTCTTTTGATGCCGCTTATGAAATGCAGAAAGAGTATGGTCAGGATCTAAACGGTCTTCTGGCGGCTCAAGCAGCGGCGGAAATCGCACATGAAATTGATGTTGAAATCGTTAATGACCTTTATGCTGGTGCTTTCACTAAGGGTTATACCTGGGATGCCACTGTTCCGGTTGGTGTAGCACAGGCTAACCACTTTGAGTCCTTAAAGACAACATTCAATAAAGCCTCAAACAAGATTTTCCAGGATACCAAGCGTGCAATGGGTAACTTCGTTGTAGTTGGTACCAATGTTGCTACTGTTATTGAGTCCTCACTGTCCTTCCAGGGTAATGCTGATAATAGCAATGTTATTGGACCTTACCTTATGGGTGTATGGGGTGGTTATAAGGTTTATAAAGATCCTTTCCTCCGTCCTGATCAGTTCGTTGTAGGTTATAAGGGTTCCAGCTTATTCGATGCCGGATATTGCTATGCTCCTTACATGCCGCTTGCTACTACCCAGATGCTTATGCTGGCTGATTTCCAGGGACAGCAGGGTTGGGCCACAAGTTATGGTAAGAAGATGCTCAATAATAAGATGTATGTTTCCGGTACCATTAGTGGTTTAGTCTAATGGGTATGAAATAAGGTACATTTAATAACATTTAATTTTATATACCCTCCCTCCTATGGTCCTTTCCTTTAGGGAGGGAGGGTAATTTTTAAGAAAGGAAATAAAGAAGTTATGTCAAAACTTACTTTTACAAATAAAGATAAATTTGCAAAGGAAGTAATTGGTTATAAATCATATAAAAAGTATGTCATTCCTGCCGCCACAGAAGATGGTCCTGGTACTTTAGAAATGGATGTAAAGGATCTTATTATTGCCACTGAAAAGGATATTGTTAACCATTATATGGAAATATACAAAGATTCTGAAATTGAAATAGTTTCGGATGGTATAGAAGAAGGAATGCCTACCCCAATTCATTACGGAACAATGCAAATAATTACACCAAAGGGTGTTATATCTGGTGATGATGATAATCTTTCAGCAGTATATGATAACAAAATTTCGCTTGAATACGCTGAAAAGGATACTTCAATTGGAAGAATGCAAGATGGTTATTGGGTGGGTGTAAAGATTGTGGCACCAACCGAATTAACAGATGACAGTGTTGTAAAATTTAAGTCATATCAACCACTTCGTGATTCCCAGTGGAGTGAAGAAAAAGAATTTTCTAAATGCAAAGATGGGGATTTCTTTATGGAATCCTGGGTCTATATCAATAAAGAAATTATTGATAAAGCAATTTCTTCCGGAACAAATATTACAAAAGAACATAAATTTGATTGGAATGGTACCGGCAGTTTTGAACAATCTTTTACAATTTCAGTTAATCCCAGGAAGGTACATTTAAAAGAACCCGGTGTTACTGAATAAGTAAATTTATAAGGGGGCATTTAATTTATGAAAAGGGAAGAATATATTTCAATCATAAAGGCACAATTAGGTGCCCCAATTCTGGACATTGAATTAACAGATGAAGATATTGGTAGAATTGTAGATATTGCTTTTAAGGAACTCAATAATTATATTGATACTACATATTTTGAAACAGTTACATATACCGGACCTTGTATTGATGTTTCAAACTTAAAGGTAAAGGCAGTTTTATATGTCACAAGGGGAACCCTAACTACTAATAATGCGAATTTTACAAATAGTAACCAATTATTATTTGGAACAAATTACCTAATAACCAATAAATATTCAACAATGAATGGTTACAAAGGTACTACCTCAAATTTAATGTCAGGGTACATTACCTCCCTATTATACCAACAGATAAGAAATACAATTGAACAGGATTTAGACTTCACATTTGATAAACGCTCACAGAAATTATATTTGGTACAACAGATTCCGGCAAGTAACCAGATCACTATTGTTTATAATAAAATTCTTGAGAATGTTGAAGAAATTGAGGATGAATACTGGATAAATTATATGATTAGACTGGGTATGGCATATGTTAAACAAACCCTTGGTAGAATAAGAAGTAAATACAAAATGACCTCTGCCCCATATGAATTAGATGGGGACACCCTATTAAATGAGGCACAATCAGAACTTTCGGAAATAAGAGAATTTTTAAGGTCAAATGATAATTTAATTTTTCCAATAGATTAAGGAGGAAATACGAATGTCAAATGCTATGAATTTTGCTACCAGGCTTATTCTAAAAGAGTCTGCTAAAAAATTGGTAGAAGATACCGAAACACTACTTGATAATAATTTTGATAATAATGAGGATGAACAAAACACAGAACAGACAGATCCTACAGAGGATGTTGAAACAAAAGTGGACGAAAACACCGATGAATTCCAAGAATCCCTGGACGATATGATTTTCTTCTGTGCAAATTGTAATAAACATTTCATTGCAACGAAAGATACCCCAGAGGATATGATATGCTGCCCAGTTTGTGATAATAGGGACTTAATAGTTAACGTTGGTTCTGCAGAACAGGCCCTCGAAAATCCTGAAAATGAAGAGGTAGCAGAAGAATTAGAAGACCAGGAAGAAAAAGAAGAACCCACTGAAAACCCAGAAGACGAAACAGAAGTCGATGAAGATTTAGATTTCGATGAAAGTGGCCTTGAGGAAAGCCTTGGTGTTCTTGCCTCCAATTATTCTGGTTTAAAGGAATGCAAAGTTAAAATTGTGGGTTCCTACATAAAGGAAGGTAAGATGGTTGTAAATGGTCGTCTTAATGGTAAGCCCTTCGGTATGATTCTTGAAGGTTTAGACCTTAAAAAGAAGTCAATGATCCTTGAAGGTACTTGCAATATGCTTCCGAAATGCAAAGTAAAAATTGCAGCAGTATTAGAAGGAAATGTTTTAAAGACCGGAAGACTTGGTTATGGTCTGCTTCATGAATCAAAGAAGATTCGTGGTATTGTGAAAAAGTAAGGAAAAATGCTATGGTACGGTTAGACGAGGTAACAAGGAAAGAATTATTGGATAAGATGAAAATGGAAACTCCTGAAAGATATGCAAGGAGAATGAATTACATTTCATCAATGAAACCTCTCCCTTTGGCTAAAGATTTATTTTTAAATACCGGAACTCTAACCGTACCTATGCAAATTGGGGATTATATTGTCACCATTCATATAAGTGGTATTTTAAAGGAAATAAACGATGAAATGGTAGCCCAACATAAAGATTTACCAGATCGTGCCCTAACATATAAAGCATTAAGAAACGCTGTTGATAAATCAAATATTTATGTAAATTGTGAATGTGGTGATTTTAGATACCGTCATGCCTATCATGCCACTATACAGGATTTTAAATATGGGTCACCTGAACGGCGTCCAGCTAATATAACCAATCCAAATAATAAAGGTTCGGTTTGTAAACATATTGCGGTGGCGTTGGTTAGACCATCACAGTGGTTAAAATATGTTGCCGGTTGGATTTGTACAATAATTCGGGCATATATTATAAATAGAAGAAGTGAAATGACCCCAGAGGAGTCAATAAACGATTTGGAAAAAGAACGTGAAGTTAAATCCCCGGAAGAAATTAAAACAGATTCTAATCAAAACGAACCTGAAAATACCGAAAATGAAGAAAACGAAACAGAGACTGAAAATATTCCTGATTCAGATTTAGAAGTAAAGGAAGAGGATATTGAGGTATAAAAAATTATGGGTACTCTTTATTCAGATGATTTAGATAGATTTCAAATAAGACAATTTAAAGAAGCCGCAAAATTAAGAGGAACAACAGTGGTCTTTCTAAAAACTTTGAATGAAAGTAAGGACTTATATACTGATATTGATATTGAAACATCTGAAGAGCCCATTTATATAGATATTTTGTTCCAACAATTCCCACAAAATAAAAGAACATTGCAAAAAGAAGGTTGGTATAATAAGGATAGGGAAGAAGAAAACCCAATGACAATGCAGGTTCCTTTAGATTTAAATATTTTAAAACAGTGGCAGATTGTGTTATTCCCTTATGATACACAGGCCCCATTAAAATATTATAAACCCTATCAAATTACCAAAATTAGTACAAGGGTTGAACACCCAAATTTTTACACGGTTGCGGCGGTGCCATATTATTATGATACCTCCCCATTAATTAATAGAACCGAAAGTTCAAACTTTATAAAAAATATTTAAACTATGAAATGTATCATTGAATTAACTCAATTTAATATTATAAATTCAAAATGTAAACAGCAGTTTAAAAGATTTCTCAAGAAGTATTTGATAAATACATATAAAAGAATTATAATAAATAATAGAAAGTGGATAGATCAAAAGTTAAAATTAATAGGCGTTACAGCTTTAGATTTATACCGTAATATGGATAATTTCATATCAATTATAACTTATAATGACGGTATAATTGTTTCTTTTGAAAAGAATGTCTATATAAATGGATTACCAATGCTTGGGATTATAAAATGTTTGGATTTTGGTTCTTCAGTAACTGGAACACCCTATCCATTATTCACACCGATAATCAAGGCATTAAAAAGAAATATTGATCAGTTGTATATGAGGTTTATTGGTTTACAATAGTATGAGTATTTATATATATGACAAGGCAATAATAGAAAAATTTAAAGAGATACTTGGAGATCCAAGAATTTCAATTGTCCCCTTTGAAAGTGCCTTTAGAAAGAGTGGGGTAGATGGGGACGATGTTACTCTACCATTTGTAAGTATTTCGAGACAAGGTTGGAGTTTGACCCAGCAAACAAAAAACATAACCGCATACATGGTTGGTAAACCAAAAACCAAAAATGATATATATTATACTAATGCCTATCTTCCTATTGAAATTCATTATAATATAGATATTGTCACTAGAAATAGGGAAGAGAACGATGAGTTATGTCGAGAATTAATTCTGTATATTCATAGACACCCAGAATTAATTGCCGAGGTAACTTACCTGGGTATTACACAAAGATTTGGATTTCATTGGTTTCTTGGTAATGATGTTGTTGATAATAGTGAGATTTCAGAATTTGAAAACAGAGGTCAGTATTATCGTAGCACATTATCAATGGTGGTAGATGAAGCACAATTGATCTATGTAGAAAAATATGTTCCTGTAAAAGAAATTCAGATTAGATTTATTGCACAAGAAGTTACCGAAACATACCCACCAATAGAAACAATAGCAAATATTTCGTTACCTGTTTCTTTGGAGAAAGGAAGTAAAGAATGATGAATTACAGAATAATTACCAATAACAAATTCTATAATCTTCCAATTTGGGGAGAATTAAATTTCAAAGAAATCAACGGTAATGTTGTTAGTGATGACTTTATCACAAAACATAATCTAAAAAGTTTACAAGATATTGGTGCCGTGAAGATTATTCCTATTGGAAATATATCTGTAAACAATACAAAGAATTTAAATTCGTTGTATAAAGGACAAAGAAAAACAAGAAAAAATCTATTAGAGGTGGCATCTTCTGAAGTAGATAAAGAAGAAACCACAATTCCCGAAATTTAATAGGAAGGTGAAATAATTATGGCTATAATTACAATTAACGAATTGAATAAAACCACAAAGTTAACTAATGTTAATGAAACAATGCCGATTATAGCATTGATTGGACCTGCCACATATGGCCCGGTAAATACCCCAACCGAACTATACAATGTGGACGATTTTAATAACATTTTTGGTAGTACCCTGTGCAGGAACTATCCTTATGCCGCTATAGCAGCAAAGAGATATTTAGCATCTCAAGGTATGGTACTATATACCAGAATTGCTACCGGGACAGTTACCGCCGCTTATACCGTAGATAATTTGATCTCCGTTACAGCAAATTACCCTGGAACTTTTGGTAATACCCTAAAAATTTCAATAAATCCCCTTGTAATTAATGGGGTAAACTGTATAAAGGTAAGTACATTCATTGATAATGTTATAGTGGACTTTAATACGTTTTCAATACAGGAATTGAAAGATGTGGGTTCAATAGAGTTAGATTATGTTACGGTCGCCGCATTAGAAGGATTAACTACTGATTCTGTAATTTCTGCTGTTGATGTTGTGTCTTTAAGTGGGGGATCCGATGGAGACATATTCTTTACAGAGGAAGAAAATTATCAAGAAGAGTATAATAAACTTATACAAACATTAGATTTCATTACAACCCAATTGTCTGACCCACAAATCTATGAATTCGCAATTATAGCAATGCCCGGTATTTCTGGACTCAAGAATATGGAAGCAAATATTGCGGATTTACAGAATGGTGAAAGTGTTATAAAGCAGATGGTTGCATTAACGGATGCAAGAAAAGATTGTGTTGCTGTTATTGATCCATTGGTGGATAGTACTTATAATAATGTGCTTACAGACCTAATGCTGGATGATATATCTAGTAACTATATTTCAGTATTCTATCCTTGGTACCATGCCTCTATAACAGAATTGAATGCCACTATACTAATGCCACCTTCAGTATTCTATCTGGACGGATGTGCAACATCTTTCAAGATTAATAAACCTTGGAATGCAGTTGCTGGTCCCCTTACCGGTACTTGTGCTAACTGTGCGAAAACTATTATTAAGGTTGGATCCCAGATGTCTAGATCCTTAAATAATATGTTCATTAATCCAATCGTTTATAATAGAAACTTTGGTTATTATATAGATGGAAATAATGTTTTAAACGCCGCCGCAAATACCAGAACTTATTCACAGCTTGGTATCAGGCATGCAATCAATTATGCAAAACGTGAATTAACCAAACTTTGCCATATAATGTCTTATAAACAAAATTCTTCTTTAGTACGTTCAGAAGTGCTTGGTAGGGTAAGCAAACTATTAGAAGGGTTAAAAGCAGGCGAAGCGATTTATGGTTACAGAGCATATATAAACGAGTCAGCAATGGATATGGCAGATGGTATTATAAGACTTACCGTAAAGATATATCCGACTCCTGCACTTGAGGAATTCGTATTTGATTTTGAAATTGTAAATTCTGAAAGTGCATTGAACGAATAATTAACACAAATAAAGGAAAGGATGGTATTTAGTATATGAAATATATGGCAAGTCATTTATTTGTAAATACTGATAATGGATTTGAGCCACAAAGAACTAATAACTTTGAAATGTCCATTTCAGGTTTATCAAATCTTAAGCCTGCCGGTGGCGGGGATTATTCTGCCAAGGTTCGTGCTATGTTAAATAATATGAGTGATGACCTTATTCTTTCAATAAAGAATGGGTTCACCCCAAAAGAGAATATTTCTGTTTTAACAGTTCCTTATGGGAACAGTGAAGTGAAATTTGCTGGTCGTCCTTCCTATGATGAAGGTTCTATCATATGGAATGATTACTATGATAAGGATATTGAGTTACTTCTTAAAGCATGGCAGATGGCGGCTTACAATCCTCAGAATGGTGCCGTAGGTGATGCCAAGAATTACAAACTCAATGCTATAATGACTATGTACTCACCTGGATATACCGTTGCCCGTCAGTGGAATATACATGGTTGTTGGTTAGCCAGTGTAAACGGTGATGACATGGGAAATGAGAATAATAGCATTCGTACCCTTTCGGCCCAGTTTGTCTATGATTGGGCAGAGAGAATTGTAGATGCTAATGAGATTGTTTCCCACAGTGCTTTTGATGGAAGCAATACGATCATTAAATAAACGAATATAAATCTTGGGGAGCCGATAGAAAATCTTCATTAGTGACCCTTTCTTTAATATAAACCCTCACTTTGGTGGGGGTTTATATTTTTCCATTGTATATTATATGGTGATGTTATATAATAACAAATTTATCTACAAAAATTTTAGAAATTAGATTGTTATTATTAAAGATAAATAGTATAATATAAATAAGAAAAACAAATGTGATCCGATCCATTTGTTTACATAAATTCATGGTATGTTTAGGCATTGGGTGAAAACCCCAACAGGATTCATGACTAACTACCTGGCTCAGTAAATTCTGAGGGACGGTGTGCGCACACCGTCCAATTTTTTTTTAACTTATTTGAAAATAACCCTTGTATTAGTAAAAAACATATGCTATAATATTATTGAAGAAAAGGAAAAGGAAAGGGAAATGCAATGGAAAGAAAAATAGTAAAGGAAAATGTTACAGATCAGGAGTATATCAGACGTAGAATCGTACGTGAAACGGAAAAAGCATACTTGGTAGAGCAGGAAGTTAATAACAGGCGTGACGGATGGCATACGAACTTTAGATGGGTCGCAAAGAAATGCTGCAAGGACCAAGAAAATGATACAGTATTAGTACCAGAATGGTTAGTTTCTAACGGGGTTTGGTAAACAGAATCCCGCCCCGGAGGTAACGAGGGTAACTCAGATTTAAAAAGGAGCACAAAAAAAATGAAGCAGGAACTTTACAGAATGTATGTAGAACTCGGAAACATGGCACGTGAAATTGAAGATGATATTCTTTTTCATAAAATCATGAAACAGAGAGAGGAACTGTTTAAATTGATTGAAATGCTTTAAGAGAAACCAGCACGAGGGTAGAAAGGAAAAAATAACATGAAAACCATCACCAAAGAATTTGCACAGAAGATCGTCCGCAATCAGGGTATCCTCGAAACCCCCACTTACCGCTATGTATACGAAATGGACGGCAGCTTTCTCCGGATCCGCAAAGAGTATCTCGATACCACGGCGAGCTACACCAAGTGGGAGACCGTGACAGTAAAGTAACCGACACATCAAGCCGGAGGGTGGTGGTCAAACCGTCCGACCCATTAAATAAGAAGAGAATGAAAGAGGTGGCAATCAAGTCACCATCCCGCCGGAGGTTTCGGACAGATAGGGTTATTTTTCAAATAACCCTTGATTTTTTGTTAAACATATGCTATAATATTATTGAAGAAAAGGAAGGGAGCAATTAACATGAATAAGCAAGAAAGAATAAAGATGGTAAAGGCCATGGAGTACATCACAAGACAAATTAATGATGAAGATATATTTGAAGCATGGCTTGTAGACGGTGTAGCAGATGGCGATATAGATTACGGCGATTTAACAGCAGAAGATGATGGTGACATTGAATACTACACTGAAGATGAACACTTCGCAGACCTGATGGATTCGTTCCTTTGGTGTATGCGGAAGGCTTACAAGTCGGGCGGATTATACTGCGATAATGTTAGTAGCAAAGCCGAAACGGTCTAATGGCTGTCTGCTGAAGGGCCGCTGCCAAATCGCCCGACACCGAAACAGATTAAAGACCAGAAAGGAAATAGCAACATGAAAAAACAGTATCTTCCCGTAATAATTCGTCGTGACGGATCGAATATTTGCGCTAAACTACTTAGTAGCAGGGCTAAGTCATTTGGGGATAAGTTTTGCTGGACACTTGAAGAAGCAAAAGACATTATCCAAGAAGTTACTGCTAAACTAAACGTTACAACACCTCATACAATGGTAAACGGTGGATTCGGAATCTCATCCGAACATGCGGAAGCCCACGAAGTAGTTGACAGTTACATTAAAGTCAGAGAAGTAACAGACTGGGAAGTGATTAGGTAAAATCAATCCGAGGCAAGGTGATAATCAAGCCCCATGCAGCCAGGAGGTTACGGGACAGATGGGTTATTTTTCAAATAACACTTGATTTTTTGTTAAACATATGCTATAATATTATTGAAGAAAAGGAAGGGGGAAATTAAAATGTCAAAAACAATTAATGGTATCACAATGGAGCAGGTAGAAAAAGAACTTCTTTGGGTTGGTAAGTATTACAGCGGTGGTCGGAGAATTGACACATACGAAAACCTTCAATCAGAAGAAGATGAGTTTAGGGACATCGATATAGTTTGTGCCGAAGGTCAACCGAAACATATGAGGATAATTGCTGACCTATTAGAAGAAATGTCCTTAAAACATCTGGGTTATACCTTATATGATTTGTTCAATATCTATGGACAGGAGGATTAAATATAGATTAATATAACCAAAATCAATCAGATCTTGAAATATTCCTACTATTCATATAGAATAAAGGTAGGGATATTTTTTTTATTAAAGACTATTTGAAAGGACTAATTAAAGAAAATGAAGAAAAAGGATTTTAAAACATCTATACAGCAAAAAATAGATTTACCATCACATGGTATTCCATATGGTGATACAATCCCTGAATCTTTTAATCTAAGACCCCTAACTGTTAATGAAACTAAAATGTTATATGGCTCCTCAAATATTTCTTCGGCATTAGATACAGTTTTGGAAAAATGTATTGATGTTGAAGATTTTCCTGTAAAGAAATTGTTGATCGGTGATAAACTTTATCTTGTGTATCAACTGAGGGCATTAACATTTGGGGAAAATTATGACATTACATTAAAATGTCCTCACTGTTCAAAACAAGTGGATGTTAGTTTTAATCTTGCTGAAGCAGAAATTGATTATGCTACAGATGATTTCGAAATGTATAAAAATATCGGGAAATTACCGGTCAGTGGGGATGAAATTGTGACCAAAATACTGACTGTTGGTGATTATGAGAATATCATAGAAAGAGCCCAACAGATTAAAAGTGATTACCCCGATTATGAGGGGGACCCCTTCATTCCACTTTCTCTTGCGTTCCAAATATATACAATAAATGGGGATAAGCTAAATATAAAGAAGAGGGAGCAATATGCCAATGATATGCACGCAATGGATGAATTGTACATATCAGAAAAGATCACAAGAGTTTCAGTGGGTCCAAAAGCCATACAGCATATAGAGTGTCCAGAATGTGAAAAGGATATTGCCTTTCAAATAAGAACGAGTGAGGAGTTCTTTCGTCCCAAAATCAATTTCTGATGAGGAAGATTCTGAAATAAGAAGTAAGTATTTTCAAAAATACATCATGGAACAGATAAATCTAATGAGTATGGCATCTTCCATGAAGTTAAATTTTTCATATGATGAAACTGGGGAACTAGTTTATCCGGAATTTAAATATATTTATAAAATTATTGAGGAAAGATTTAAAATTCTAAATGATAAACAAGAAGAATTAACAAACAAAATAGATTCCATAAATAATAAAGCCCCAAATAAACCACCCAGTGCGAATCATTTAAATTATCCCTAATTGGTAGGTGATTTTATTTATGGCAAATGAAAGAATATTTGGTCAGGAAGCCGACACCCAACTGTTAGAGTCATTGGGTGTTTTTTCAATGGTGGATAAAACTCAGAGAACAGAATTTATTAATTCTACAGTGTCCGAAATAAATTCTGCCTATAAACAACTGCATGAATTACAAATGGGTTATATATCTCAACAACACCAACAAAGAATTAAGAATGAAGCCCAATTAATAGAGATGCAGATTAAATCTATTAGGGTTTTATCTAAGGATTATGATGATATATATAGAAAACGCCTGGATTATCTTCAAAAAGAAGTTGATAAAACTGTTCAAATGTCTAAAGACCAGGCCAAAACACAACAAGACAATTTTAAAACAAATTTTGATAACTATGTTAAATTAGCAAACCTACAGAAAAAAGCTCAGGAAGAGCATAGAAAAAGAGAACAAGCGAATATTAATAGTCTTAATGAATACACACAAAATTATATAGACCAAATATATGGTAACCAGGATGAAATAACCAAAAGATTTATTGAAAGTTCCAAAAAAGCCGGTCAGCAGGCAGCAGAGAAATTTAAAGCCTCCCTACAAGAAAACGATATATCGGTTAATGTTTCATCAGATGTAATAGATACAGCCCTAAAACAGGTTCAACAAAAAGCGTACGATAATCAAATGCAAATTCTGGAGAAACAGAAGAGCATTTTTAATGGGTTTATTTCTGACTTAAAGGGTGTATTTACAAATTATTTATTACCAGGACTTGGATTAACATCCTTTGGATCTGTAGATATTAGAGGGAGTCTCCAAAGAGGAAATGAAACAGCATTACAAGTACGAAATACATATGGCCGATATGGCATGGATAATGCACAACAATTAGGAGATGCCATGGCGGAAGCGAGCAAATCATTGCAAGAGCGTGGATTTGCAGTTACCCCTGCACAGATTTTTGACCTAACCCGAAATTTAGATAAATCTTATGCCCTTGCATATAAATCCCATGAAGACCAAGTAAAGATGTTAGAATCCTTACTTTCAATTCAAGAGGGAGTTTCAAATTTGGATTATAATTCCAATGAAGCTAAAAACCTTGAATTCTTCATGGGTTCCGATACTGGTAAATATGTGGAAGCCTTGATGTCTAAAATTGCGGAAAAAACAAATGTGGACGCTAGTACCCTTATAAGATTAATTGGACCGGACAGGCTATCCACGATGGCATATGAAAATCAAGGCGATATGGATGGGTTGTTGAAGGCCCTAGAAGTGGCGGCAAACAAGGTTGTACCCATGGTTCAACAGGGGGGTACCGTGGCGGCATTAGAAATGTCGGAAATGTTTAATAAATATGCCACAGGAAGATTATCCGCTAGTCAGGCATTGAATCAAAATCCAGTATTATGGGGGTCTATGTTTGCACATGGGTTAAAAAGCAATTATTTAGAAACAGACCCTCAGAAATTATGGGATAGTGCTTTTTCAAGTATATATCCTGCTATGGGGAATTTTAGGGACATACTTGGGGAAACCAATGCCTATTGGTCAGAGCTTAATCTATATGATGCCGGTCTAATGACCAGAACAAAAGCTGGGGTAACTACAACAGAACTTTCTGATGAGGAACTGGCTCAAATCAGAAACCAAGTGTTAAATGGGGATATTACTAGTGGGGCCTATTCAGGACCTCAATTAATAAATGCCGGGGCAGAAACAGAGGCATTTGAAAATGCCACAACCTATTATCAGAATAAGGTTCTGGATAACCTGGCAGTTATCACTGGGGTAGTACAAGAGGGTATGGGGGCATTTCCACATCTTAGCGATTTTCTTAGCTCATTCTTGGGGCAGGCTGCTGGTAATTTAATTGGTAAAAAGTTAGGTATACCGTCAGCCGGCAAGATATTTGGTGGGGCAAAGGCAGCCGGTGCCAAAGGTCTTACCGGGGGTGGTCTATTATCCGGGGGTGGGGCCACAACAGCCACCGCCATGTTAGGAAAGGTTGTTCCCATTGCTGCTGGCGCCGCCGCTTTGGGCAGTGCCGCATTTGATGCAGTTGAAGCAGGTTCAATGGCGGATGGATCTGATGCCACAAAGAAGGCTGGTGTTGCCGCTGCAAAGGCAACCGCTGGAATTGGAGCTATACTTACTGGGGCAGCAGTTGGTACCGCGGTGACCCCGGTTGTTGGAACTGTTGTGGGGGCAGCGGTTGGGGCTTTAACACTCTTAGCTGACCCCATTGCTGATTTAATTGATGGAACCACACAGTATAATAATTACATAAAAAACTTGGATGTGGCCCAACAGAACTATAATAAAACACTTGAAAGTAATGGAACCCTACTTGAGCAAATAAATACCACATTTGGCCCTGATTCTACAAAGGATGCACAAAAACAACTTGAGGTAATAAATAAAGTAAATGAGTTATTGGGGACATCTTATAACCTAAGAGATTTTGAAGCAGACAGGCTTGAACAAACCAATAAATTAATAGAAGAGCAATTAAAATTAAAAGAAAAACAGGCATACTATGATTTGGTTGAAAAATCTAAAGATGCTGATTATAGAGGATTATATAATTCGACGGCAGGGGATAATAAAAAAATTGAGCAGGCCGCAAGTGCAAGTGAAGTCGTTGAAACAATTATGGCGGATACCTTTACTCCATATGAGTTAGGTAAGTACAGAAAAGCGGCGAACGAAAAACGAACCCATCGACAATTGGAAGCTGGGGTTGGTGCATCAAGTGGCCAAATAATTTCCCAAATAATGGGGGGGTCAGACGAGCAATTAAAACAAAAGGTTGCTAACTTACAGGCCCTGGACGCCACATCTGACCAAATAATTAAATACTTAGAGAGCGGGGATGCCAGCGTACTTAGCAATGTTATAGAGAAGACAAATGCTATAGTCGACGAACAAAAACAGGTGGCAATGTCTGGAGTACAGGAGGCCACAAACAGATTAGATGAAATATTTACCCTTGCACAATCTACATCTATATCGAGCGACTTATTTAACGGTTTGGATGGTTATCAAATAAATTCATGGGATGATGTTGCTAACATATTAAATAAATCGGGAAAGACAACTGGGGATAACAAAAATCAGGAAGATATGGCCATTCAACGGTTATATAATTTGGTTATAACCGAGCAATTTTTGAAGGATGGTGGTTACCTCATAAAGGGTCTGTCATGGATTGATAAGAATTATGAAACACTTTATGGTTCTGACTCCAATCCTATTAGGGGTATAGTTGGAAATAGCTTTGCCGACTATCTTAATTCCCTTGATGTTATTGGTTACCAATTTGCACAAGGTATATCAGCGGTTCCCTATAACGGATTCCCAGCAATCCTTCACCAGGGTGAAATGGTTATACCCAGTAAAAAGGCAAATTATATCAGGGCTTTATTTGGTCAAAAGCCATTACCAACCAGTGGAGTCCCAGAAACACAATTAACCGGAAATAATTCATTTGTTCAAAGCATACCAAATTATACACAAGGTCAAACTCCGACTGGTCCACAAGATGATTCTGGTATGAGTTTTGCATATGGGGATGATGCTGTTGGTGTAATGAAAAAGATGGCGGCTCAGGGTGTAACATATGGACAAATGGATTGTTCCGATAGTGTTTCAGATGCTTATATAAAAGCTGGTGTTGGAGTACCCGATTCAAATTGCCGTGGAATTTATAAATGGGATCAATATGGTTTTGGATTTATATATGATGCTAAAAAGAATAATGGTTCATTACTTTCAAAACAGGGATTATCCCAATTAAGTATACTACCAGGTGATGTTATATTAATGGACCTAAATGGTGGTAACGATAGATACCCAGACCATGTTTCTTTGGCCACAGGAGGAGGAAAAATGATTCATTCCTATAAATCCTGGGATCCCAACGGAAGAGGTGGTCCGCACGAAAGTGGATATTGGAATGGCGTAGTAGCGGTACTTAGGTATGGTTCTGGTGGAACCGGGGAATCCTCCCTTGATCTAAGTAATATAAATTATGTTAGTGGAAATTCCACAATCCCCGGAGGAGCGTTCGGACTTAACACTACTACCGGTTTGAACTCCATAATGGATCTAGCAACAGCACAAACCGAATTTGCGAATATATTAAATTTCTACGGTTATGGTGATTTAAAATCTCTTTATTCTGCCCTTATGGCTGGGGCTACCATTGCCACACCGAATGGAAAAATAGGGGGTGGGATTGGCTCTACTAGTTACCCAATAACCGGAAATCTAACAGATGGATCTGCCCTTGAAAGTAATACGTATAGGGATTTAATTTATAAATATTCTGAAAAACATGGATTGGACCCCAGAATTGTTTACGGTATGATAATGACCGAATCCAGTGGAAATCCAAATGCAATAAGTAGTGGTGGTAGGGGTTCCTATAAAGGTCTAATGCAGGTAAACCAAGGCAAGGTGGATGCCCTCTTTGGTCCTGGTGCCAATATATTTGACCCAGAAACAAATATTGCCACTGGAACTAATTACCTTGAGAGTTGTATTAGAAAAACTGGTAGCGTAGTAACTGGTGTTGGGGGGTATAATACTGGCCCAGGATACGGAGCCTGGAAAAATTTAGCAACTGCTATTAGTAGTTCCACGGAGGGACAAGACCTTGCATCAATTATGCAGGCCGGTGGGTTCTTGGTTGTTTCAGATGGAAGAAACATGAGTGGAAACCCCAAAAATATTAAAACAAGTTACATAACAAGTGTTTATAAAAATGCCGGATATCCATTACAAGTTCCCTATCTTGCAAAAGGTGGTATTGTGGATAGTCCTACTTTGGCAATGATTGGTGAGGGTCCAAACAATGAGGCAGTAACCCCGTTAAATAGAGATAACCAATTACTTGGTTTGGACAATATGACTAATAGCTTATTGGATGGAATGGATGAATTATGTGGTCATATATTAAATAAATTAAATGAGGTCATTTCAGCCATCAATTCAATAAATACAGGTGGGGGAGATATACAAAGGGCGCAGGCAGCAACCAGTAGAGCAAGACAATTTAAACAGTCTTCAATGGGTAATGTAGGGTATTAATGAGAGGTAAAAATATGGTTTTAAAAATAGGTGACAAAGGTCCAGTTGTACAATTTATAAATTCATATTTCAATATATTAGGGGATGAATACACACAAGAAACTGAAAATAGGGTAAAACAGTTTCAACAGTCCTATAAACAAATTTATAGGACTGATGTGCTTACCCCTTACCCAACTGAAAATATTGAGGAATTATACACAAAATTAGTACCAAATAATTCTAATGGATATGATGTTAAAATATCCACTGTTTTACCTGTATTATGGCCTAATGGAAAAGTGGATATTAAAACAATGACAGCAATACTTGATACTGATGTGGAATATTTTGACTTCCAAAAGGTGTTAGCGGTTCGGAGGGCTTTAAATATAACTGAATATTCTGATTATGGTAATATATTTTTAATGCTCTGTGAAATGGCTTTAGATTTAAATTTCAGATTGGATGATAACCTTGATTTTGTTCCATTATTAGTGGATAAAACAATAAAAAGAGTTATTGGGGCAGACACCTTAGTGTATGGCGGTAGTGATCAAGAGTTCTCGAGGGATGATTTGGTAGATTATCATTTAGCGGAATTTAAAATACATGGTAACAATATATTATCCGGGGATACCTACAGAACAAAAAAGGGAACCATTTTAGACTTACAGGACATTTCCGAATCTGATAAAAATCTATATAGTATTAGATTAAAATCCACAAACGATTTAAAACTTTTGGAGGGTACACAGAGTGTAGATACACCCCTTAATATACCTGAAAAAGATATTGAATTAGTGCTATTAGGTGAAAATCAATATGGAAAAATAAGATTTGAAGAAACATTAAGGGGTTTAGAGGGTAGACAATCTGGTTCCATATACCTTAATAATAATGCTAATTTTAAAATAATTCCCGGAGATTTTGAGGAACCCCTAAATATACCAAGTATAAATGATTATATACCAGAAAATAAAAGGGCGGCATATTTTAATACGAATGGAAACCCAATATATATTGTAAGGGATATTAAATCACCTGATGATTCTTTTAATTTAAAAGAATATATTATATGGATGAATGATTTCTATAGGATATCTAAGATCGATAAAATTACAACTTCCACATCCGGATACAAGGTAGATACTATTCAAAATAAAGGAAATTCAACAAGAGTCCTTTATTTATGCTGTGCCGATGAAGATGACAGTGTTGAAATCAATAATTTTGGAATATATACTGATTACAAGAAAATAGATATCAATGCCCCAGGACTAAGAGATATAAATGGGGTTCAAGATATATTTGAAGTAATTTCAGGAAAATATGAAAAATATTCATATAAATTAAATATTCCTCAAAATGTTTCATTCACCACCATATATGATTCAGAAAAAGATATAACTGGATTTAAAATTCAACAGCAACCAATATACAGGGTAAATGTGGATTCCATTATATGTAATGTAGTAACAACAGATCCCTCTAACATGCCGTTACTAGAATATAATGATGGTATTGCTGGGTTTACATTTATATTCCCTGGAAACCAGGGTCCAGAAATATTTACTAATTTCTTGAATGATATATATGGAAATGGTAACAGTTTAGATATTTACTATGTTTTGGATTATGCCGATTATTATTTCAATAATCCAACACAAGTTAATATAGAAAAATTTAGATATATTAGAACTAATCACCCAGATATAACTATTACCGCCCAGTATAAACTTATGGATGGATTGGAATTGGTTAATGGAGATATATCTGGTCCTAATCCGTACTATGCCCCAAAATTAAGTGGTGTCGGAGAAGATGGATATATAAGGGTTTACTCGGTTCAGAAAAATGGAGAAGCAGAAATAACCTCACTACCCACACCACAAATATTATATGGGATTGACGACATAACTGATTATTGGGATGTTACCGCCGGTAAATTGGTAAAAAATATAGATTCAGTTAAACTTAATGGGGATGAATTGTCAATTGATCTGATTACAGCAAATAATAATTATACTGTTTTTGGAATTACAAATATTATGCCACATAGGGCAATATCATTTGCAGGATTTTCAAATTATTTTTTACCAGGGGATAAAGTATTAAGCGGGGAAGAACAAGGGTTCTCTTATGACACGGCATCCCCTCAAAATATATATATAAGTATTGATAATAACATACTGGCGATTGGAAATGGTATGTCAGTTGAGGTTAAAATTAGCAAATTAAGAAATTGGTTAAGACAATGTTATGTAGATGGTAATCCAGTAACATTCCTCTGGGTTCTTGATGAAAAGGATAATATAATAAATACAAGCACATATAAGATTCCACAATTCAGATATTATACCAGAATTTATAATAATTATGGGGCAAATATGGAAATAAGACTCCATGTAGTGGTAGATTTACATAAGGGTGAAATAGTTTTAGCAGGTCTATATGAAGAAGGACCCATTGATCTATCAGAAAAATTTCCATCATACTTTGAAAATGATGTTGGGTTTTATGATAGTCATTTGATTAAAGCGATAAGGTTATATCAAAAAACACATGATATCGGTCAGGATACAGAATTTGGAAGATATTATTCAGGAGTTTTAGATGTACCTACATATAATGCCATAAAATTAGAATTTGGTTTACAAGAAGAGGTGATAGGTTAATGAGATATAAATACCACACCGTTAATATATATGAAACAGTTCCCTACCTGTTACAATATTATAATATTAGTTTGGATGTTCTAATACAGTTAAATAAATACAGGTATCCACACCTTATTACAAATCCATATATGATATTTGAAGGTAATATATTATTGATACCCACTAAAGAGTCATTTGAGGAGGAATAATTTATGGTATTTACAAATAATATTCAATATGGTTCCTCTGGTTTGGATGTTACATATATCCAAGAAAGATTAAATGAATTAAATTTTGATTTAGGTCCTACAGGTGTAGATTCACTTTTTGGTAAAAATACAAAGTGGGCTGTAGAAAAATTTCAAAAATCCGTTCATATACCGGTTACTGGGGTGGTAGATAAAAATACGTGGGATAAATTATTTGGTACCAATATTATTAGGTTCAATGAATACATGACCCCCACTAACTACATTAATATGACCCCATTTGGAAGAAATTGTACCTATATTGATAGTATAAAAGAAGATATTCGTACAATCCAAACCAATGGTGAAAAATTATATGAAAATATAAATATAAATTCTTATGTACAGCATCTTGCTTTAGGTGAAACGATGCCATTACCGGTGAATCCCACCGAATTAACCGAGCAGGTGGGAGCGGAATGGTCACCCACAGCAATACCAGGAAGAAGTTCTGCTTTTTATCACTATACCGGAACAAGTAATAGAGTAATAAATTATTCCATGAAATTACATGTGGATCTTGGTGAGATTATGATTCTATCCGGGGGTGGATATTCAAAAAGTGGAATTGATATAGAAGATTTTATAAATTTTATGCAATCCCTTTGTTATCCAATTTATAACTGTTCTGGTATAAAGCCCCCTGTATGTAGGTTAGTTATAGAGGATGTTATTAACGCCAGAGTTATATTTAACTCTGTCAGTATTACTAAAAGTGGACCAATGAGAAAATATTTAAGCGGTGAACGTGCCGGTCAGACATCATATGTAATGTATGATTGTTCATTCAGTGTTATGGAATTACCGGAAAGAACATTAAATGCACGAATAGTAAAGAATGGTTGGAAATAATTTATGGGAAATAATTTATATTTAGACAGATATGAGTACACCACCAAGTTAAATTTTAAAAATGATTTTCCAGATATGTATTCAATCTTTCGCAAGGTTGTATTTACAGAAGACTCTGTAGAACAGTACTATAGGGTAACAGAAGTTGATATGAACAGATTGGACATTATATCGGAACGATTTTATGGTACTCCTTATTACTGGTGGGTTATTGCAATGGCGAATAATATTATAGACCCATTCTATGTACCAATAGGTGTAACATTGAAGATTGTTAAATTAAGTGATTTTACAATGGCACAGGAGTGGAAATAAATGGCTGAATCACAAGTATCCTTTATTGGTATCACATTGGGTGGTCAGAATCTATATGTAGAGTCTGGTCCGGATTGTATTTTATCTGTGAAACACACAATACCGATGGGGGCAGATGTTGCTGGTAACTGTACCATTTCAATCTACCACTATGTTGATATATATAATCCATCGGCATCCTCAATGGGGAGTAGTAGTATAAATCAAATAGCGGCATTAATGAACACTATGAGCCGTTCTCATTCTAGCACCAATCCACAAAATTATAGTTTTTATTATGGGTATAACTGGGTGGATAATAATGGAAATCTTGGAACATTATATTCCCATAAATACAGAATGATAATCAATAATGTTTCATATGAATTAGATAAATGCGGTATTAGATACACTATTTCAGGTATAAGCAGTGTTATTCTAGCTTTAAATGCCAGTAACAACATAGGTATTTATAATTGGAAAGAGGATCCAAATGGTTATGTTGGTGGCAAATTACCTGAAAAAGTTAGCGCCCAACAACTATGTGAAAGAATGAAGAGGGTCGTAGCTTTTATCTATAGCAGATATGGATATACCACAGCTTTTGCACCAGGTACCGAACCAGATACCTTTGATAAAATATATTCACAAATTGGTAAGAATGTTGCAACTGACGCAGAAGGAATTTTAAACAGAACTTCAGATTACTCTAACGATGTGGAATATGCTAAACATCTGTTAGATTATATGTGTTACAACGAAAGTGATTATAGTAAACTTGTAAATTATTGTAGCTTTTCGGAAGATTATGCTAGTGGACCACTAATGTATATATACCCGGCACAACGGGCAGTATTACAAGCGGACGGGACATATAAGTTAGAACCCTATATGACATATACTGGGGCAACCTATACATATTATGGTGGATTCCAAGATTATAGTGGATATGGGGAGGAGTGTATAATAAACGCGGATATTGATATCCCCCTATTTGGTTATTTAGCAGATGTTGGAAATGGAACCGGTATGATAGATACTACTGGTGATGAGTATACACAAAGTGCATATCCTGGGGATAGCCTAAATTCAATTGGAACCAGTGGTTTAGACCCATCAATAGCACAATCCGCAAGTGAGGATGTTAAAAGGTTTATACAGAATGTTGGGGAAATGCCTATTCAGGGTAATATTGAAATTCCAGGCACCACGAGAAGATTTAAACCAATGGATATTATTACAATAAAAATACTCGTGGCAAATCAGGAATGGCCGGCATCTGGCAGATATATGATTACTGCACAAGAAAATTCTGTTTCTGGTGGAGTTTTTAAAACTATACTGGGCGTTTTCAAAATACCTAACAGCACAAGCGGATACACCAGTGGATGTTGTGGTCAAAGTTGTGCCAGAATGGTAACTGTACACCCCAGAAGGGGTACTGGGTGACGAGGTTCCTAAGGTTCCGGTGGAACCAATTAATTAAAATATAAGAAAGGAGGTAATAATTATGGGAAAATATGCAGGTGTTTATCGAGGAATTGTCGAGGATAATAAAGATCCTAAAAAACAGGGTAGACTAAAAATAAGGGTACCCGGTTTACATGGTAAAAATGGAAAAATACCATGGGCTTACCCTGCTATGCCTTTTGGAATATATCCTCCGTATCCAAAAGGGTCAATTGTTTGGGTTATGTTTCAAAATGGAGATGCACAATACCCAGTTTTTATGGGGTACAGTTTAATGGATAAAGGCGATAGCTGAGGTGGGGGCAGTTGCCCGACTGTTTAGTTTTAAACAGAAATTTTTATAAATGGTGGTATTTAAAAATGAGAATAAATACATTTAATTTTCCAGATACTTTTTCAAATGACGGTAGAGTAAAAATGAAAGAGGGACCGAGCGCCATTAATCAAAATCTGGGATTAATGATAAAGTGCCAACGTCCTCAATTATTACAAAATACCGATTATGGAACAATCCTAAGAAAACAAAAGTTTAAACAAAACACTAAAGTATTGAGGAATCAGATAAAAGACGATATAATAAGATTAACAGAAGCCTATGACAAGAGGATCTCTATGGGCAATGCAGATGTTGATGTTTCTTTTGAAGGTGAATATTTTGAGGCAAAATGCAAATACTATCTAAAGAGTGAAGATTCAACATTTGGATTTGATATTAATTTATAAGGGGAATTTTACATGGTTAAGAATCAAGATTTAGTTTCATATACCAGTAAAACATACCAAACCATTTTAAATGATTTATTGGAAAAAATACCGCTTCTGACAGATAAGTGGGTTAATTATGGTGAAGATGATCCAGGTATTGTTTTATTGAAACTGATTGCCGCCACGGCAGATATGCTTTGCTTTAATATGGATTTTCAAGCCAGGGAAAATTTTCCCCACCTTGCGGTGCTTCGTTCTAATGCCCAACAAAGTTATGATCTTATAAATTATAAAATGAAATGGTATGAATCGGCAGTTACCGAAGTTGAATTAAGATATGAGGCCCAAGAAGGGCAACCTGGTTATGTTGTAATACCAAATTATTGTCAATTATACACGAATGAAGGATTAGTTTTTACTATAATTGATGAGCTTGAAAATCGTACTATATACACTCATAACACACAAAAAATTAAAGCAGTACAAGGTATGATTTCTTCTATTAGTGGTATTACCTCTGATGCCCTAAAAGAAAGTTCCGGACGAATCTATCTTGGATATAATGAGGTGGATTATAAACACATTAATATTGAATCCTTCTCAATGCAAGACAGAGAAAAAATAAATTCATATAATTGGACCTTAGTAGACGATTTAAATACTATGTTGCAATCCGGAAGGTTCTTTGAATTCGGTAATGACGATACCGGAAATACATATGTTCAATTATGTGAAAATTATGAAGAGTTTATTACAAATCAATATTTAAAAGTTTCTTTCATAAGAACAGATGGTTATGAAGGAAATATTGGTGAAAATGTTTTAACAAGTTTTGGTACATTAATTGCTGACCAAAATGGAAATTCATTAAATGAATCTGTTACAATTATATCGAATACATCAACAACTAATGGTGCCGACCCAGAAACTTTAAAGGATTCATTAATAAATGCTCGAATTCATTCAAGTATTCTAGATTCTGCTGTGACTTTATCTGATTTTGCAAGCATGAGCGCCAAAGCAGATAGGGTAAGAAAATGTAGATGTATTGAAATAAATATTGATGATCCTTATGTTCGTAGATATGAGTCAATAGATGATTTTCCTAAAAGTTCAACAGCAGAAGATGCATCAAATAAAGCATTGTATGTCGATAATAAAACAGAATTATGCTACAGATTAATAAACAATCTTGATGGCACTGCTTCTTATGAGCGTGTTGATTTAATTATTCAAATTGTAACTGATAACTATGATTATCCATCAGTTAATATGCAAAACGAAATTGATGCTATACTAATAGATAAAAAGGTATTTTGTGTAAACCAGAAATATAGTACAGCATTTACACAGGTAATTCCATATAATGTAATTGTATATTATAATCTACCATATTCGGAAACAACTGAAAAAATAATCTATGAAGATGTTAATACAGCCCTATCAAATTATTATAATTCGCTATATAGAGAATTTGGTGAATTTATAAAATACAAAGAGGTTGTAAAAGAGGTTGAGGAAAGCAATAAAAATATTGATTACTCAGATATAACATATCCAAAGGGAAATGTACAGGTTGAACCCTATAGATTCCCAAGATTGGGACCGGTTAACGTTGTGTTATCTGATAACCCAGATTTAGAGATACTAAAGACCATATTAGATGATTCCATCAATTCAATAACGGAATCCGGTAAAACAATAACACTTACAAATAGAAATATATTAATAAATAATCTATTTAATGAAACTGTTATAATGAATCAACAGGGTTCAGAATCTGATAAGGACTTCACATTACCAGATACAGCGCTCGCTCAAGATTGGACATATTATTTAAATAATGTAGTTGAACCCACAATACCAAGCCCTGTCAATCTCCCAATTACAAAGAAAATAGTAATAGATGAACTTGGAAGAATAATTGTGGATGATACTAACACCCCCATTTCCGAAAAATCAGAAACATTCACAGGAAAATCCCAAACAGAATTATCTTTGACAATAAATTGGTGGAGTTCTAGAAAAGATATTGTTGATATTGATTCTTCAACCCAAAATGAAACTGGGGATATATTAAACGCAAAAGTTATAAATACCCAATATCCGGAAGAGGTAGAAGTAAAACTTTATCCGATGGTAAAAATTGGTAAGTGTCAATTCTCCCTTGAGGATTGTTTAAACCTAATTAAAAGGGGTATACAGGTATGAGTTTAAAGGCATTTGATGTTAGACTACCAGAAGCATACCGCTCAACTGACTTTAAGGTTTTTGAGGGTCTGGGGAAAATTGCTTTAGGTATATGCAAAGAGGATATCAATAATTTATCTTATTTAAATAGTATAGAAAAATGTCCAGATAACCTATTACCATATCTATGTAAAAAAATAGGAATGCCTTATTTTAGTTGTGCCATACCATATGTGAACAGGAAAATACTTTCATGCTGGAGATGGATGATTAAAAATAAAGGATCTTATTCTGCCCTAACATTAATGGCGGCATTTGCTGTAATGTCCTTTACCAAAACCAAAGAGGAATTAAAGGATGACCTATTTTACATATACTCTGTTGATGTTTATCTACGGACCTCTAAAACAATTAATAAACAAAAATATATACATATAAGAAATTTTATTGAAGTGTTCTATGAATTACCAGAAACAATAACACAAGAGACAATGGAAGAAAGATTAATGATGTTCCTGGATTATGTTAGACCTGCAAGTTGGAGAATTAAATTTCAACCTGCCCTTATTCAAAGAGAAGGTGGGGAAGGTAAAGGTCTTGTTATTGATTCCAGACAACAAAACATTACTCAATCTGCAGAAAATTACACCGAGAAACATTCTTATGTTATGGATGTACCTGACGAAGAACGTGCTGAATCTGGTGTTGACTTTAGTGAAGTATTTAAAAAGAATATATAAAGAGGTATATGAAAAATGAAAAAAATGGTGATGCCTCCGGAATCAGTTGATATAATTGGTAATGTCCATACCAGAATATGTGACACGAATAGAAGGTTGATAAATAATACTACTATTCATAATAAATGCACAGATGACGGATTAATGTATATTCTATTTTGTATTCTACAGGAATATACCCCTGCAATAAAATATTTTGGTATTACAACGCTAATTACAGATGATCTTGGTAGGTATAATGTTGAAAAAGACCACATTTTTAGATTGGATGCCCATGATGACAATGATAGAGGTGGTTTAATACGTGATTTAATTTCTGGTGGGGGTAATACATATAGGGCAAGATTTAAATTCTATCTACAATCAAATCAGTTAAATGGTGAAATTTTAAAGTCAATACATCTATATATGCAAGATGCTAATGGAAATTTATTCAAAGCATTTTCTGCTAATCACGCTACATATTCCGATGGTCAATTAATTCTAAAGGATAACACAATAACTGTTTCCTATGAATGGATTATCGGGTTAAGAAATGAATTTGAAGAAGAATCAGTTTAAATAAAGGGGGATATTTTACATGGAACCGTTATCAAACATTACCCCAATATCTTTACCAAATGTTTATCCAAGTAGTATAAATAGTGTAACAGGTAAATTATTATCAGAGCATAATCTTTCAATGGTGCTCAGATCTATTTGCTCCAGACATTTTATATATACAAAAGATGTAACCGCCACCAGTGGAAATTTTAATTTAGCGGTTGATTCTGTATATAGCACTATTTCAGGTGGTGTTGCAATAATTGATGGGTATGTGGTAACTTTGGACACCACAACCACTTTATCAAATATACCAACAGATCTGGTAGCATTTGGGGAAATCAAACAATTCTATATTGCCTTATGTTTAGTTAAACAAAATGCAGTTGAAAACAATGTTGGGGCGAATGACCCAGTATTTACTAGCTTATCCTTTGTATTTTTAGAGGATAAGGTGGAGGATAATGAATACTACAAGTATTTATACCTTTATAAGGTTGGTGTAACACAAAATGCTATTGATACAAATTCTATACAGGATTTAAGGGTTTATACCCCCTTTGATGCCAGTTTGATTGGTATTAATTCGGAAAATGGTTTAGCCACACTCCAGGATGCCCTTGATTTTATTGTGACACATATAAGGGGACTTGAACCAGGTACAGATTTCTTTAAAGTTGGGGATAAAACAATACCAATCGAAGGAGAAAATGGAATCTACGATAGATTAAAATATAAGTTCACAGTACCGGACTATGTAGATAAGCCTTTTATAAATGATATGATTGTGGAAGGCAATAAACTCATTTATTCACAAGGCCAAATTGTGACTTTAAATGGGGATTGTAGATTACCAAACATCATTCTTCCTGAAGCGGAATATGGGAAAGATACAAGGGGTGTAATATTCGTAGACCCAAACAGGGTAATACCATCTGACGAACATTCATACGACCCTGACAACCCACAACAAACATTATATATTGAAAATGGGGAATTATATACTATAGCAGAAGTAAATCAAAATGCCTATTCAATTTTTAGAATAAAGGATTCTCAAGATTCCTCAATAGACATTTTAGTACCATCTATAAAAAAGGTCGATACTTTAACTTTTATAGCTGGGAAAAATATTTCAATAGGTGGAATTAACAGCACCACAGAAAGAAGCGTTACAATTGATCTAAAAGATAATTTACAGGTTCAAAGTATTTATGTCAATGGTAATCAAATTTCCGAATATAATGATCCAGAACCCGGATGTGAAAAATTCTCCGGATTAAATCTACATCCAGCCATTTATAGTCAAAATGGTACTATTGAAGATGAATTTAGGGTTGGTGGAGATTTACAAGTTGATGGGGATATAAATACAGCAGGTGACTTAAATCTTGGTGGGGATTTAAATTGCTCCGGAACAATCAATGCAGATAAAGTATATAGTGCAGTATACAATGATTATGCAGAAATATATGAATGTGATAAAAATATTAACTACCAACCTGGAGATATTGTAGGATTAAATCCAAATACTGGTTTTTACGAATTAGCCAGCATGTTGTATCCTAACCTCGTAGTTGGGGTTGTATCTGATTCCTTCGGATATTTAGTTGGTGGTGGTAAGAATATACCTCATTGCACAGAGGTACCGATTGGAATGTGTGGCAGAGTAAAAGTGAAAATAATTGGAACTGCAATGCCTGGGGACCCAATAGTTGTATCACATGTTGATGGAGTTGGTAAAGCATTACACAACCAAAGACCCGATATCGGTACCGTAATTGGAAAGAGTTTACAAAGAAAAGATGAGCCTGACATAGGGTATATTTGGATGCAGATAATGTTAGGTTAAGGGGTGATTACTTTCATGGCGGAAAAGAAAGTTAATTTAAAAATAAAATGTAGAAGAGGGGGTTCTTTTAATGGGGCCCCCGAAGGAAATGCTGCTTTAGGTGGTAGCAACAAGCAAGACAGTGTTTCCTTTAACTATAATAACTACATACAATCCTCGGTTACATTAAACACCGTATTTGAAGATTTAAATTTAATAGAAATACAGGACCTATTATTACAACTTGATTGTTCAGACTCAGTTGATTCAAAAGACACCAGCATATATTGCCAGCTAACATTAAATGGGTGTTCTGATTATATAAAAATGTTTTATATAAAAAATAATACTAGTATAATCACACAATTTCCGCAAAACTTTCTAACCAAAAATAATTATGAATCCCCAATAAACATTCTTCTTACAACTGAGTTCCAAAAAAATAAAATCTTTATCTCCGGTATGCAACTAATAATTAAGTATAGGGAATTGGAAGCATGGGAAATACCTGATTCAGATGGAAAAATTCATACTAAGCCAACTCCCCCAAACATATTATCAATCTCCGGGGATATTAGTGAAAATTATTTTGAAAATTCATTCAAAATAGATATTGATTATACTGATCAATGTAACCAAATAGACGCAAGAATTCTTAATGCTAAAAACGCATTGATATATACAAACCATTATACGGCATGTAACCAAATTACATTCAATTGTAATGCAATTACATTTAACCAGGGAGAATCCTATTTTGTTCAGGTCAAATTAACAAATGTTAATGGTCAATCAGAGTGGAGTAATTTATCCAATGGTATAATAAAATGTAATAAACCTTCATTATCGATAACTAATGTTTATGGCTCCAATGTTATTGAATACCAAAAGGGTGTGTATTACATAAATTCAAGAGTGAATATAGATGGGTTATTTAATGTTGGATTAACCAATGTAACACCCCTTATGTATAATATGTGCAGTGTGTTAATCCAAAATAACATAAATGGGGTTTGGAATGATATTGAATATACTAGTACCCCAGTATTAAATAACGGAACATTTACCCTTGAAATGGATGCCGATAATGAAATTGAAAATGGTGGTATAGATATCGGGGAATATTCCTTAGTAAGACTAAAAGCATTTTTTGGGGATAAAATCTATTATTCTGACCCCATAACCTTATTTAAATGTCCTTTATCAGAAATTACCTTAACTAATATTGTACCAAAAATAAAAAGAATACCAATTTCAAATTTAAAGATAAATGGTTCCTTTACACGTAATAAGTACACCTCAAATTGTAAAGTTTCCTGCTACCGACAACTTGCGGACAACTTAGAATTGGTATCTTACATAATGGTGGATACCGATAAATTTACATTGGACATCGCGTCCCTACTGAATAAAAAATATTCATATGGGGATATATTAATTTTAAGTTACAGTGGATGCAATATAAATGGGGTATATTCAGATGAAATATTTGACATTGTTACCTATCAAGTAAGTGAAATATTGGATACACCCATATTGACCTTCTCCGATAATTATGAGCAGACAACTTATGGTTCATATAACTTATATTATAAGGATAAAGTTCAATTAAGGTGGAATGAAATAACACCAAAGTTATTCCCACATGATAAAATTACATATAATATCTATAGAAATAATGAATTACTAAAAACAACATCTGAAACCACATATGTTGATTGTCCAGACTTACAAACGGTGGTTTATTGTGTATCAGCAACAAACGGTTATGACGAATTTAAATCAATACCAAAATTAAAAAACAAAATAACAAATGAAAATAGACCCCAATTTAGTAAGTCACAAAGTATATCATTTAGACCAGTAAGTTCGTTATTGTCACAATCAAATGTTTCTTTGGTGTCACAAAACATTTTACCTACAAAGGTAATTATATCATTTTCCCCAGCACAATCAGTTACAACCCCATCAGAGTATCTTAGATATATACTACATTGTGGTTATTACCAGGAAGATTTGGAGGGACCCCAGGGATATATTTCTTGTTGTGAATTGAATAATGTTACATATGATCCAATAAGACAGATGAATGATGCGATTATTGATTTTGGTGATTTTGGATTTGGTCCATCTGATAATATTGTGGTTTGTTTAACTTGCATTGACAGGTATGGTCTCGAAAGTGCAGACAGAACACCTCTACAATAGTCCATTTAAATCAGGGTGGTGATTGAATGTATAATAAATATATTATTGAAAATGGAAGTTATTATAAAGCAGGACCTTATATAATTGATAAAAACCCTGTGTACCCCGTAGTATTTGGTGCGAATGGATACGATAATAATGCACTTAGAAAATCCCCAGTAACTTGTGGAATTTTTCAAAGTGATATGAATAATTCTTTAATCAGGAACCCACTATTAGAAATTCTTTTTACCGGTGGTGATGAAGAATATTCTTTTAAAATTATACAATCAATTAATAATATACCTATGGAAACATTGGAAGCAGATAGCGATACAATATACCCCAATGGTAATATTAAAATTGGTACTAATGAAGTAAAATTTGCAAGATTCACCGGGGTATCAGATGAAATTGAAATTGACACCTTAAAAAACCATTATTGGCATGACCTTATATATGACCCTCATACTGGGAATTTGATATTGGTTGGAAATGGTAACCAAAATATATTGGTATCAACAGATTGTGGGTTATCTTGGAAACCCGTAACATATTCTGCGAAACCGGATAATTTATTTTGTTTATATCAGGTAAAAATATTTCAGGATGTTATCATAACTATAGGTGAAGAATGGACAGATGTAATTGATGGTCAGAATTATTATGTTGATTCAACCGGATCTCTAAAACTTCAAAATGATTCAGATATGCTGGAAGAGTATGATTATTTTACAGCAACCCACACACAAAGTGCCATATTTACACCCACTATTCATAATAATGTTGGTGTTGCATATATAAAGGTAAATAATCCAGATGAATCAAATTGGGTGAAAAAACCATTGCCCATGTCAAATTGTAGGAGTATTATAGTATCCCCAGATAAATTATTTTTGATACCTGGTGACGGTTCAATTGCCTATTACACCGAAAACAAATTATTAGATCCAGATGATTGGAAAACTATAACATTACCCGGAAATAACAGAAATTACACCGGAGGTTATGGTAATGGTACATATGTACTATTTTCAATTGATAACCCTAATGAATTTTATTATTCTACAGACGGTATAACCTGGAATACAAAACCACTGGGCAAACAAGCATCATGGTATTGCTGTGACTATATTGAACAGTATGTTAAAGCTACTGACAATGGGGAAGAAATTTCGTGTGGATTTTTAATTGGATCGGTTAACGGTTATATTGGGTTTATTGATGCTAATACATTTGAATACACACAATTATATTACAAAGAAGATACACATTGGTACGATATTAAAAAAGCAAAGAACATGGTTATGGTAGTAGGTGGGTGTGGTGATGAAAAAAGAATTGCAGTATGCTCAGACGATAAATTATCTGGTTGGATGTTGAAAAAATCTTCTATTGGGGCCTGGCATAATGTGTGCTATTGCCCCAGAAATAATTCATATGTTGTAGTTTCATATGATGGTAATGATGGCGGAAGGGCATTTATAGATTATTTTACAGATTTGGAAAATGAGGATGTAGTGGTCTCAATAAATACCAGAATGTATGTAAATGGACAAGAGTGTTATAATTTACCGGACGATTATATAATTCCTCAAGAATCTGGGTTTAATTCAATAAAATTCTCAACAAAAGTTAATGGTATCGGGGTTAAAGATTTTGATACTGGATCAATTATACGGGCAGATAATTATTATCAATTATTAAAACATCTGTTTGAAGTCCTACATTCCTATTATTATGGGGCAATGTTTATAAATGAGTTTCCTATTAATAACACAACACCCTTTGGTAACATTGATACTGATTATAAAGATCATATACCTAAAGCGTTTATTGACTTTATTGGTACATATGGAAATGGAAAAATTCAAACATTTGATGATTTTTTAAACATTTGTAATTCAATGTTGTGTACCGAATTTCCAAATATCCTTAATATATTATCTGATAATAATTTAATTGATGTAACTAATATACCTCAAAATTTATTACCAATATATGGGGAAACAGAAATGAAAACACATAACTGGGTTCCTGGTGAATTAGTATTCAAAGATAATCAGGAAATGGTTAATAAAGCGGATCAAATGATGATTGGTATAAAAGCAATTATGGATTTATTATCAAAGAGATAATTTTTACAATTACTTTTTAGTATATTAAAAATTCCGATCTGGTGTTTGTATTTAACCCAGCATCGGAATTTTTATAAATTATTGTATTGTTATGTAGTAACTAATACATCTTAAGTATAATGGATTTACATCTATACTAATTTTTGTTCTGCCCGCAAAATCTCCTCTACCTGGGCATCCACTTGTCCATGACATTCTTCCCAAAGAATTTTTCTTTCTTGATCAATGTCAATTTTTTCAACCAACTCAGGTGGAATTTCTCTTTCTTCCATATATTCAAAAGTGTAATAGGTGTCCCTTAATTTTATTGACACCCTACTGGTGGCTCCAATCTTGGTTGGTATTAATTTTGATTTATATTTTGCCATGTTATCTATTCATACATATAGTATGAGCAGTCCTCCTCTTCCAGAGGTTCATCTGGCATAAATGTATGCTCTGGTAGACATTGGGAAATTTCATATTCGTTAAGAACCTTCCATAGATTTTCTCGTTCAAGTACCCAGGGTGCCACTAAAATGGTAGATTCACCTGTTTTTTTGTCTACCTTATGAATAATGGCACATTTTGGGAACCATCTAAAAATTCTCCTATTGCCCACATAAGTTGCCCCAATCTCTAAAAGAATACTCTTTTCTTTTACCAGGGCAATACATTCTTCTTTACCAATTTCAACCCAATTTTCGTACATTTCTTTTTCCTCCTCATGCGTTCTTTTGATATGGGTTATTGTGCCTCATTATTTTTTGTTATATACCATAATACCAAATCTCTAACAAATGCGCTTACCGATTTTCCAGATAATTTTGAAAGACGTTTTATTTCATTTTTTTGAGATTCTGTAATAGCAAAAGTTACTGTTCTTGAAAATTTATTCCCCAGCCGTCTTCTTCCCCGAATCATCCTTTTTCTCCTTATTCTTTTTTACTCGGAGTGTTTGTGTGACCGACACAGTTTGACAATCAGAAAAGTCTGAAGCCACAAGTTCTTTTGAATAGATCGCGCGTTCTAATTCTTCAAGATCCACGTATTCCTTAGTTTTAATAAATCTAGAGGCATCAAGTCCCTCTGTTTTTTCTAATTCCCTTAATTTTAGAATTAAAAGATCCTCAATAAAATTATATTTCTCTGTGTTACTGACAGTCGCAGTATATTGATCATAAGTATAGGAGTTTGTCATCAAATCCCCCATACTTGTTTTGATTCTGGAATTCCATTCTTTTAAATGTTTATCAACACAATTTTTTAGATTGTTATACTCATAATATGCTGGTATAACATCATTTAAAGTATTTAGTGAATCCTGTTCCGGAATATGTTCGATAACAGATTCCACTAATGATATATTTACTTTAGGTGTTGAATCTTTAGGTTTTGATTCTTTTAATTGTGACTTAACAAGAGAATCCACATCCAAGAATACAGAACGTGCCATAAATTACTTAACTCTCCTTATCATTCTTTTCAATTGGTACACATTCAGAACAGTCAAACCCCAATGCCTGTAATTGTTTAATTACATGTGGATCATGAATACGATTTTTAAAATAAGAGAAATTTTTTCTAATCTCATCAATCTCCCCTTTTTTCAAAAGGGCTTTAACACCTGTTTCTCCCCAATATTTGGCATTATATTTTCCAAATTTTCCAGCCCTTCCTTTTTGTCGCCATTCAAGAAAAGCAGAGAATTTATCCAGATCCTCTATATACCAATATTTTGCACCACGCGGGGTGTCATTTACCCGGTGAAATGGTGGTAGATCCGGCATATCTGGGCATTCACCTGACTCTTTAATTTTCTTCTGTATGTTATACCACCTGTTAAGTGTAACAGGCCCAACACCAAGATAATTACATACTTGAACAATGTTTAGTTTGTTTGAATTTTCTGACATATCTTAAACTCTCCTTTTATTATCAATTATTTGAGGAATTTAATTCCTCATCCCCAATTAAACCTAACAAATATTTTATTATTGATTCTTTATTCTTCTTGTTACCGTCAACCACCAGATCGCTAATATTCTTCTTTGAAAGAATAAGGTTATGTATCCTTTCATCTATAGTATTTTTGGTTATTAAGGAAATTATGTCTATTTGTCCCTTCGTACCAATTCTATGGGCCCTGTCAATTGCCTGAGAAAAATTGGAATATGTCCATGGTTCATCCATAAATATTACACAATTAGCGGCGGTAAGATTAAGTCCGGTACCCATACTACCAATAGTACCAATCAAAACTTTACAATCTGGATTGGTTTGGAATTCCTCTTCCGCGATTTGTTTTTCTCTTGTCTTTACCTCACCATGAATCATTTGTGGGTTGTATTCTTTTAATTCCTCCTTGAGTTTTAATGCCACCTGTACCCAGTTGGTAAATACAATTATCTTTTGACCATTGTCTGTTCTTTCCTTTACTATGTCTTTTAGTCGTTCAAGTTTTGCACATCGAACAGAGGTAAATTGAGGAATATTCAGTGAATTTTCTAATGTCCAGGTGTTACCGGTTGCTTGACGCATCCTAATCATTTGTACTAAAGGATTAGCACTTGTAAGCATTGATTCCATTTCAAGCAATGTGCTTTCCCTTACATAAGTGTAAAGAGTTTCTTGTAACTGATCCATTTCAACATATTCTTCATAAATATTCTTCTCTGGCAAATCCAATATTTCCGATTTTAATCTTCTAATCATACATTCATCTAGCATGTTTTGTAACTGATCAAGATTTTTATATCCCATTACTTGCTTATTCTTAAAGCCACCGAACTTGCAATAATGTTTTTTAAAAGCATAGAAATTATTATCTTCAATACCCATCCAACTAAGATAAGGCCATAGGTCCAAAGGGGTATTCATCATGGGTGTACCAGTCATTGGAATTCTAAACTTACTTTTTAAAGTGAGTAAACCTTTGGTTTGTTTAGAACTTGGATTCGCACATTTATGGCATTCATCCACAATAATTTGACCGATAATACCCATTCTACAAAGTGTATTTAATCTGGACACAATTTTACTATCACGAATACTTTCAATATTGGTAATCAAAAATCTTGGACATTTTTCCTTATCCTTTTCCTCAATAAGTTCTTCGAGATCCTTAACTCTTTCTGATATTCCCCCAATACTAAAATTTGAAATATCAGACCAAAGGATGTTCATCTTTTTCTCGGTTTTATATTTTCCTGGTATTTTAGTTAGAGCATGTTTATCAAGTCTCATACCAAGAATACGAACATTAAGGGGTCCCAGTGGTCCCATGTGTTTGACAATATCCTTATAAAAATTCCATTTAAGGTCATTTACACCACATATAATTAAAGTAGTTCTAAAATCATATAAATAACTTCTCATAAGGGATATTGCAATGGATTCTAAACTTTTACCGGCACCAGCTTCATCCCCAACAAACATATTATCATGTTCAATACTATATCTAACTGCATCAATCTGATGTTTAAAAAGTTTACTTGTAATACCAAGGGTGTGGAGGAAATTTTGTATCTCATCATCGGATTGAATATTAAAGGGTAACCTTTTATTATTCTTAACCCCCTGAACCTTAATAAGATTTCCTTTAATAGCCTTTGATTTAGTCTTATCAAAACAATATTCGTTTCTACCGGTAATAGTTATTTCAGGGGAACCGATTGAGGTATTGAGAAATTCTATAAAATCAGGAACAAAATCCGGGTCAAGTTCCCACTGTTTAGTATTTGGATTATAGTTCCTTTTATTTGAAGGATATGTTTTTATATGTTGAACGATATTTCCATTATAAGGGAAGTCTATAAATGCACTTAATCCGATAGCATCGTATCCAGTTACCTTTACACTTTTCTTAATATTGATATTAATCATATCAAATACCTCAATTACTAGTTCTTAAACATATTATATAATATTTGAATTCAAATTACAAGTGATTTTAAAAAACATTTTCTATATTATTTTACTATAATTAAGCATTTAGCATTACCATATTGATTTACCGATTTTAACATGGTTCAGTAGACAGACCCATAAAAGTGGTCATCCATAATTGGGGATACTAAAGCATGGTAAAAAATGGATGGAATAATATAATATTTATAAGATAATAGATATTTAGAAAATAAGAACTAAAGTTCTTATTTTCCTTGCTGTAAAAGCAAGAAGTATTATGCAAACTGATAATTTTAAATACAGATTTAAAATATAGCTAATTTAAGGAAACTGAACTACGTTATTTTGGTAACCCAAAAAACGTGAAAGAGATATTGGTGATTTCACTAGTCTACGTATACATATTAGATATGTTTATAGCGTTACCGGTGTATATAAGATACATAAATATCTTTGTATTTGTATATAGTTTGATTTTTTCATAGTAGTGGAGTATAATAGGGATATGGTATAAATTTTATAGAGCGGGGTAAAGTAATGAATTCACGGTATATTATTAATAAAGAATTGGGAAAATTCATTGACACGCAAAATAATAAGGAATACGAGTTGTATAATGGCCATAGATTATTGGAACCATTAACTGATGAAATCAGAAAAGACCTTATTAATGATTCAACTTGTTTTGATCATTTACCCTTATTCGGTGGTGATGTTCAAACTAAATGTCCAGAATACAACAGAAATTTATGCTTTGGGGATGATAATACTGAATTTGAAGTTTATTATGACAAGAGAGTAAATTCCTATTATCTATTAGTAAAGAATCACATCTGGTTTGGTTGTGAGGAGTATACAGATATATATAAATATCAGTTACCTTATCTAAATGGTTACAAGGAGTGTCTATACTTTAATGCTTATCAAGAATATGATTGTGTGAATATCTATAATAACGGATTCTTTGTACTAAGTCTTGGATCGTATAAGCAAGTTATGCAGCATGTGGAAAATAATACGGAACTAACTCCAATATATGATTATAGTGTTATACAAGGTGGATTGAGAGGATAAGATTAATGGAAGATTTATGCCCAATTGGAATTGATGAAACCCCAGATTCTGATACATTCACAGACCGACAAAAAAAATTACAACAGGAAACTATAGAATATTGTTCAAACATTAAAAATTCTTATCAGTACGATAAGGAGAAAAGTCATTACAATCCGCAAAATATCTATAAAATAAATCTGGATAAGAACAGAGAAGCACAGAAAAATCAAGTGAAACCAATATTGGAGGGTATTAAACCGAGGGTATATGGTATATATATTCATCCAATATTTTTTATAGAATCCGATTTAAGTTTGGATGAAAAGGTATTTATTAGTTATATTATGAATTATGGGGCGATCCTTGAAAATGAGGACGAAGATACCACTGGAAAAGAATTCTTCTTTATGAGTAGAGAAAGAATTATAGATGAGCTTTATTGGGGTATGAAAATAGACCCGAGAAAAATCAGCAGGATGAAGGCACACCTTATAGAAGAGAGAATTATAATTGAGAAGAAGCCCAGTAAAGAATTAATTAATAATATGCCCCAGGTTAATGGTAACTCAAAATGTTTATGGTTTTCAATAAGGGGTTATTCAGATTATATAAGGAGATTTAGGGAAAATAATCCATTTCTTACTGAACCTGAAATTGATGAAGAATACAGGGAGGAAACAAAGGGGTCTAAATATATTATTACTGATAATAATCCCCAAAATAAAAATTTCCATGTAAAGAACAATTCGGATACATCTGATAAACCTAAAGAAAATCCAATTAAACAAAAGGGTGTTGCCTTTACTCAGTTTACACAGACCCCTCAACAAAAAATTCAAAATTTGGAGAAACAGTTAAAACAATTCATTATTGATGGTGGTAAACCATCTGACCCAGAATACGTTAAATTAAACAAAGAACATATGGAATTATGCAAACAGTATAAAAGGGGTAAGGTAGTCAAGAGGGCAAGTAAACGCCAGGAATTAATACGGGATTTTATGCAAAAATACGGGGATAAGTTGAATCCTAAATATGAAACAGAAGGCCAGATTAGAGCTATTATCCAGGATGTCAAAAATACATCCGATTATGCTGTTAAGGGTTTGATTGAACAGTTTGAGTGGTTGGATATTTTTATTGAAATAAATGGACTCGAGGAGGCACAAAAACTAATACAGTCCCATGCTTATTCTGGGTATTCCAAGTTAATATATGCGAATGAAGTACCGGATCAGAACATCAAAACAGAATCTATAATACGTCGTATGGAAACAATTAAAAATAAATATGGCAATAAAGAAAATCCAGCACAGGTTCAACCTGAAAATCCTGCAAATTGTGAATTAAATAAGAAGGATTATAAATATTGGCCATGTATAAACCAAGATGGATTGAAACAAATACAGGGGTTATTTGAAAAAGCGAAGGATGATGGTATTATGTATGAGGATACTGATCCCCAAAATAGTACCCTTGAATTTGTAAATATTGTTTGTAAGGCTTATGGTTCTTTAGGTAGTAAAATACTTCCATATGTGATAAAGGAACCAAATGCGCATTATCATATGTGTTTAAAAACCTCATTGGACTTTATAAGAATGGATTCCACTATTGAGGATTATATGTCAGAGAAGACTGGGGATAAATACTTCGGAATTTATAATAAAGACGAATTAAAAGGGGTTTAAACCGTGGCTGAATACACAATAACTAGACCTTTTACTACATGGTGTGAGGCTGGTAGAAATTGTAAAAAATATGGTACAGATGAGTGTTGTGATCCATGCCCAAGACAACGTGATTATTTCTGGTTATTGGATAACAGCAATCTTCCAGAGAATTATAAATTTCCTCAAAAACTTATAAATTATAGGGATGAGGGGGATTTTGAAAAATATTTATCTTTTAATGAGTACATAAAAACTGAAACCGAAAATTTTGTGAATGCCGGGTTGACTATGTTTTTATGTGGTCCGGATTCAGAGACCATGTCAATAATGGCAGCAAAGTTCATGAGATATTATATGCACGAGATTGCATATGGAAATAACTTTAGAAATGCTTGTTGGTATGTGAATGTGCCAAAGTATTTTAGTAAGGTTCAAAAGAAAATATTTGGAGATTCTTATAATTCAGATCCAGAATTAATTCTTCATCGTAAGATGTTGGAAACTTGTCCATTAGTTTTATGGGATAATTTTAGTTATTTAATCACATGTAATAAAAATATAATTTTAGATGATATTTGGGGTATCCTGTGTGAGAGGACAGTTCAAGGTTATTCAAATTTAATTGTCTCAAAAGCCTCCTATTCCTTACTGGTGGAAAGACATATGGAGTTAGAAAACTGTCTTTATAACTCAAGAATAGTTCAAACCACAATGCAGGACACCTTATTTTTTGAAAATAAACAGATTGATAGCACAATAAAACAAGTCGAAGAATTTAAATTCGTAGATTAATAGAGGGTATCATATGGGAGATAACCGAACTTTAGAAGTAGTTGTAATCCAGGTTCTTAGCAGGATAATCCAAACAAAAGATCTAAGTATTGTTTTAGAAAATGGATTAACAGTTGACTATTTTGTAGGTTATGAACAAGAATTCGAATATATTATGGATCATTATGAAAGGTATGATTGTGTACCAGATGAGGTGACCATAAGAGATGTGTTCCCAGAGTTTAGAACAATTCCAGTGGATGAACCAAACGAATACCTACTGGAAACTCTGGTGCATTTTTATAGGGGCTTTAGTATTTATCAGGCTTGTGTAAAAACAGTTGAATATATAAATAATCACCCTGGTCAAACAGATATTGTTGAAAACCTAATCAGACAGGATTTGGACTTGCTACCAATACTTGGTGGTGCAAAGAATTGTGGTGTTCAAATTTTAGGGTCATGTGAAAGGTTTGATGATATTCTACAAAAAAAGGATAATCCAAGGGGTAATTTTATAAAGACCGGTTTTGATGAATTAGATTCTGAAATTGGTGGATGGAGTAGAGGAGAAGAATTTGTAGTTCTTTTTGGTAGGACAGGACAAGGTAAGTCCTGGATTTTGTTAAAAACATTACTTGCAGCGGCGAAATGTGGTAATAGAATTGGATTAGTTAGCCCCGAGATGAGTGCCAGTAGTGTTGGTTATAGGTCCGATACTATTTCTGGTGGATTTTCTAATTTTGCATTAAAAAGTGGTAAAATAGCAGATGATGTAGAAGAATTATCAAAATACGATTCTTTCTTGAAGGAACAATCAAATTCAGGGGATTTCTTTTTGGTAGCATCCTTAAAAGATTTTAATAACAGTGTTACTATTTCAAAATTAAGAAATTGGGTTGTTCAAAATAAATTAGATGTTCTTGCAATAGATGGTATAAAATATATTGATGATGAAAGAAGAAAACGTGGTGATAACACAACCACGATGTTAACCAATATCAGTGAAGATTTAATGACTTTAAGTGTTGAATTAAAAATACCAGTTATTGTATGTGTTCAATCCAATAGAGGTGGGTCAAAGGGTACAGAAGAGGATGGTTTACCAGAACTTGAAAACATTAGGGATAGTGACGGTATTTCGCATTCTGCCACAAAGGTTATTGCAATTAGACAAAGAGATAATAAAATTGAAATGCAGATAAAGAAAAACCGGGATGGTAATGATGGTCAATTATTCGTATATAATATAAATTTGAATTATGGTAAATTTGAGTTTGAAAGTTCTACAATTAAGGGTAAGGTAAGTAATAAGAGGGATGATTATGTTGGGGTTAATGAAGCCCACAATACCAGAAGAAAACAATTGCCTTCAGGAAATTCGGATTCTCCCCCATGGGAGGATAATATTGGTACCCCAGGTGAAAGGGCATTAAGTAGGAGAAGACAGAGGGGTTCTTCCGATTCTGAAAACGAAAGACCTTCAAGAAAGAAAAGGGAATTTTAATATATGATTTATATTGATGGACTTCCAATACTTGAAAACGAGGCAACTATTATTGGGGTTTTAAAACAACAGGTTTACGAAAGGACCGGTAAGGTTTTATTTTCAAAATATCGTGTAAGAGGGGATGAGTTGCAACTTTGTTGTCCATTTCATAAAAATGGACAGGAAAAGAGACCCTCTGCCACTATATCCTTAAAAGATAAAAAGACTGAAGATGGTAGGCGAGTCCCATCTGGAACTTTCCATTGTTTTGCATGTGGCGAAACCGGGGATATAACTGAAATGATTTCTTATTGTTTGGGTTACCCCGATGATAAATTTGGAATTCATGGTAGACAGTGGTTATTACAGAATTTTACACGGGCATTGGAGCTATCACAGTTTTCTTTACCAAAGTTAGAGGTAAAAACAAAATATCATAATATATCAAACATAACCGAAGAGGAATTAGATTCATACAGGGTGATCCATCCTTATATGTATAAAAGAGGACTAACCGATGAATTAATAGATATATTTGATGTGGGGTTTGATCCGAATTTTGTGTTAAAGAATAAAGATAATAGTAAGGAGAATAAGATACCGTCAGTTACATTTCCAGTTAGGGATATTGATGGCAATGTGTTATTTATAGCCAGAAGAAGTGTTAAAGGAAAACTATTTCACTATCCTGCTGATGCTGTGAAACCCGTGTATGGGTTGTATGAATTATACCAATATTGGGATATTGGGGAGGATTCTTCCGGTAAATTTCACGTTTTGGATGAATTATATGTGGTAGAAAGTATTTTTAATTGTATTACTTGTTGGAAATATCATGTTCCGGCGGTGGCATTATTGGGTACCGGTACACCACAACAGATAAAGACGATTGAAAGATTGCCTGTGAAAAAATATGTTCTTGGACATGACCCCGATGAAGCCGGTCATAAAGGGGTAAAGCGTTTTATACATAATTGTAAAAAGTCCAACATAGAAGTAATGGATATCCCAGAAGGAAAAGATATCAATGATTTAAATGAAGAAGAATTCTGGAATGTACCACGTATACCAATATACCGATTGAAATTTTAACGAAATTTTGTTACTTTCGGGATTGTATTTTAGGATAACATATTCTATAATAATTATACAAACATTAAAAACATTAAGAACATTAAAAACATTAAGAAAAGTAGGTAAACAAAAGACATGAAGACCAGTATTACAATAGGGTACATTAAATATTATAGAGTATATATGAATATTATCATGGGTTCCAGATAAATCGGAATCCATTTTATATCTTCTAAAATACAATACCGAGGAGGACTAAAAAATGTACGGAACCTATACTATGCTGTCTAACTATGTGGCACAGGATTCGCGGCCCGGAATACCCAAGCTGAGTGAGGAAACTAATGAGGATATAGTTAGAAGATATAGGGAAGAACCCAATGATTTTGATTTATGTAGACTCTATGTAAAGAATTTTTCAATCCTTTATAATATCTCAAGAAAATTTCCAAATATTAATATGGAGGATAAGGGCAGTAAATCTTTGGATTGTTGTCAAAGGGCATTGGATACATATGATTCTGATAGTTCTTTATTTATTAGTTGGTTAACTTTATGTTGGGAAAGACAATTGATTACAATTTCACATAGAAATGAAAGAACAAAGAATGTCACACAGTGTGAGCCCTTTGTATATGAATCGGAAATGGATTACAATAATGGTGCTGTGTCTACAGAATATAAGATATTAGATCGGCTGAATCTGGATACTAAGGATTGTTATTCAAAAATAGATTTTAGTTTAAGTTTTAAAACTCTGCTTGATACCGGAATTTGGAAGGAGGATGAGAGGGCAGTTTTGATTGGTGCATACTATGGTTTGACAGATAATGAGATATCTTCGTCTCTGGGGGTATCTAATACTCAAATTTATTGGGCCCGTAAGAGGGTAAGGAATGTTCTTACAAGTAATAAAAATCTGTATAATATGGTATTTTAAATAAGATTACAATATGTAAGGGAGAATATAAATTAATGGCAAATTTTAGTTTTTTGAATGCGCAGGAGTATGCAAATGATGTTAGTGGTCTGTTTACACTAAAGGAGGATGGGGATACTGCCCGTGTACGAATTTTGATTGATACACCTGATGATCTGCGAGGGGTTTGGACACATTGGCTTCAGGTAAATGGTCGGGGTAGACACGTTCTTTGTCTTGCAGATGGTGAGTGTAAAGATGAGAAGGTATATAGGCAGCAGTGTCCCATTTGTAGGTTCGGCAAGACTTCAAAAGAGGGTAAACGGAATGTGAAATTCTTTATACCGATGTTGAATCTGGATACCAATGAATACGTAATATGGGAACGAGGTTATAATCTTGCAAAGAATCAGTCTTTCCTGAATCTTCTGTCAGAATACCCCAAAGAACTTTACAAACAGGTTGTGGAGATTCAAAGAATTGGTAATGCCAATGATTATAATACCGAATATACATTTAAGGCACTTCCGGAGTCTGAAGTAAGTTATACCAGGGTTGATGGGGATCTTAGTGAGTTTGAGATTCCGAATCCTGTTGATAGTGGTTTGACCCTGAATAAAACATATGAGGAGCTGGAGTATTATTTCTCAAATGGACATTTTGAGGGGGATACCCCAAGGGAGGATGAAGGAGTATCTGGATACAGGAGACGCGAACAAACATCTGGTGATGGTTATTATAGTAGACGTGATAACAATTACCGTGGCAACGATGGTCCCTCAAGATACGATGCCGAGGATGATGACGAACCTACTTATTATCGTGGCGGGAATAGAAGGGAATCTTATAACCAAGGTTCACGGTATGAAAATAATTCTGGTAGAAGGGGTTATCAAGGGAGACCGGATTCTGGTTCACGTAGACGGGAGTTTTAATAGGTGATGTAAATGCCAACATTATTGAATCTACCAAAATTGAATCAAAAACGAGGTAATCCAAACGAACTTATTGATCAAATGGCCAGGGGGTCGAAACAATCGGCCCCTATTATGGCAGTGCGCAAGGGAAATAAAAATCAGGATTTAACTTCCATAATAACAAGTATTAAGGCATCAGTTGCACAGAATCTTGGTAAATATGGGGATAGATATATTGCCATAAGGGACAAAAGTGAATTAACTGATTATATTGACAAATGTATCGAAAATAAAATATGCGCTATTGATACAGAGACAACAAGTTTGGATCCTTTAACTACAACCATTGCAGGGTTTAGTATTTTTACACCCGGTGAGAAGGCGGCCTATGTACCAATAAATCATTGTAGTTATATTACATTTACAAAATTAAAGAACCAGTTATCTGAACAATTTTGTGGTCAGCAATTACAAAGATTACAAGATAATAATGTAAAGAATATATTCTTCAATGCCAAATTTGATATAAGAGTTATAAGACATACCCTCGGTGTAAAATTAAATGCTTATTTTGATTCTTATATTGCAGCAAAACTTCTAAATGAAAATGAGGAAGAATCTAACTTAAAGTCCCTACATAATAAATATTGTTTAGATGGGAAAGAAGATGCCTTTAGATTTTCTGATTTATTTGATGATGTGACTTTTATATATGTCCCAATTGGCACCGGGTATTTATATGCGGCGAGGGATGCCGAAATAACTTATGAATTATTTAAATTTCAGGAACCATATCTTACCAAGGGTACCCCGGAGAATATAGAATCAGAATTGGAAGGTGTTTCAAACGTATTTTGGAATATTGAAATGCCCCTGATAGATGTAAATGTGGATCTTGAAGATACTGGCGTATATTTCGACATGCAATTAGATGAAGAGTTTTCAAAGAAATATAATGAACAGTTAATTGAACGCGAAAATGAGTTTCACAAAATTACTGCCCAATATGAAAAGGAAATCAATTCTTATAGAAGAATAATGGGTGCAAATTGTAAATTAGATAATCCAATTTCAATTGGTTCCCCACAACAAATTGCAATACTTTTGTATGATATTTTAAAATTAACTTCTTGTGAAAAAGGAAAACCAAGAGGTACCGGAGAAAATGCCATAAAGGGGATGGATCACCCAGTGGCAAAAGCAATATTGGATTATAGGGAAACTCAGAAATTGCTCAGTACATATGTAGATAAATTGCCAGATGATGTAAATCCACAAACGCATAGAATCCATGCGAAGTTTAATCCGGTTGGTACAGTTACTGGTAGATATGCTTGTCTTAATGGTATTGAGCCAATAGAAACCCCGAATGGTATGATACCAATAAGTTGTTTAAATGTTGGGGATGAAGTGTATTGTTTAAATAATAATGGGGAAAAAGTAACATCAATTATTGAATCTTCATTCTGTTATAGCAATGAAGATATGGTTGATGTTATTATAGAGGATGATAATGGGAATGAAGTGACAATTCGTTGTACCAAAAATCATAGATTCCTGGGTCAAGATGGAAATTATGTTGAGGCTCAATATTTAAGAGAAGGATTCCCATTGAAGGGGGTAACTAACTGTGAAAATTAAAAAGGTAGTTCCTGCCGGTAATGGAACAGTATTTGACATTGGTGTAAAAGATTATCATAATTATATTGTGAAGGGTGTTTGCACACATAATAGTAGTGACCCTAACCTACAAAATATACCATCGCGGGGTCCTGGAAAAGAAATTCGTAAATTATTTACTGCAACGCCTGGTTATGTATTGGTTGGAAGCGATTTTAGTGCCCAGGAACCACGCATTATGACCCATATGTCCCAGGATGAAAAGATGTTAAGAGCATATAATGAGGGGAAAGATTTATATTGTGAAATAGCATCTATATCCTTTGGTGTACCATATGAAGAATGCAAAGAATTTTATCCAAATGGTTCACCAAATCCGGAAGGTAAAAAATTACGTAGTCAAGCTAAGAGCATTGTATTGGGTACGATGTATGGTAGAGGTATACAATCTATAGCTGAACAATTAGGCACCTCAACACAAAAGGCAAAGCAGATTCACGATAAAGTAATGACTTCTTTCCCCGGATTAAAGAGATTCATGGATGATTGTCAGAATATGGCCTATGAATTAGGTTATGTTGACACCGTTTGGGGTAGAAAGCGTAGGTTACCCGGAATACAGCTACCAAAATATGAATTTAGCAGGGTCGCTGGAACCGTAAGTGATGATTTTGATCCCTTGGATTTTGATGAAGATTCCGGTGATTTCGATAATGATTATATAGACCCCCAAATCGTTGATTATTATACTAAGAAACTGGATAAGGCATGGGGTTCTAAAAAATGGGAGATTATTGAAGATGCCAAAAAAGAAGGTATTGTAATCAAGGATAATGGTGGTATCATTGCTGAAGCGGAACGTCAATCGGTTAACAGTAGAATACAGGGTAGTGCAGCAGATATGACAAAAATAGCAATGATAAGGGTTCATGATGACCCAATAATGAAAGAGTGTGGGTTTAGAATGTTAATTCCGGTACATGATGAAATTATTGGGGAGGCACCATACGAATATGCTATTCGTGCTGGGAATAGACTTGTGGAATTAATGGTGGGGGCAGCAAGTGGTCTATCAGTACCATTCAAATGTGATTGTGAATATCAGGTTCAATGGTATGGGAAATCCTTAACAGAGGAAGATATACAATGTTTAATTGATGGCACAAAAGTTGCAAGAGATTTTTATTAAGGGGGATATTTATAATGAGTTTTGATATATATTTTGCGGGGGCTCAAACCCCAACTGTGGATGATTTTATCTATAATTTAGGGGCAAATCGCCTTTATAGTTATTTTTCAGAGAGAAAACATATTGATAATTATATTGAAAGAATAAAAACAAGGAAAACTAATTCAAAGCTAATTGTGGATAGTGGTGCTTTCTCTGCATGGACCAGAGGGGTTACTATTAATGTTGACGAGTATATTGAATGGTTGAATGAGAGAAGTGAGTATATTACAGCAGCTGGTCAGATGGACGTAATTCCGGGACATATAAAAAATGGTGCTACATTTGAGGATACAGTTCATGCGGCAGAAGGTACCTGGGAAAATTATCTTTATATGAGAAAAAGATTAAAAAATCCGGATATCCTTCTTTATACTTTTCATATTGGTGAACCCATTAAATTTCTAAAGAATGCCCTTGAGTGGAAGGACGAAAATGGTAATCAAATAAAATATATAGCATTAGGGGGCATGGTGGGTAAACCGAGAAATGCCAGAAATCAATTTCTTCAAATGTGTTATACAGAGATTTTTAAAAGCAGTAATCCTAATATAAAGGTTCATGCTTTTGGTATGACTGATTTGGAATTATGTAAAAAATATCCTATAACTTCTGCAGATAGTACAACTTGGATTATACACGGGGCACAAGGTAGAATTCGTGATGAAGATGGTAGATATATAAATATAAGTGAAAAACAGGCACATATTAAAGAAAATTTTGTAAATATTGTACCTGAACAACAAGAGAGGTTACATGCCCTGTTTGATAAATTTGGATTTTCGTTTGATGAATTAAAGTCAAATTATATTAAAAGGTTGCTATTTAATGTTTCAATGATGTATGAACAGTTTAATAACGTTGATAATAGAAATGCAAAACCAAAACAAAAAACGCTATTTTAGTTGACATTTTATGGATTTTGAAGTAAAATATTTTTATAATATTTGAATTTAACCAAATTGGTTAAAAATAAATAAAGAAGGACAGGAAACGTCATGAAAAAACCATTAGAAGAATTTCATCTGTTTCATGGTAATCGTGCCATCGTTTTAAGTAGCGGTGGTATTGATTCCACTACTTGCGTAGCTTACACTGTAGATTATTTTGGTAAACAAAATGTATGTACAGTCAGCTTTTTGTATGGACAGAAACATTCAAAGGAATTGGATTGTGCAAAAGCCATTGCAGATTATTATGGGGTGAATCACTATGTTTTGAACATATCAGAAATTTTGAAGTATAGTGATTGTCCTTTGATGCAAAATAGCACAAAAGATGTGGAATTGGGTAGCTATTCGGATCAGGTTACCAGAAATAAAGACGGTATGGTTTCCACTTATGTGCCATTTAGAAATGGTTTAATGTTATCTGCAGCGGCGTCTTTGGCATTTTCTCTAAATCCCGAGGAAAAAACAGATATAGTTATAGGGGCCCATGCAGATGATGCTGCTGGAAATGCCTATGCAGATTGTAGTTTTGATTTTATTAGCAGCATAGACGAAGCAATAAATCTCGGAACTTATGGTAAAATTGGTATTGTCGCCCCATTTGTTAATAGTAATAAGTCCCAAGTTGTGGCATGTGGTTTAAAATTAAAGGTTCCCTATAATCTTACATGGTCTTGTTATCTTGGTGGTAATAAGGCTTGTGGAAAATGTGGAACCTGTATTGACAGAATTAATGCTTTTAAACTTAATGGAATAGTAGATCCGATAGAATATGAGGTTAATTGATTATGATGAAGAATATGTTTAAAACAAAAACTGGATTGTTTAATACACTCACCGGTCTGTTTATTGGGTGCCTATTAATATCAAATGTTTTGGCAGCAAAGACATTTACTTTTTGGGGATTGGTATTACCTACAGCGGTAATTATATTCCCGGTAGTGTATATAGTTAATGATGTTATGGCCGAAATATTTGGGTTCCAAAAGGCAAAACAAATTATATACACTGGGTTTATGATAAATCTTTTGGCAGTTATTTGTTATAACATAGCAATTATTCTTCCACCTCCGGAATTTGCTATAGAAGGTGCCAATGCTTTTGCAATGACCCTTAGTAGTACTTGGAGGGTTTTGATTGCTAGTTTGGTTGCATATATTGTGGGTTCCATAACCAATTCCTATATTATGGTTAAGATGAAAGAAAAATCAGAGAGGAATTTGATGCTTCGTTGTATCATGTCCACTTTGGTCGGCGAGGGTTTGGACGCATTTTTCTTTATAACAATAGCATTTATAGGTACCATGCCTATTACAAGTCTATTGGTGATGATAGTGGCCCAGGCGATTTTTAAAACCCTATTTGAGGTTGTGGTATTTCCTGTTACAAATTGCGTGATTAAAACACTGAAGAGTCTACCTGAATAAAGTAAGAAAGGAATGGGGCGAGGTTTTCATACTTCGCCCAAAATCAAATAATATTATGTTATATGTTCTTAAGAAAAAATTAGAAATTCATGCCGCTCATAATCTTACGTTACCATATGAGTCAAAATGTTCAAGATTACATGGGCATTCATATCAAGCAGAAGTAATATGTGCATCCTATGAATTGAACGAACAAGGAATGGTTATTGATTATAATGAGATAAAAAATAAAATTGAGAAGGTTCTGGATCATAATTATTTAAATGATTTAATCACTGGGGTTCCAAACACTACTACTGAAATTATTGGTACATGGATTATAAATCAAATACCGGATCTCATCTATTCAGTTGAATTGTGGGAAAGTACTAATAACTGTTGTAAGGTTTACAATACTAAAAACCCTGTTTATAAAAAGGTGGGTGTTGTTAGTCTATGAGAATTTCGGAGATTTTTTATAGTATTGAGGGCGAGGGAAAACGTGCCGGAGAACCTTGTGTTTTTATACGAAAGTTTCTTTGCTCTATAAGTTGTAGTTATTGTGATTCACAATATGCTTGTGTGGGTGATGATTTTAAAGAAATGAGTGTAAACGAAATTTTACATGAAGTTGTTAAAGTCAGCATGGGCAAAACACAAAATGTCACCATAACCGGGGGAGAGCCCCTTTACACTGATAACCCACATAGGCCCTGTTCAGATTATTTACAGGAGCTTGAACGGTTAATAAAGGTCTTACATACCGCGGGATTTTATATTAATATTGAAACCAATGGTGTTCATAAGTGCCCGGATCAATTTAGGGAATATAATTTGTTTTGCACATATGATTACAAATGTCCAAGCAGCGGTATGCAATACCTTATGTATGACCCAAATTATATGGATTACACATCTGAGGATTGTTTAAAATTTGTAGTCGGTACGCAGGAAGATTTGAAATGTGCAAAATCTATATATGATATGTTACAGATACCTGAAATAAGTCCTTTAATATATCTGTCACCGGTATGGGATGGTGAATTGTCATTAAGGGATATAACCGAATTTATGCTCGAACAAATGCCAAAAGCTAAATTAAATATACAATTACATAAACTAATTTGGGACCCGAATATGCGAGGTGTATAATATGAAGCAGTTATTTACAAAAGCAAAATTAAAGAAAATTGAAACACTGTGTAGGAAGTTGATTATACTTTTGGGGGATGATCCGGATAGGCCAGGCATGATAAAGACTCCCGAACGGTATGCCAAGGCCTGTGCCGAATGGTTTGAAGGTATGCAATATACCAATGAAGAAATAGCGGAAAAGTTCAACACATGCTTTGATGGATATGGTGATGATTTACAGCTGGTAAAGGGAATACCGGTATTCAGCCATTGTGAACATCATATGGCCTTGATGTATGACATGAGGGTTTCAGTAGCGTATATACCACATGATGGAAAGGTTATTGGGTTGTCCAAGGTATATCGTATCGCTGAATTGGCTGCTCGTAGATTTCAAATTCAGGAAAAATTGTGTGAGGATATTTGTGATATTATTTCAATGGTAACACAATCTGATGATGTAATGGTGGTGGTTAAAGGTAAACATGCTTGTGTCACTTCAAGGGGTGTTAAAAAGGATGGACCCGATAGTGTATTTATTAGTTCAAGGGTTACCGGGTTATTTAAAACTAATTCGGATTTGAGAAATGAGGTAAATAGTATGATCAATAATTAAAAGTAATGAAATAACTACTTGTTTTAGTATATTAATACATCATATCAGAGAGGAAATCATTTATATGAGACCAAAGGATATAAATTTTAGAAAGGAATCTTTTCTCTTTAAAAGATGTGAAAGATGCCCGGATGAAGATTTAATCGGGGAGGAGAGGTTATTAAGGAACCCAATAATCGATACAGCGTTGGATAGGATTATGGAAGACTATGTACCTCAAAATAAATATGCAATATTTAGTTTATGTACAAGTTCCAGACCTTATATAACATCAGTAAAATGGAAGGCGTTTTATAGAGATTTTGGTCATTGCTGTGATTTAATTATATGTTCCAACGGTGGTATAATACCAATGGAGTATGCTTACTGCTGGCCGTTTATGTCATATGATGCTCATGGTAATTCAAGCACAGATTCTTTATATAAAGAGTTATTTGAAAAACGTCTTGTGAAATTTTTGAACAAGTTTGGGGATAGTTGGGAAAAGAAAATCTTTACATTTATACCATCTTCCAGAAACCGTGAAGTAATAAATAAACTGGGTCTACAGTATAATTTACCGAGTTTGGAAGTTTACAAACAAACTTTTAAAGAGGGAAGCCCCGGAGTAAATATACAAAGATTTCCACAAGCATCACATCAATGCCTAAATGAGATGGCTGAAGTATTGGGTGTGGAGAGGCTTTCATTACAGAAGGGTAAGAAATTATTATAGAAGGGAAATAAATAGATAGATGGCAGTCAAACAAGTTATTATTGATTTTCTTGGACCAGAGAAATTTAAGTGGGTTCACCAGGAGTATTTAGGTGGAGCTGTATTACCAGTAAATGCAGTAACCAAACAATTATTTGAATATGTTTTTAATTCTGTTAATCCTGATGATAAGGACACAGTGGAATATTTGAATAATGTGAAATACATATGGGTGGGTACCGAATCCGATTATAACGATAATATAAAGGGTACCAAATATTATAAGGATGAGATATTATACCTTTTAATCCCCCCAGATTTTGAAAACCTTTTTAAAAATGAACATTAAATATTATATATGAATAAATAGGAGGAAAAGAATTTATGTTCACCGTAAATACAAACGTAATCCAGAATTTGCTGGATAAGGCAGTAAGAGGGTGCGGTAGTGGTACCGCAGGAAAAATTAACAGGCCTATTGATAAAATGGGTCTAATTGAAGTTAATGATGGGGTTCTCCAGGTTACCACAACTAATAGTTCTCATTTTCTGAAGGTTAGGGCAAGTGGTGTTTCAGGGGATAATTGTTCCTTTGTTTGTGCAGATATTTATGCTGTGAATGCCCTTATATCAAAAATTACAACAGAAACAGTAGCATTTGATGTACAGACAACCACATTTACTGTCAAGGGAAATGGAGATTATATTATGATGGTGGCAACAGATGAAGAGGAGGGGGAAGTAATTGAATTTCCTCAGCCTGCCCAGGTTACACCGGATAATACCATTCAGACTATGGATATTTGCATTGATAATATTATGTCCATAATTGATTCAAATAGTCTGTTCCTGGCAGAGGATTATAGTAAATCAAAGGCATTGGTTGATTATTATTTTGATACAGAAAAGGCAGTTTCTGGTGATGCCATTGCTGTTTGTTTTAATGAAACCAAGACATTTGGTATTGAAACAACATGTTCACGTGAATTCCTGAATCTAGTGAAGCTATTCCCCAGAATAGATGATGATGGAAATCCCTATAAGGTTGGGGCAGAGATTTATAATGACAATGATGGTACATATATCCATATTGGTTCCCATGATATTGATATTTATGGTTATATACATGGTAGGAATGGAGATGAATATGATTACCCGGTAGATCTTCTGTCAGTATATTTGGATACAAATTTCCCCAAGAAGTGTTATCTAAGTGCAGCGGAGATTCTGTCTTGTTTGGATCGTGTAAATCTTTTTGCTAATAAACTTGATGACACAAAATTGGATCCCCCGGTATATATGGTATTTGAAAATAATGGAATTATTTTCAGCAATAAAAACCATACCTGTTCCGAGAAGATTAAGTATGTAATGAATGAGACTAGTGAGGGAGATTACAGCACCCCATTGTCTATTAAGTATCTCAGAAAAGCATTGAAATCTGTCCCGGAAGATACATTTATGCTAAGTTATGGTAATAACCAGTGTATTAAAATTTCTGCTGGTAAAAATGTACAGATTATTATTGCTGAACAGGATGACTAATTATGGCAAGAGGGGGTTCTTTAATTAATTTACATAGGTTAATAAATGAATCCACAGGAGGGGCACCGGTGGCGGTGTCCTTTCTGGGGGATTTAAAAAGATCTGTAGAGTTAGAAGAGGAGACCTATAATAATCAAGTATATGATAAAAAATTGTTACTTGAAACAGTAAAAAATATAATTGAAGATTGTTCTGATGACGAACTTAAAATTTTGTCCTCATTCATTAAGGTAAAAGAAACTTTTGATATTGATTCCTTTGAATCCTATATTTCAGAACACCCAGATAAAAAAGAGCTGTTTTCTAATTGTATAAGAAAAAGTTCAAATTGTTATAAACCCAGTTCTATGAATTGTATAAGAAATATGTATTTTCAGAGAATTGGGGCACAAAAGGACAATTCTAAAGCATCCGCTGAACGTTCCAGAATAGGAGAAAGTGGAACAGCCGCGCATGAGTATATTCAAAAACATATCATGATGATGAAAAAGAATGGTATGGATTGTGAATATATAGATGTCGAATCTTTCATTAAAATGAGGGGTTTAGATTATCTTGTAGTAATTGGTAAAAGTGGTATTGAAACAAAGTTATTTGATACAAGATATAATCTTCGTTTTATGTGTGATGGAATTATCAGATATAAAGGAAGATATTATATACTTGAAATTAAAACTGAGGTTTCAAGTAAATCCATGGGTAGAGATGGGGTTGACCCAGAACATCAAACACAAGCGTCCGCATATAGCTTATCTCTTGGTTTGGATGAAGTAATTTTTCTTTATGAATCACGGGATTTCTGTACATGGAAATGCTATCTATTCAAGGTTACAAAGGAACTAAGGGAAGAATTAGTAGTAAAACGTATTCAAGATTGTGATAAATATGTGGGTGAATTAAAAGTACCCCCAATGCCCATTGATGCCGGCAAAAAACTATGTCGTTATTGCGATTATGCTTCTCTATGTAAAAGGAGTGTATAAAGTATATGCCAAAGGTATTTACAACCGATGAATTGATAAGCAATTCAACAGATATTATTGATCAGTGGACAATTATTAATGAAAATGTTTATGAGATTGTTAATGGGGTCACTCAGGAATTGGATGATTATATAAATGGGTTACCAAAAAATATGACAAATTTACCTGATGAAGAATTAGAGGGTATTATTATGGAAATACCGTCACTCCTATATTGGGTAAATTCAAATCTGGAAAAGATTGGGGCAAAGGAGGATATTGCACAATCTTTTAAAAATAAAGTTTTTAGGGAATCTTTTTTAAGTGGGGATGGCTCAGTTTCTCTTAAAAAAATAAGGGCAGAGGAGGAGTCCTACAAACAGGAATTGGTAGAGATCATATATTCAAATGCTTATAAAACTATAAAGAATAAAGCTGAAATGGCATTTGAAATAATGCAAAGTGCAAAAAAGATAATGAATATGAGGGTAGCAGAATTTGGAGTTTCAAATGTGGGGGGAGGAAATTATTAATGGCTGACAAAAAAACATTGCAGGAATTAATGAAAGAAATTAATAAAAGTTATGGGGAACAAATAATATCATTAGGTGCCGAACTACCAGAGGTAAAGAGAATACCCTTTTCTTCCCCAAGAGCAAATTATATGACATATGGTGGTATTCCAAGAGGGAGGATAATTGAATTTGCAGGTGAAGAAGGTTCCGGAAAAACAACAACTGCCTTAGATATTTGTGCTAATGCAATGACTGTATTCCAAAATGAATGGCAAGAGGAAAAAGACAGTTTGGAGCAAATTGAAAAACCTTCAAAGCAGCAAATGTTAAGGTTGAATGAATTAACATCATTTGGACCTAAAAAAATTCTATATGCTGATCTTGAGAATACATTGGATGCAGAGTGGTGTGAAAAGATTGGATTAGATATTTCTGAAATTTATTTCTATAAGGCACAAGGGCAAAACGCAGAAGAGATTTTTGAGGACATTATTAAAGCTATTGAAACCGAGGAAATAGGTTTAGTTGTAATAGATAGCCTTGGTGTTATGGTGTCTGCCCAGGCATATGAAAAGAGTATTGAACAGAAAACCTATGGTGGAATTTCAATGGCGTTGACATTATTTAGTAAAAAGGCTAATGCGGTATGCAAGAAAAATGATTGTACCTTAATTGGTATTAACCAGGTTCGTGATAATATGAATAGCCCATATGGTGGGATTTCAACACCCGGCGGTAAAGCATGGAAACATAATGCTTCCCTTAGAATTATGTTCCAGAAGGGGGATTTTGTTGATTCTGAGGGGGATAAGATAGCAAGAGGATCTGAATCCCCAGCTGGTAACAAAGTTTGTATGGATATAAAGAAAACTAAGGCATTCAAACCAGATAGAAGATTGGGTTATTACACATTGATGTATGATTATGGTATTGATGTGTTATCTGATTTGGTGGATATGTGTGTTGTAGAGGGAGTAATACAAAAAGGTGGGGCATGGTTCACATTTATTAACCCCGAAACAGGCGAGGTTATAACAGATGAATGTGGATCAACATTAAAAGTCCAGGGTAGGGCAAATGTGTTAAAACTATTACATGATAGTGAGGAATTAAGAAGCATTTATCAGAAATTTGTTGATAATATGATTTACGGATAAAATAATAATTTAACTAGGCCAACCTAATATGGTTGGTCATTTTTTTTGATAAAATACTTGTAAGTTTTATAAACATATGCTATAATATTATAGAAGAAAAGGAAAGGCGGTCTAACAAATGAATTCTGAGAATGTGGTATCCCTGGTTAAGAAATTGCTCTCATTGGCAGAGAGTAAAGTGAATGAACATGAAGCAAAAGTGGCCGCTATGAAGGCACAGGAACTTATTGCAAAATACAATATCACTATTAGTGATGAGGATGAGGAAACAAACGACATTGAAACTGTAGATGTTGAAGTGGTTACCGGGAAGAAGTGGAAAATAAATCTTTCTGTTTTGGTGGCTAATAATTTTAGGTGCAAGTGTTTTTGGGTTGGAAGGAAAAGATGTTGTTTTTATGGTTATAAAAATGATGCTGAGGTAGCAAAAGAAGTATTTTCCTTTCTATTTAAGCAAGGTAATAAGTGTGCCAATAATTTAGTATATAAATATAAGGTGACTAGAGGATATACAGAGGGTGTTTATAAATCTTTTATCTATGGTTACTTGATTGGATTGGAACAAAGTCTTGGTGAAAATAGTAAGGCTTTGATGCTTATAGTACCAAATGAGGTTACAAAGGGTTACAATGAAATGATGCAAAATTCGAATCCGGATTCTAAAAGCATTTCTGGTTATAAAGGAAACGCTTCAGTAATTGGTGATGCTTACAATGAGGGTATACATACAGGAAGACATATTATGCGGAAGAGGGAAATAGCAGATGTTTGAGTTATTATATAAATATAATGGAAATTTAATAGTAAATGGAAAAGAATATAAAAGTGTATACGAAGCCGATAAGGAATTTGGAACAAAGAATGGGGGTCTTACCATTGTTTTGAATCCAGGTGGTAAGAGGGAATTAAATAATTCCAGTCAGACATCCCCCTCTATGATGTTTGATCCTAATAAATTTTATCAAATTTCCGTAATGTCATATATGACAAATTATAAGGATGATTTCTTTCTGGCTACCTCACCTCAAATTAAAAATACATCCCCAATGCCCTTCATGGTAATGGTGGGTAGAGTATTGGATGAAACCAACAAACTTGTAAAAATGCAATTACGGGCGGACAGATTGGAACAGAAATATACCAAGTGCATGAGATGCGGTAGACCGATATCTGATAGAGTTTATCAATTATTTGGAATGGGCCCAGAATGTATTGATATTAAATCAAATCCAAATGAGCCCGGTGTATTTGATAGATTTTCTAAATATTTAAATAAAACGACATGGGAAGGTTGGATTGTAAAAAGTGCAATCACATCAATTATTGAAATTGATGGTTATGTTTGGTGATGAGAAAAAATCCATTAAATGCAGAAAATGAACATAAAGCCAATAGGTTTTATAGTAAAAATCAGGAAGTCAGGGTTGCCAAAATCGTTGGGGGTAAACGAACTTTAAATAGTGGTGCTACCCCCTTTCAAAAAGGGGATGTTGAAACCTCTGATTTTTTGATTGAATGTAAAACTAGTATTGAGGAAAAGAAGAGTTTTTCAATAAAACACGAGTGGTTAAAAAAGTTAAAACTTGAAGCGAGAAGCATGGGTAACCCACATTATGCCCTTCTTTTTAATTATGGTGGTTATGAATCAGAAAATTATTGTATAATAAGTGAGAAGGATTTTATTTTATTCAAAACTTTGTTGGAGACGAATAAATAATGATTGTATGTAGAGGATTTTATAAAAAGGCATCCAAAAGAATGTAACTAAGAAATTTATTTTTTTATATTATTCAAAGAACATGAAATTAATTTTTATTGCGTTGGGAGGACAGAGGTGTGTCAAGAAAAGCATTAGCTTTGAAATATAGGCCAAAGGATTTCTCTGATGTTTGTGAACAGAAAGAAATAATTGGTATCTTCCAATACATGTTGGACAATAAAATTTTTCCAAATTCTGTCCTACTATGTGGTCCGGCAGGTTGTGGAAAGACTACCACCGCGAGAATTATTGCAAATAAAATAAATGATGGTTTAGGAACTCCAATAGAAATAGATGCCGCTAGCAACAATGGTGTTGATAATGTTCGAGAGATTATTCAGCAATCAAAGGCGAGAGCATTGGATTGTGAGTATAAGGTATTTATAATTGACGAATGCCATTCAATAACTAATCAAGGGTTCCAGGCTTTTCTTAAATGTTTGGAGGAACCTAATAGTAAAAGTATTTTTATCTTCTGTACAACAGACCCACAAAAATTGCCGGCAACTATTCTATCGAGGGTACAAAGATTTGACTTCACAAAAATAACTTTTAATACAATTGTGAACAGATTGAAATATATATTGGATAATGAAATAGCATCCGGGGAACCATTTAAATATGATGAAAGAGCAATAAGGTATATAGCAAAAATCGCCGATGGTGGTATGAGGGATGCTATTACCTTAATGGACAAATGCCTTGGTAATAATGGGGATTTGTCCTTGGAAAATGTGATAAATTCTATTGGGGCCCAGGATTATAGTCGGTTATTTAAGTTTACTGAGTATTTGCTTGATTTTAATTCAAAAGATTCCATAGAATTTATCGAAAAGATTTATTTTTCTGGGGTTGATATCAAACAGTTTATTTCACAGTACATCCAGTTTTTGATGGATATTTGTAAATTTAAACTGATTGGAAATTTTGATTATATTCAAATACCAGAAATTTATGAGAAACAATTGCTTGGTTATAGCGATTCTGATTATTTAGATATAAAATACATTCTTAATAAGATGGTTCAGCTGAAAGGTTATGTTAAGTGGGAACAGAACCCCAAGTTGTATCTAGAAGCAGAAATTTTGAATATTTGCAAAGAGGATGTTGAATAAGAATGGAGCAGATTATTGGGCAAAAAAATCTTATTAGTAATCTGGATAAGCTAATTGAAACAGACAGAATACCAAGATTTATAATATTTGTGGGACCTTGGGGTTGTGGTAAGAAAACAATTTGTGATTATTTTGTAAGAAAATCTAATTTAAATCATGTACATTTTGGAAATAGTGTTGATGATATTAGAAATGCCATAATCACCTCTTATGAAGTGGAGTTTGATAGCATCTATTCATTCTATGATTGTGATAATATGAATCAGAACGCATTAAATGCCATGCTAAAGGTAACAGAGGAACCGCCCAAAAAAGCACGATTTCTTATGACATTCTCACATTTTAATAAAATTCTTCCAACCCTTATTAGTCGTGCTAGTGTTTTTGAAATAAGCCCGTATACAAAGGAAGAACTTGAGGAATATGCTTCAGAAATTGGAATCCCATATAGGAATAGGGAATTTATTTTTAATGTCTGTGATACACCGGGCAATTTAAATCTCTTTAAACAATATGATTGTAATGAGTTTATAAGTCATGTTAATAAGTTATGTAGGGATATAGGTAACCAAAAAATTAATGATACCTTAAAAATTACTTTTAAGATAAATACAAAAAGAACCTTTGCACCAAATGAGTCTGGGGATACAGATGTAAAATGGAGCCCATATTTGTTTATGAAGGCGGTTCAATTTCAGTTATTTCAAAAATGCACAGAACCAATATATTACGAGGGAATGAGAATTACAGGAGATTATATTAATAAGTTGGAAAATATAAACTCCTTAAATATACAGATGTTATTGGATGCTTGGTTGATAGAATTAAGTAATTGTTTGAAGAGGTAAATAAAATATGTTGTTTGATACAAAAAGAACAAATGACATAATATTAATTAGGGATGAATTAAAAAAGCATTATGTGCGCCCATTTTATCTATTCTATGGTCCTAATCTGGAATTGATGAGAAATTATATTCAGAGGATTAGCGAGTTAACCGGTTTAGAATTAAAATATGTTGATTCTTGTTCCTCCGTAATTGAAATATTAAAGCAAAAAACATTCTTACCATCCGATTATATTTATGTGGTATTGAATGATAATGATTATGTTAAAAATGGTGATTGGGAATTTATAAAAACTCAACATAAAAAGAAAAGTGTTGTAATTTTTATTTACACCGAATTAAAAAAGAATACTAAATTTTACAAAGAGGCAGAACAGGAATTAATTCTATTTGATGCTATGAAAATTCCTGCTATGATAAAGAGTTTAAAAAAGAAATATAATTTGGAAGATAGCCTATGTAACAGACTTATTAATAGATGTGATGGGGATTTTGGTAGGTGTCTGCTTGAATGTAAAAAGGTAGATATATATTGTAGCATACACAATATTCAAGATTTTAATAAAGGTATGAGTGAGTGCCTTGATTTAGAATTAATTACAATAAGTAGTTTAAATAATGTTTCAAATTTAGTAGATTCATTTTTGGATGAGGACCCATTTAGATGTTGGTTGTATTATACAATAATAAAAAGGAATAATGAACCTATCTTTGGGTTATTATGGGATTTATATTTCGCATTAAAGAGTGTTTATCGGTTACAAACCACAAAGGATTGGAAATATATTGATCCAAAATTGGTGCAGCGTTATTCAGATTTTGCCGGAATTTATTCTGATGAAATGTTAGTATATGCAATAAAATATGTGTCAGTTATTGATTCCGATATTAAATCTGGTAAACTTGAGGCAGATTTGGCCTTTGAAAAATTCCTTGTTGATTTTTTCGTAACTTATAATTTTGGGGGTTAATAATGAATTTCGTGGTATTGTAATGAATTGGATAAACACTATGAAGCACAATACAGCACTCAACTTAGGGTAATGACATCTATGGAGGAAGATTAAATGCTTAAACTTGAAAACACAGGAGTATTCGGTTGGGAAGCTACAATTCGTGGCATGAGAAACCCGATGAATAGTTGGAACAAGAGTGATAGTGGGTGGGGATTTGTGCCCTCACAGACATGTCCTATTTGTGATAGATATGAATGTGGGTACATTATAGGCGAGAACGATCTCAAACTCATGAAATCACTTTCCAAAGCTGGTAACGACCACGCTAAATTCCTGCGAATGATTAATGTAACGGTTGACATTACCGCTCCACTGTATTGGTGGAAAGAGTATGATACATATAAGGTGGGTACTGTTGCTAACTCCTGCTCAACGATGCACAAGATCGCGGATAAAGAGTTTACGTTAGAGGATTTTAGTTGTGAACATTTGACGGTCGAATCTATAACATTCGGACTAGAACCAGTCATTGATATTCTTAATAAAAATCGAGAACTATACATACAGTGGGAAAATGCTGGTGAAGAAAAAAAGAATCTTTGGTGGCAGATGATTCAGCTTCTTCCGAGTTCCTACAATCAGAAGCGCACTGTACAATTTAACTATCAAGTTTTGAAACAGATGTACTTCGCCCGTAAAGATCATAAGTTAGATGAGTGGCACACCCTTTGCGATTGGATGCTTACTCTACCTTATTTTAAAGAGGTGTGTGTGGATGTAATTATGCGAGAAGGTACTGAAAATGATTGAGATATATGGGGTATGAAATGTTTGGGGATGGTAAAGAATTCTTAAGAAAACTCCTGTAAGATATTAAATTATTGGTTTGAAGGTAGTTAAAATATACATTGTAAAGGTAAAATAATAAAGAAGGACGAGGCATTAAGAATTTTACAAGAATACCAAAAAGAGGATTAACAAATTGAAATATAGAACAGTGTTTGGGGATATATGTTTTGACCCAGTGGCTTATTGTAAATTTCATAAGGCCAGTATTTCTAAAAATCAGTTAAAAAGAAAAGACTGTTTAAAAAAGAAATGTGTCTATTTAAGTAAATATGAACATTCTTTTTGGAAAGGGAAAGGAGATCATAAATGAATCCGTATAATGTAACAGAATCTATTGAGTACAAAACTTTAAAGAGGCTACAGGAACATAATCTGGATGTATTTGTAAAAAAGAATCATGATTATGGTGACAGCTTTTTTAAAGTTTGGAATAAAATGGGTGATGATGCAATTCTTAGTGCTTATTCTAGAATTTCTGATAAATATAATAGATTTGAGCATTATGCCCTTTCTTTGAGACATGAAGAGGGATTAATGGTTAATGATGAAAGTATTGTTGATACTCTTATAGATCTGGGTAATTACTGTCTAATGACGGCGGTTGCCATTGAACTATCTAAAGGTACTAAGCCTAGTACTGATTTGCAAGAACCCTTAAACTCACAAGGCACATTTGTACAGGGTATAGCAGATAAATATAATGAAAAACAGGTGAATTTTGAAGTCGATAGTAACAACAGTTCAACTAATACCAAACCTATAACCTTTATAGATAATTCCACCGATATTTCACGGATTAATATCCCAAGGCGAAACACGAATGGAAATTTCTAAAGTGGGTACATTTATATGTTTTTCAAGAAAAAGGTTCCGGAAAACTGTTTAATTACAATACCATTTAGTAAAGATTCGTATAATATTGACGTGATTTGTTCAATTACGAAATTGACTCAATTATTGAAGGATCATGAAGCAGATATTTCTGATTGCATTACAACCATTAAAAGGTTGATTCCTGATAAGTATAAATCAGAACAGGTCCAACTACAGGTTTGGTTTATACCAGGAGCCGAGGGTGGGGTAAAAACGACTATGACTTATCCGCGAAAGTTAAATAAATATTTAAAAGTCCCATCTCAGCTGGTTTGTGATCAAATAAATGTAACATTTGCGGATCTGATAAAATTGGTAATAATGAATGGTTTAACTTATGGAAAATAGTGATCTAATTAGGGAAGTATATGAGTTGTTAAAAGAGTTTATTGCATTAATGGTCCCCTTGCGGAATGACCCACAAAGAAAGATGATGATGGACGGCATTTTGCTGTCCATCATTAATTCTAGATACGTTTATTTATATGGTTTAACAAAACAGCAGGAGGAAATGCAAAAAAGACTTTTAAAGTTGGTTTGTATTAAATTCCCTGATTATTTAAAATCACATAAGAATTATCCCACTTATATTGTGGATTCAATTAAATCTGTTCTTGGGGTATTTTTATGAAGAATACAACATTTAAAAAATCAGATATAAGGAACTGGTTTAATTCATTAAAAGAGGAAACTGATCTGTATTATATGGCATTGCTTACAGTGTCCTTATTTTCAAAGAAAAAGAAATATTCAAATATTAGTGAATTACCAATTATTTTGGACAGGGATTCTTTTCTTAATCTTATAACCATCTATGGTGGAAAGACAATCACAATCCCAACTAAAGATGAAATTCTTAGTTATGTTCAATCTTTATATTATGTTTATTATTCAGAAGTGGAGAATTTACCACATAAAAAAATATTGGATAATTTACATATAGATTCAGATATTTTTAAAACCTTACCTGTAGAACAAGTAAAAAAGGTAGTACACGATATTTTACCTGTATCAAGAGAGGATATATGAATACCCAATTATTTGACAGATGTATAAGTAGTTTAAATAGTGGGAAATCTAGTAAAATTATATTAACAGAATGTTACAAACAAAGGTTATCTGAGTTTTTAAAATTAAGGAATGGAAATGAGAATGATATGCAAAACTTAATTGATAAGGTTTGCGAATCAAAAAATATAACTCTTATGATTTATCTTATGGACATATTACCACAAGAGTTAAATTCTGTTCAATCATTTTTAATGGGATATTTTGGAGGGAAGAAAAATGACGATTAAAGAGCTACAAGAATTGATTATTGAAAATTCCAAATTGTATTATACTACTGGTCAGTCAAATTTAACAGATAACGAATTTGATTACCTTGTATCAATGCTAAGAGCATACGACCCACAAAATCCTATTTTGAATGAAACCGGATGGGGTTATAAAGTCGCATCTCAAACTAAAGTAAAACATATAAATGGAAAAATCATTGGTATACCAGATAAAATAACCCCATCAAAGGTTGGTAAATGGTCCGGTTCTAGTGTTTATTATATTACCCCAAAACTGGATGGATTGTCGGTAATTTCTTATTATGAGGGTGGAAGGTATGTTGGCTCCTTGACCAGAGGAGATGGGGAATATGGTCAAAATATTACACCTCATGTTCGGCATATGGTACCTGATAAGTTAGTGGATGAAAATGGAAACCCAATTACTGGTATGATCCGTGGGGAGTTTATTATAAATAAAAATAAATGGAATATGAAATATGCTTCGGAGTTTAAATCCGCTAGAAACTTTGGTGCAGGCTTATTGAATCGATTAGAAATATCACCACAAATAAGGGATTTTGAAATTGTTCATTATAGTGTATTTGATTGCTATAGGCAGTTGAATTTTAAACAGCAGTTTACAGTGCTCGCAAAAAATAATATTAATAGGGTTTCTTTCTGTGAGCTTAATGATATTAATCAATTAAATAATGAATCCCAATGTAGGAAGTATCTTGAATTAATTAGTGGTGGAAAATATGAATGTGATGGATTGGTAGTTGTAACAGAAGATAATGGGTTTAAGCGATTTGCAATAAAATGGAATGGGGAAGGCATAAAAACCACAGTAAGGGATATTATATGGGAACAGTCAAGACTGGGTTACTATAAACCAGTAGTGATTGTGGATCCAGTAAATATATCAGGTGCCACAATACAAAGGGCATCAGCATTTAATTATAAGTATGTGGTGGATAATAAACTTGGTGTTGGTTCTGAGGTGGCAATTGTACGATCCGGGGAGGTTATACCCTATATCGTAGATGTTATCACCGAATCTGAACAAAATAATGCCCCTGAAATATGTTCATATTGTGGCGAACCTTTAAAAGAGGTTGGGGTGGAATTAAAATGTTGTAATGAGGATTGCCCAGGATCACAAACCAACATAACAAAATATTTTATTAGTTCAACCATGTCTGTAGATGGTTTAGGTGAGAATCTTATTACCCAGTTTTTAACGCATTTTAAACTGGTTACAATATTGGATTATCTAAAGTTTGCAACAGATTATATAAAGAATCCCTCAATCGGTTTAAGTGTAATGAGATTTTGTCAAACCACAAGAGGATTGGGGTTTGCAACATATTCTAAATTTGATGCAATGTTAAATAGGATAAAATCTCCAATTCCATTATGCACATTAATAGCTGGTTTGGGACTTAGTGGTTTGGGTTATAAAAATACAGAAAAGATATTTGGAAATGTAAAAAATGAAGAAGAATTATATAAATTACTAGATTCTAATACAACAATGGATATATTTAATCTATCATATGTTGCGATGGATTCAGTGAGGGATAATAAGCAATATATAAAGGATGTTATTAGTTATTTCAATGTACAATATTTGGAAGATATTGATGATATCCAAGATGGTATGCTAAAATACAATATAGGTATATGTGTTACAGGGGCATTGTCTATGCCACGGCGTGTTTTCTTTGATAAATGTTCCAAATTAGGTATAACTGAGGTACCAATTGCTAAAGCAAAACTTTTAGTTACAAATAATAAGGATAGTGGGACCACAAAGAATAAAGAAGCGGTAAAACGTGGAATACCAATAATGTCTGAGGAAGAGTTTATTAAGGAATATTTTAAACATGATTGATTATAGTAGGTCCTCGAAACAAACGGTTCTAGATAGAAGGTATTTAAATGATATTTCACAGATATCTGGTGTACCCCTTGAGGATGTAGTTAAAGTTTTTGATATATATAATTGTTATCTTTTAAGGGATATTGCAATATCATACAAACCAAAAGATGTGATATATATACCAGTGCCTGGATTTTGTACCATGAGGATCACCCCAACTACACATAAAAACTCTCAATTTGGTCATCAGGTTCATCTTACAAAGGGAATAAAAGGAAAATTTAAGCAAAAAATACAAAACGCTTTGGAAAATGATCATGATTATTTGGATGATTACTGCTATAATAAATTTAAACAATTAATTGAAAGACAGGTTCCCTTGAATGGAGAAAAAAGATATTAGTGTAGAGGTAAAAAACCCGAATCAGAATGAACCTGATGTCGAAGTTGAATCTGTAGAGGATATAATTTCAAAATTAGCAGAACAAGAGGTTTACCGTTTACAAAGGAATCTCGGGGCCCTTGATGCTTTGGAAGCAATGCTCATGGAAAATATTAAAGAGCAGCTTCGTGTATTAGGTAAAGTGGATAATGAAACATTATTTGAAGCAATGAAGGCTTTTAATAATTCTGTTAAAAGAAGTAATGATATAATTAAGGGTAATACATCCAATAACTTAATTCAGGTTCTAGTGGACACAAGGACCAGTAATGAAGAAGAACGTATTGAAAATATTAAGCAAGAGGAGTCACAACAAGAGATGATTCCTCTTGATGGTAGGAAACGTCTTACTTCGTTGTTGGCAGCAGTAATAAATGATACGGAGGATAATGAAGATGATGACGACGTGTAATTTAATCGAAGCATTTGCAAGACATATTAATGAAAATAATAACCTTACTGAGGCAAACCAGACAACATCTGTTGATTTTAATGAACACGTTCCTGAAATCGTGGAAGAAATACAAAAGAGGTTCAAGGTTTCCTGGAAAGAGGGAAAGTTATTTTTGGATGATGAGAAATATATTAATCTCGCAAGCGCAATATATGTTGAGGTTAATTCACCCGAAGGACCAAGTCTATCGGATTGGAACATTAAATTAAGGGGCTCCCTTGGTGATTTCTTGCAGGCAGAAACCAGATTTTCTTTAATTCAAAGCAAGTTGAACAATGCAGCAGAGTTAATAAACCAATTGGAAGAGGATATAAACGATATCCAGGATATCATTGAAGATAAGATGATGTCTATTGAGGACGAAGAATCAGGGTTGGATGATGAGTAATAAAACTATTTACATACCATTAAAAAATATACCACCTGTAGAGATATATTGTTTTAGTGATTTCTTGTGTGGAAAATTACTCGAGGTTGCAGCATCTATAAATATCTTGAACGAAGATTATAAATGTGACTTTTTTATGGAGTGTTTTGAAATACCTAAAAATAAGGTACACGGTATTTGCATAACATATTCTAATCCATATCTATTTGAAAATTTTTCAAGGGGTCAGATGGAACAGATAATTGTGTATATGTCAAAATACATTGAATCACAAATACTGCCACAGTGTTTAAAAGAAACAACCCAAGCGTCTTCAATTGCAAATTATGCGGCAACCCATCAGAGAATTGATGCGCAAAAGAATGATGAAATGTTAAAAAAGTTAAGAAAGGAATTGGGGAATGTATTTCAAAGGGAAAAACATTGAAAACCAAATTCTTTTAAAGGGTTATATTTACTCTGGGGATAGAAAAGCGTTTTATGGTGGAAAATCCATCTTATTATATAAGAGGAAAATTAACCATTTAATGGTTCCGGCACAATTTACGGTATCTACGAATTGTGTTACTGAACAAACAAATTATTATATACTTGCAAGGAATAAAAAATAATAATGTGTGATAGTAAAGTTATTATAATGGCAATTGATATTGGTGGTGCCTCTGAAAATGGCATCACCATTATGAATGAAAAAGAACAAATTTTATATACAGAGGCATTTCCATATGTAAAGAAATTTGGAAAAGGATTTCATAGAAGATCTATCTCCCATCACATAAAAGAATTAGTTTTACAATATAAAGTAACAAGAATTATCGTTGAAAGAGTAAAATTATTTAGAGGAAATAATATATCAAAACTATCAAACATCACAAGTCTTTGGGGGATATGTGTTGGAATTTTAGATTCCGTTCAGGGTTTATGTGATGTATATGATGTCGAAGTAAGAACATGGAAATCACAAGTTTTAAATAATATAAGTAAAGATAAAGAGTTTTCAATTAATTATGTTAAATTGATGTATAATATGGATATGAAGGAACACCAAGCGGATTCAGTCTGTATTGCAATTTATGGGATTAGAAATTGGATGAGAATGGATAAAAAGCAGAATATAAGTAAAGAATAGTTGCATAGTTTGTGCTTATGAATTAAAGGGGGATTAATATTAAGTGGATCAGTCAAATGTCCAATTTAATGAGGAAATTGAACGTTATCTAAATGGTTTAAATATAAATAGAGATGAATTTACTTCTCAAGAAAAATTTGTCTTGAAAAAAATCATGCAAGAATTTGAGCGAACCGGTAAATCAAACATTTTAAATTCCTTGTATATGCAAGATTATGATGAGATACCAGTTCCAATTGAAAGGTATCTAACTGATCCAGAATACGCAGGAAATACCACCGACCAGGGAAGAGGTATATGGCCATTCTGGCGGGGAGTGTTATCAAAGATATTTTCTCCTCAATTTCAGTATATGAAAGTAATATTTGGGGGCTCAATTGGTACCGGTAAAAGTAGTATAGCATGTATTGGTATTTCATATGTCATTTATAAATTATTGTGTTTAAAAGACCCTGCGGAGTATTATGAGGTAATGAAAGGTTCAAAACCTGGTATAGCATTATTTAATATTACATTAGACAAAGGTTTTGGGGTTGCTTTTCATAAAATAAATTCTATTTGTAAGAATTCTCCTTGGTTTTTAAGGAATGGGGATTTATCTGGATCACGAACTAATGAAGTTTATCTGCCTGGAAAGGGTGTTACTATTGGGGTAGGATCTATGGCGGACCATTTCATTGGATTGGATATATTTGCATGTATGATGGATGAAATGTCATTTAAGGATAATAAGGAACTTGATATGACAAAGATGAAGGCTTACGATGCCCTACAGACTATTGATAGACGTATGGTTTCCAGATTTATGAGTAAGGGCACTGTTCCTGGTATGTCTTTTTTAGTATCTTCTGCTAGAACAGAGGATGACTTCCTTAGTCAGTATATGGAAACCAGAAGAAATGATCCCAGAACCTTAATAATACAAAAACCATTATATGAGGTGGTCCCTAAATCAAGGTACCGTGGTGAAACTTTTCCAGTGGCGATTGGTATAAAATCTGCCGATCAATATGTTATTACGGAGGAGGAGGTAGAATCCTTTAAATCAAGGGGTTACCAGATATATAATGTTCCGGTAGAACATAGGGCAGAATTTGATCCAAAAACTGGAGATCTACAAGGTGCAATTAGGGATATTTTGGGTTTATCTTTAAAAACCGCCGGTAGATTTTTGGATTCCGATAGGGTTGATGCAGCAATCAATGATAATATTAAAAATATTTTTTCGACAACAGAAATACCGATTGGGTTTTCTGATAACAGTTCTTTCTTGGATTATTTGGTAATTGGTAATATAAATACCCGATTAATTAAATATCCAATCTTCGTGCACCATGACTTGTCATTGGGTGGGGATGGTACCGGTATATTCGCATCAGCGGTATGTGTGGATCCTAATTTAACAAATGGTGTGACACCAGATGAAACTGATAATTGGAGATTTATACCGGTCTTTTGGATGAAGTTAAGACCAAGATATAAAGGTGAGCAGATTCCTTATTATAAAATAAGAAGGGATATAATAAAACTTAGGGATGAATATGGGTTTAATATTTTAGGGGTCACCGCTGATGGTTATCAAAGTGCAGATATGTTACAACAATATTCATTGAATGGATTTTGGACAATGTTATTATCAATGGATAGGGCTCCAAGTACCCCTTATCATTTTGCAAGAACCTGTTTATATGATGGTAGGTCTAAAATACCAAATGACGAAATTCTTATTACTGAATTAAAACAGTTGGTGGAGAATAGGAGGGCACAAAAAATTGATCACCCCTCAGGTGGATGTTTTACTGCAGATACTGCCATTTTACTCGCTGATGGTTCCTGTTTGTCATTTAACCAATTAATCTCTAAACAATGTGAATCAATTTTTGGTGTAAGTTATCAGGATGGTAACTCCATTAGTTTACTTTATAATTTTAGGTGTACTAAGGAAGTAAGGGATCTAGTTGTAGTGGTATTTAATGATGGTAGTAGGGTAAAATGTACACCAGAACACCTATTTTTGCTTAATGATGGAGTAACATATGTAAGGGCGGAATGTCTAAACCCAGGTGATATTTGTAAATCTGTTAAGAGTAAAAATGGATTAGGGGTAGACCACATTGAGAGGTGTTATTACAAAATTAATATACCTGTATATGATTTATCCTCCAGCGTAAATGATAATTTTGCATTGTTTAATGGAGTAGTTGTACATAATTCAAAGGACTTGTCGGATGCCTATGGTGGGTCCCTTTTTGGGGCATTAGAATATAATAAAAAGAATAATGGTGGATTGTTTAAAGACAGAGTTTATCTTTTTTCTGAATTAATTGAAACAAATAAAACAGGTAAGAATATACATAATAATGATGGGGCTGTTAATGCAAAAGACCCAATTAAACATGTCACATCCTTACTTTTTGATGATTTTGATACACAGAATGATGATGGGTTTTATGAAGATACCTTAGATTGGTAATATTTGTATTATTTAATATTGTATAATAATTTGAATACATAAAGGAGATTTTAATATGGGTAAGACACAGTGTCCAAGTAATACACATTTGTGTGTAACTTGTGCTTATTGGGACGGAAATAGGACCCCGAATATTTCATTTGTAAAGTATGATTCTACTGATGTTGGAAAATGTTATTGTATTTTTCCAAATGGTGTGAACAGGATTCCTAATTCTTCATGTGCCAGTTGGCAAAAATGGTCGGCATTAAAGTAATATACCCAATATATTGGTTACACAAATAAAACTAATCCTTGATCATGTGAATCTGTTCGTCTTAGAATATAGTTAATAAATCTAATTGATGGGGTATTTGAACATGTCTTTGGGGTACATAAAAGGGGAGAACATGATAATTCTTGATGAAGGGGATTATCGTTTTCATGCCAGTATTGGAAATATTAATATTTTCACAGATACCGAACGAGAAATAAGGACACAAAGAGTTTTGCTAACAAATATCCATAATACAGAGAATACTGTTACTGTGGATAAAGATTGGTTTTATAATAAGAGAATGATTAACCTTGCCAAAAAGAATTTCAATAAGACGGTATCCTTTTCATCCCATTGTAAAAGGGTTATTGTAAAAAAGTCGAATGGCAAATTAAAACTATATGCCATTTGGACCGAGGTTAAGGATGTTGAACTTGGAGATGAATAAGTAAATTTTGACAATTATTAGATTTAATAATTGTCTTTTTAATAGTTAAACCATAAAGGAGAAATATATTTATGCCGCATGTGACTATTTACACTGTACCAAATTGTGGTAGATGCTGTGTTTTAAAAGAAAAATTAACTAATTCTGGTGTCATATATGAAGAAAAGGATGCCAATGAATATTTGAATGTTTTGAAGGATAATAAGATATTTAGTGCCCCCGCTTTGGTTGTTGATGATAGTGTGATGGATTTTGCACAGGCTTGTAAATGGGTAAATCATATTGGGGGTTAGATTTTTATGTATATAAATATAAAACTGGATAAAAATTTTGTTACTAAGTATAATTCGTTGGTAACTGAATATGGGGATAACCTGGCAGAACTTAATGGTTTGGGCAATGACCAATTAAGTTACACAGATTTTATTGATAATTTTGTTGATAAGCAGACAGTTGCAGATGCTAGCATAGATGGTAACGCAAATGTGGGCCATAAAGATATTGTATCTTTAGAGAACGAAATGACTAAACCCCACAGCAAATTATTGGCGTTTAATAAAATTTATCATGAATTAAATGAGCTTTATTCGTTTAAGGATGCTAATGATTGGCTTGAAAAAGAGTGGGATGGTCATTTCTATTTACACGATGCTTATAATTCAAGCACTAAACCATATTGTTATGCCTATGATATACAGGATTTGGTTGATAAGGGTTTGTATTTTATTGATGGGTTTAATGCAAAACCACCCAAACATCTAACTACTTATACCGATTTTGTAATAGAGTATACAAGTTGGAATTGTAATAGAACCAGTGGGGCAGTGGGTCTCCCCAGTTTTCTTGTTTATTCATATTATTTTTGGAAAAAAGATTGTGAAGAAGGTTATTTCGTTAAATCCCCAGAATATTATAGGGACCAGGAATTCCAGCGAATTATATATAAGTTGAACCAACCATATGTTCGTTCTGGTATTCAATCAGCCTTTACTAATTTTTCTCTTTTTGACCATCCATATTTGGAGGCATTATTTGGTGGTAAAAAATTCCCAGATGGTACATATATAATTGATAGTATTGATGACATTGTTAATTATCAGATGGATTTTATGCGGGTTTGTAGTGAAATTCGTAGTGAGAATTTTATGACATTCCCGGTTTTAACATATGCCCTATTAAAGGTGGATGGGAAATGGGTTGACGAAGAATTTGCTATGCGATGCTGCAAACATAATATGAAATGGGGCGATAGTAATTTCTTTGTTAGTGATGATATAAATAGTTTGTCAAATTGCTGTAGGTTAAAATCAAATATAAAAAGCATTGGTTATTTCGACCCTCAAGAAAAACAATCCCTGGGTTATCAAAATTCGATTGGTGGTACCGCACTACGTGTTGGCAGTGTGAAGGTAAATACCATAAATCTTGCCAGAATTGCATACGAAACAAGCACCATTGAAGAATATCTGGATGTCCTAAAAAAGGAAGTAATACTTTGTAATAAATGCTTGGATGTGGTAAGACACATACTGATAAGAAACGAGGAAAAGGGTTTGCTTCCTAATTATACTCTGGGAACAATTGATTTTAAAACCCAGTATAATACAGTAGGAATTATTGGAATATATGAAACACTACAAGAATTCGGTTTTGTAGTAAAGGATGAGTTTGGTAATACCAATTACACAGATGAGGGTATTGAATTTGCTAAATTGATTTTAAAAACTATAAATGATATCAATAAGGAATTTAGTAAAGATAAAGACTATATGATAAATGTGGAACAAATCCCGGGTGAACGTGCCGCATATATATTAATGACAAAGGATAAACAATTCCACCCAGACAAAACATATGAATTACCTTTGTATGGTAACCAATGGATACCCCTTGGTGTAAAAACAACCTTACAGGAAAAAGTAAAATTAAGTGCAATATTGGATGAGGCATGTGGTGGTGGCAGTATAGCCCATATAAATATTGATTCCCCATTTATAAACTTTGATCAAGCATGGAAGATGTTAAATTACGTTGCAGATTCTGGTGTAACCTATTTTGCCTTTAATTTAAAAATAAGTGCTTGTAAACATAACCATGGATTCTATGGGGATATATGTCCAAAATGTGGTGAACCGGTACAAACCACATATCAAAGGATTGTGGGATTCCTTGTACCAGAAAAGACATATTCCACACCGAGAAAAGAAGAATTTAAGATGCGTGATTGGTTGGATCTAAATTCAATGCAGGAGATTTAAGATGTTTCTATTTGAATTTAAGAATACCCATATTGGTCACATACCATCACTTATTGACCAATATAGATCCAAAATTAAATTTGATAACCAGACTTTTTATGATAATGATATTGTTGACGAGCTGAATATAAAACATGATTATGAAGAGGACCTTGAACGATTAAATTATGAATTAGAAACATGGAACAAAATACCAGATTATGTCTTGGGTAGAGGAGGTTCTAAATATTTTACATATATAAATAGTGCTGGGATGAATGAACATAGATTTACAATGTACCCTCAACATCTTAATCAATTTCTTAGGAGAATCGAGGGTTTTCAAAAGAAATATTCAGTACAACTTTCCTATGAAACCAGTTACTATATTAATCTCCCAATGTCAAATGAATATTTGGTAAGAATATATGATTTAAGGGTCTAATATTATGGGTTGTTTAGAAGTTAGATTTATAAAAGATGAATGTTTTCAAGATTACAAGTTACCATGTATGTTAATTGGTATGTGTTGGTGTGATTGGAAATGTTTCACAGGCTGTGAAGAAAATCTATGCCAGAATATAGGTTTAACAGAGTCTGAAATTTTATGTTTTGACATTGAGGATTTGGTAAAAAGATATCTAGATAACCCTATTACAAGTGCTGTTGTTTTTGGAGGTTTAGAGCCCCTATTTCAATTCAATCAGGTTTTAGAATTCATAGATTGTTTAAGACGTGTTTGTGATGATGATGTGGTAATTTATACTGGTTATTACCCTCATGAAATAGTGGATAAAATAAGGTTGTTATCCAAATACAACAATATATACATGAAGTGTGGAAGATTCATACCAAATTCTAATAAAAAGTTTGACGAAATTTTAGGTGTGACATTAAATTCAGATAACCAATTTGGAATGCGTGTTACTCCGGAATTTATATTAACCAATAAGGAGATATGATTACATGGTTTTCGAAAAGGTAAGTAAAGAGAGATTTATAGAAGATATTACTAAAGAATTCCCCCATGTTTCGATGGATGTAGATGAAATTTATGATAAGATTCACTTGCCAGTCCGTTCAACTTATGGGTCTGCTGGTTATGATTTTAGGACCCCTATTCCTTTTTGTCTCCAGCCTGGTGAAACTATAAAGATACCGACAGGAATAAAAGTGTGTTTGGATAGAGGAACATTTTTAATGTGTGTACCAAGAAGTGGTTTGGGTTTTAAATATCGGTTACAATTAGATAACACCGTTGGTATTATTGATGAAGATTATTATAATAATCCCGGTAATGAGGGACATATGTGGGTTAAATTAACAAATGATTCAAGGGATGGTAAAATTGTTCAGCTTGAGATGGGGGATGCAATGTTCCAGGGTATTATTCTTCCATACCTAATTGTGGATGATGATAATGCCCAGGGGGATAGAATAGGAGGATTTGGTAGTACCGGAGGTTTAAGATAAAATGGATATACAATCGATGGAAATTGCCTATAATGAGTACCTTACAACACATATAAAAAATGTACAAAAGGCCGCTTACCAATTCTTTGAACAGACCGAGGGAAATATAATGTTCCTCCCGGTTAAGACTACCCTTATGAATTTGGTAAGGTCCCATGATAGGTCAAAATATGAAAAGGACGAGTGGATTCCTTATAGGGATTATTTCTATGGGGATGATCGGGTGTCTACCCCAGTAAATGATAAATTTGATTTTGCATGGAATTTACACCAAAAAAGAAATCCACACCACTGGCAGTACTGGGTATTAATAAAGGATTCTGGGGAAGTAATTCCACAAGATATTCCACTAGAATATGTTTTGGAGATGTTATGTGATTGGCATTCTTTTTCAGCAAAAAATAAACTATCTACTGCGAAATTTTGGTATAAAGAAAATAAAGAGAAGATGATTCTGTCAGATAAAACCAGGAGTTTGATAGATACCCTTTTGGTTTACTTTTCCGATCCCATTCCTGAGCAGTATTAACCCTTTAATTGTAGTAATTAATAATTTTAATCCCACCTTATTTTGTGGGGTTATTTTTTTGAAAAAAAATGAAATTAATACTTGTATTTTCAACTAACATATGCTATAATATTAAAGAAGAAAAGGAAAGGTGGATTTAAAAAATGACAGACACTTACAATGGGTTTAGGTTGGAAACTCCGGAAACCTGTGAATATGAAATGGACAATATGGCATCTTTACTGGCCGAGGAAAACCCAGAAAGGAATCCAGAGGTTGATATCAATGCCATATTGAAAGAGTATAAACAGTACAAGACGATGCAATCTGAGATAGAAGCCCATGTTAAACATCTTGGGGATATAGTCAAAACCTTTATGGAAAATAAGGGGGTAGATACTTATTATGCCGATCAGTATAAAGTGATATATAAAACGGTGGAACGTCAGACAGTTAATACCGATTTGCTTAAGAGTAAGTATCCGCAGGTGTACAATGAAGTGAAGAATACAATAGTAACAAGACCTTTGAAAATTTTTTAAAAAAAAAATGGTTGGCAATCGAGTGAGTGTATAGTATAATAATATATAACAATTTTTGGACATTGAAAAGCGGGATTGGATTTTGATTCGTTAGCTCAGTCGGTAGAGCACTTGACTTTTAATCAAGGTGTCCGGAGTTCGAATCTCCGACGAATCACCAGTTGCCGTTAACGTTATAGCGGCTTTGATAAGCAAAATTGATGGTTTATAGCTTGTCGAGATTGGATGAGAACCATACATGTTAGGTTAAGCATTGTACTGGGGCCGTGTTGAAGATGGCGGTAGGAGTTAACTAATCATAGAACTGGATGTCGATATCGTCCAATGGTGCCATAAGTCCATCGTATCTTCTATGGTATATCGAACCAAAAGAGGATTATTACCGGTACGATAAGCCGGTAACATGTCCCGGTAGCTCAATCGGTAGAGCGCTTGATTTTTAATTAAGATGTTCGGAGTTCAAATCTCCGACGGGACACCAACACCACCCAATGTGTGGGTATAAATCGTGCAAGCGGTTGACTGATAGGAATAGACTATTAATTTCTAAATGCCACTGTGGCTCAATGGTAGAGCAGCGCACTTGTAATGCGCAGGTTGATGGTTCGATTCCGTTCAGTGGCTCCATTAATAATTTGGTTAAGGGTTGCTCAATCCTTGTAAAATCAAAAGCGGGTTTTCCAAATTATTTCATTGCCAGATAGCTCAATGGCAGAGCATTCGGCTGTTAACCGAAGGGTTCTGGGTTCAAGTCCCAGTCTGGCAGCCATTTGTTCGTTATATCTATATACTATTAAAGGTGTTAGGTATAAAAACATTATGTAAACTACAAGGTTTCCTTTTCTTCAATACATTGTTACCCCACGTCCTTGTAGTTAACCTCAAGGTATACTACTTATTCATAAGTTGGTTAAAAAAGGTATACCATTAATGCGACATTGGTGTAATGGTAACATTCCTGCCTTCCAAGCAGGGGTTGAGGGTTCGAATCCCTTATGTCGCTCCAGGGCCTTTAGCTCAGTTGGTCAGAGCGGTCGGCTCATAACCGATTGGTCCGGGG